GAATTCACGTTTTTGGATTTAACCTTTTCGCGAATTCCGTAAGCGTTCAAACGGTTGAAAACTGTGGTGGTGGAAACGCCGAGGATTCTTGCTATATTTACGACCCGTTCACCGGATACATACAAATCAAGCAAGCGTTGTTTATCGACGTCCACCACCCTTACCATATTAGCAAGCCTTCATGATATCGTCATTAGCATTATCTGAAACAATTTTCAACTCAGGAGTAGCTGGAGCTTTTCCATAGAATCTCATACTTTCTTCAAGCTGACGACCTTCCGAAAAGCTGGTTATCTTTTTCAGGTAACCAATGATTCTTGTAGCCCAAGTTACATGATGTGAACCACATTTTGTGCAATGATGTAAAGTACGTTTATCAATATGACCGCAATCTTCACAACAGGTTACCGCAATGTTTGTTGTCCAGTAATTGCAACCGGTTTGAGCAGCCAGTTTGAACAATTTTGCGTAACCTTCCTTGGTAGGATATTCAGCAAGGTTCAAATGTAAAGCTGAACCACCATCCAAATACTGGCAAATTTCTTTACCGTGCAAAATGAATTTCTGAATTATATCAACCTCTTCACTTTCCACCGGATACATATAGGAATTATAACAATTACGGTTTGGATTGACTTTGTAACCATCTTCCTGATCCCAGTGGTAATTCTTAATACCTAATCCTTCCGCTGGAACGAATTCAGTATTGAAAAGTAAACCATACTTTTTTGTTGCTTCACGGTTTTTGTTATAAATCACCTGCAAAACTTCTTTCAGGTAAGATTTATAAGCATCATTATCACCAGGTGTTAAACCTAAGGCTTCCGCTGATTCCAAAACCCCATTGATACCAACAGTTAAGTATTGCTTCTTCATTGAAATGAAATTGGCGTCATAAGCCGGTAACATTTTTGAATCCAGTAAACTGCGGAAATATGCTTCCGTAGCAGCCTGATACATATAAAGGTCATCAAGTTGATTTTTCAACTTTTCAACATAATGGATTCCTTCCCGTTCCGCATTTTGAACCAAACGGTTGAAATTGATTGTAATGACGTTAACGGAACCAGCCATAACTCCACCGGCACCCAATGAAAAGCTGAATGTGTTGGATTTCAAAGGATTACGTAAGCGGCAGCAGCTTGATAAACTATCAACATCATCGCTCATATAATTGAAGAATGAATTACCTTTTGACATCTGATCACAAAGGAATTCATTGAATTCTTTATCCTTACATTCTCCATTTTCCGTTAACGAAGCAGCTGTTACAACAGGAAATGTTAGCAAAGAAACTTCACGTTCTTTGTTGAACCATTCCATAAAGAATATCTGGAGCTTTTTCAAGGTTTCCCAATTTGGTTTATCCATTTCCTCACCGGGGAAGATAAATTCACCAAACAACCCTTCAAAATATTCCTTATCAAAAATTGAAATGTTCCAGAATGGACATTGATAACTTCTTGCACCTGCCGGCTGATTTAATGAATAAACAACCTGCTGGAATTTATCCTTTATATAATCCGCATGAGTTTCAAGATAATTTTCACCAAAATCTTTTCTTGCGAAATAATCAAAACACATAAGGAATTCAACGGTTGCGATTGCTCCGGCGAATTGACTTGCCAAGCAGAAAATCAAGTTAATGAAACCGCCGCAAAAACTATCCAGATGTTTAGGAGCCTTTGCATCGCCACCTAAATCTTTTAAACCGTGAAGCAAAAATGGATACATTGAAATGGAGCAGCAATAAGGATAAAAAGTATGCGTTTCATCATGAATGTAAATTTCATGATTTGCAATCTGCTTCAAATAACGTTCCGCTACCTCCTTACCAAACTTTTGTTCAATCTGGTCGCAAACAAAACTTCTCTTGAGCTGGATTGAAAAGTCCTTGAATAAATCAGGAGTTAAGGTTGCAACATTTTTGGTTGTAAGGTTAGCGTTTGAATCGAACTGTGAACCGGTTGCTGCATTTAAGGCACCGATATAAGATCTCACATAATCCTTCTTTTGTTCGATTTGCTTTTTAGATAATTCGGTAAATGACATTGCTCTCACTCTTTTATGAAATAATGATTAAGATTTTCACCGGTTTTAACATCGATAAAAATCTGGTTTGTTGTCTTCTTTTGTAAGCCACCTAAGCTTTCGATATAGGGACCGGTCTTTAAATAATCTAACTGGCTCCGAATTTTTTCGTCCACTTCTAACAATCCGGTATATAGGCAAGTTTTTAAGTTGTAAGCTTTTACTACTTTTAAGAAATCCGGTAAATCCGGTTCCCATTCCCCACCAAGAAAACATACACAGGATAAGTATTTTCCATACCGGTCCAAAAGATGTTTCAAATCATCGGTTGAAAAATTCAAAGCACTTTCAAAACCGGTCCAGCTGCAACCTTTGCAATTCAAAGGACAACCTTTAACGGAAATACATAATGAAAGGTGGTTTGGAACTTCCTGAAAGGATGTAAAATGATTAAAAATCCTCATATCCAAACAATTCCTTTATGGTTAAAACGATATATTTTCTTTAAGATTCTTGTGCTGTTTCAGGTTCTTCTTCTGTGGAATTTTCTTCCTTGGCATCTAGGAAAACCTTTAAGTAGCGCTTAAGAAAATTAAAAATTGGAGGATATGAACCGGACTTTTTAGCCTTGAAATTTTGATAACTTTCCGACAAACCAAAGAGATTTTTCATAGCCGGTCGATATTTTTCGCTAATTTCAAACTTTTCTTTATTACCACTTAACCGACTATCCAGTTTGAGGATAAAATTCTGAAAATCTCTGGCATATTCATTCAAGTGGCTAATGAATGAAAATTCACCAAAGATATCATCGGTTGGCATTCTGGTTTGCCATTCAATTTCTTCAATATCCTGAATCTTTGGTAAAACCCGATCCAGATTTTGATATTTGAAAGCTTTGCGTTCATAAATATTACCTTTATGACGCAAATCCAAAATCTTGACATTCAACATTTGTATGGTTTTCCAAGGATTATCCACAATACAGATATTTTCCTTTTTCTTAATATCCTTATCCAGAAGGAATTCCAAAACCGTGCAAAAGGTTATTGAACTATCTGGATTTATAGCTTCAAGATTTTCAATCGTTTCACAAGCCAATGAGAAAATTTTCATTACACACGACCTTTCTTACCAACTCGAACATCAAATCTGGATCTTTCACCAGCTACAATCTTACCATCGTAATGTTCAAAATCAATATTTTCATAACTTTCAATCAAGCTGTTGATGTTATCAATATAGGCTTGATCTGCCCTTTCCTGAGGTGCCTTGAATAAACCAACCGTATTTGCTTTTGGTTTTTCCGTCAAATAGGATTTGAACTCTTCCTGAGCTTTTTCCAAACCTTTTGATTCAACACATTTCAGGAACCTCAAATTCAACAAAGTATCATTGTCATCGGTATCCTGCAACCGCTTAACCATTTCAACATATTCTTTCCAGCTTAAATTCTCTGCATATTTGTTGATCATATCAACATACTTTTCTGCTTCAATACAATTGTGGTAATAAAACATACCATTTCGAATTGTGGAAGATTTCTTGAGATTTCTGAAAACATATGTGTATTTCAAAGCATTACAAACCGGACATTGACAAGGAAGCGTGCAAAATTCATTGAATTTATCAAATCCGTTATCAAAGGCACGTCGTGAAAAATCAATCTGACGAACCTTAACTTCATTCTGGCTTGGACTATATTGATCAAATCCTTCCCAAAGTGACATTGTTTTAAAATATGTCAGGTTGGAAGAATTCATTAAAGCACCAGAGCTATCCGTTGTAAAACGAATTCCTTCCACTTCAGGAATTTTACTGTTAGCCAATTTAGCCACCGTCAACAATAATGATTTGTTGAATGTTCCTAACAAATGGAAATGATCATAATGTCCAAGCTTTTTGGCTCTTCCTAAAAGCTCGATGATGAAATTCAACCTGATGATGCTCATTGGAATTCCAACTGACGGAATAGCCAACTTATGAATTTTATCTGTATGGACGGTTTCCAAATAATCAAATTTTTGTTTTGGGGTTCCACCGTGAATAATGTTTACCAAATCAACATCATCATTCTTATACTTCAACATATAACCAATGTTGCGTTTTTGAATGCAAGCCAATTTATGAACAATTTCATCGGAAAAGGTATCAATATCATTATAGTCCGGAATATCCAAAACCATTCCAATGTTTGCGTTTGCATTGTAGGATTTAACCAAATCAATCGGGTTGATTATTGAAACCCTACCTGTTGCAATCTGAAAACCACCGGAGTCGCAAAGGATTCCTGAACCTACATCTTTCCTTTTATCCAACCAGGTTTTTGGATTTTGATAATCGCAGTAGTTGATCATAAATTCTTTCAAGTTGGAATTTTGAGTCATCAAACTGCAATCTACATATTCATCATAACCGTTTGACATCAAATTCGGTAAATCAGATGAAGCACAAATGCAAATTTCTCTATCCGGTAAAATCATATGAGAATATCTTGTGCAATCTTCAAGAACCTCAAAACGCTTGAAATCACCATATTTTACGTAAATTCCTAAACTTCTGTAATCAGGTGGCGTTCCGGCGTTGATGTAAGTTAGAGCCATTTTTCTCCCCTTGGTTTAGAGTTTTCTTTCATATAATTTAACATAACTTTCCCTTGATTAACAAGAAGAAAATGGTCGGTTTGAAAAAATCAAAACCGACCATTTTCCGAAAAAAAATCATGAACAACTTATTTTAACAAATTTTTGCTAAAGTTTTTCCATCGTCATTCATTATGAAAATTCGACCGGCTGTAATATATAAGGTCCTATCAACAAGAATTGAACGAAGATCTGTAAGACTCAAAACCTTTTGCATATTCGTCATTTCAAAGTCATCAGGAACAATTGATGGAAGTATTTCAACCTCACCTTTTTCATTAGCAAGAAATCCATAGAACCGGCAGGTAGGAAAGGATTCATAAAGATTGCGCCTTATATCGTTATTATCGCAATCTGCCATCAAAATCTTAACGCAGTCGTAACTGGATTTATCAATGTTTAGATGTTTTTCAATTTCATTCAAAACTTCGTCCTTCAAGAAGCTTGCTACCAAAAATTTGTAGGCAAGGTATCTGTTATAAACCTCAACATTGTCAAGATCATGATCAACTGAAAGAGCAATTTTTTGAAAATCCCTGTAATATTGTTGGTTTGGATGGTGACCAAGGTATTGCTCAAACTCAAAGTAAAGTTTTTCTTTACTTTCCTTTGTTATATAACCGTCTTTATACAACAAGCGCATGAAATTGATCACAAAACGATTCATGTTTCGTAGGGTTGAGTTGTAAATTACAGGATTTTTGGTTTCAATCAACAGGCTGGGATTTGTATTTTCACGATTGCCTTCGTTGTCACTCGACAGAGTTTCAATGTTCACTAACATTTTCTTTTCCTTTCATCTAAAAGTCTACTAAAGTCTACTACTAAAACGGTGAAAATCTCTTTCCACCGTCATAAAAATAAGTTAACAAAAAGAGTCGGTTTTTAATAACCGACTCTTGTGGAGACAAGAATAATGAACAAAAAATACAAAATTATCTTAACAAAAGGACCGGTTTATTTCTAAACCGGTCCAGGTGAACAAAATGGAGACAAATAAGTACATTTTTGAATGGACAATAGAAAATTAAAGAAAGATTAAGGAAGAAAGAGTGGAAACAATCCAAACGTTGCACCAGCTAAAAATTCCCCCAAATTTGTTGATCCAACCAAAGCAGGATTGAACTTTTCAAAAATCCAATGATCCCTTTCAAAAAGTGTATGGCTAATTGCATATAAAGGACTAATCATTAAACCAATCAAAATAAAATGATGGTCGATGCGCATATCATAACCGAAATACTTCGGAATATATGAAATCAGATAAAGTCCAATGCAAGGGCAGGTGTAACGCAATCCCATATAAACGAAATCATAAAGGAATCCATACCAATGTTTCTTTGGAATAATCCAATCACAAACATAATGATACCAACGTTCATTGTAGCGACGAATTGTTTCTTCCGATGGTAATTGATCACGACCTTCATCATAGCAAGCACCGTGACCACGGGACCAAAATTGAACATAAGTAAAAGCTGCAAAAAAGATTGAGAAGCACCAAAGAGCAATTTGAAGAGCTTTACCGGTGAAAAGCAAACTTAAAGCCGTTTTAACCAAAAAGAAGGTGATTGGAATTACAACAAGGAAGTAAACAATCACCTGAGGGCAACGACGGGTATCAAGAATTTTCTTACCAAAATCACATCCACCAAACCATCTGCGCCAAAACATAAAAAATGGTACAGTAAACAAGCAAGCTAAGATTTTATATGTCATTTTATTTTCCTATAAAAGTTTAAACCTGTAGGAAAATAAAAGAAAATTTTACTTTTCCTGATCCTTCCCTATAACATAAAAACCTTCAATACAACAATTCAGGTAATCAATGACTTTCTGGTTCAAATCTTCATCCGGATCGCCATCTTCGTCCAGACAAAAATCTTCGATATGTTCCCAAGCACCATCTGATTCAACATAATCAAGAGCTTTTTCAAGCTGGGCATTATAATAATCATCGTCATCATAAACCCAACAACCGGAACCAACCGCCAGCTCTGGTTCAACCCCGTAAGGATTGGAATCCCATCTTGAGCTGTTCAATGAGCTTTCATCAATCTCAAGATCTTGAACAAAATTCTCAATCTTATCAATTTCCTTAAACGTCAAGTCGGAAAAAGCAACCCTTCGAACCTGAAACTGTTTGCCATATTTAGGGTCATCCCATTCGACCTTCAAGACATATCTAACGATATCATTATCCGCTCGCATATCGTTGATCAACTTCTCAATTTGAACACGAGCACCTCGTTCCGGTTTGGAAGGAACAAACTGTTTTGTTTTCCTATCATATTTTGAACTTGAACAGGCGTAAAAGATTTTATCCTGAACTGTTCCTTCCCGCGTAATTTTGGAACCGTCACGATTTTTAACCATAAATTGATACTTAAAAGTAGGCATTTTTCTTATCTCCTTTTTAAATTTTATACTTTAGTATAATATGAAATCTCTTATGAATCAAGAGAAATTTTCACTTTCCAAAAAAATTCACAAAAAATAAGCCGGTTATCAAAAACCGGCTCATTCTTAAAAAGAAAACAAAATTACCAAGAAAAGCCTTCTGCACTACGAATAGCTTCAACCTGTTTGTAAAACTTCTGTTCAAGGTTATTTTCTTTATAACAACCACGCAACTCAACGCTACACGTTGGTGAATTGGCTAAGATCCCGCGGCAGAACATGCAACCATGAGCACCAATGACCATAACAGCTGAACCGGCGCTATTAACACCAGCCAACCATTCATTACCATTATAAAGACAATCCGCCAAATTCTTGGCAAAATGTTCCTGCAACATAGGATATTTGCAAATTTCCCGAGTCAAACGGGTCAACTTGCTTAACCCCAAAACCTTGGCATCCTCACCTTTCTTCGGAATATATGAAACAAAAACCTGATACTTAACCGGCAACAAATGATGAGGACATAAACCAATGACCCCCTCTTTAATACCCTGGGTAATCATACCCAACTCTTCACCCCTCTGAGCGGAATCAATCTTAAACGTCTTCATAAAAGAAGCCACATTATGAGCAATTTCATCCTTAGGACGACACATCTCAGCAAAAGCATCAGCCCCTCGCTTATCCGTCCCATAATAATTTTCAAGATCCATCTCATCAAACTGGCCGGCAGAACAAACCTGCTTGATCCATTCCATCTTCAACCGATAAGATTCATACAACAAATCCATATTCAAATCTGAACGTTCAACTTTAGCCATTCGTTTTTTCTCCTTTGAAAGTTTCTTGGCATATTAAAAAAATCAAACCACCTTTAACATCTTCATTTCATAAAAAACATACCAACGGTTCAATTTCCTCATATCTTTAACAACTTTCAAACCCAATCTCAAACAAACCCTAACTTCATAAACTCCGATAAAAATTTCAATCTCCTTTACCTTATATCCTTTACCTTAGATTAGTTTGTTTTTGATATTAAAATTTCATAGATAAGGTATAAAAATTTATGGGTATGGAATTTGGTGATTGTTTGAATTTTTTTGAATTGTTTTGTGTGTTTTTTGGTGGTGGTTTGTTTTGTTTGGTGGGTGTGTTTTTCTTATAGAAAAAAAACGGAACAAAACGAATTAAAACGAATTCGGTCGCAAACAAACAAATAATTGGTTATTGTAAGATGAATTTTTTACACACCACTTTTCCTCATTACACCATCAAACAACCATCTGGTTGGTATGAAAATATTCATTTTTCAATTCTTTGGGTGAAATTCTTTGGTTTTTGTATCAAAAATCTGGAAAATTTTCAAAAATTCCTGCTCAAACCAAATACAGGAGTATATGGATTCGGTCGATTTTCATTAAAAAATCGACTTCAAAATTTATTAAATTTTTAACTTTTTCTACTCAATAAGAGGCGGTGCCGGTAATCCAATGATAATTCCAAAGTGGGACTCAATCAAATTCACCAAACCTTTGAAATCATCAAGAATCATATCCCAAGTTGTTTTCACGATTTTTTTGAAAACAAAATAAATTGAAACGGGACGTTTGAAAGGTCCTCTTTTTTCAATCTCGGGATCTTTTTCAATACGCCGTTCATAACGCTTTCTAATTGCTCTTGTTTCAAATATCCTTGCCTTACATTCATGCTTTGGATATAAAATCTTCAAGAAATTTTGCATGATTTTTTGAAAATCCTGCAAAGAAGCAATTAGGATTGCTTTTGAAAATCCGGTGCAATGGGAAAGGTACAAAGTCTTGGTAAAAACTTTTGTCCCTTCTCTTCTGTCCCAGATTATTCTCTTTAGTTTATGGAATTTCAAACCGTAGGTATCCACCAATGCATTGATAATATCATCAACATGATGCCCAAGAAATTTTCTTATAGGTTTTATATTATCTTTGAGGTTTTCCAACGCTTCGTCATCCATAGCAAAGTTGAAATACTTATGAAATCTTTCATACTCATCTTTTTGAAAGTTTTCAATCCTTTTCAACAAGTCTTTTGCATATTCCGAAAAATATCTACGGCTAACGGATAAGGTCCGGTTTACATTTTCAACATCAAACAACTGCTTCAACTTGAGGTTGTTTTGCTGATAATTGTAACGCCAACAATCCATCAACGCCATAAAAAATTCCGGAGCAAGAATTTTCAGGAAGTTTGAGATGTAACCACGTTTCATGATACATTTCCTTTTTTCCATCAAATTCTTTTTGCAGATATCCGCCAAACGATATCCTCTGGTGAAAATATGCTCAATTGCATCTTCTTTAAACGTATTATAATATGAATTGTGGAAAGGAATGGTTTCAGGAGTTTCTACGGAGATTTCAACAGACACACTCTGTTCGGCATCCTTTGAATCCTGTAAAACATAAACTTCCCCAACATTTTTATAAGCGTTTTCGATAGATAATTCAACACGCTTTTCACCGCCTTTTTCAAAATAAACGGAAGCGGAACCATGATTGAGTTGGTAACGCTCGCTACTTTTGAAATACTTAAGCATTGCTTCCTTACAATCTTCCATAGGAATATTGTTTTTGGCGCAATCCAATGCTTGCTGATACATCATTTTGTTTGATTGACCAGCTTTAAACGGAACACAAATTTCATCAACAGTTTTAAATCTAGATACTTTTACGACATTTTCAACATCACGCTTCCAAACCCTTGTTGCAGGAGCTAATGTCCATTTCTTAGGTTCGAAAGCTCTAAGCTCAACATTTTTCAACAACTTACAAAAAACAGAACAACATTCAGAATAATACGACTTTTTACGATCAAAACACCTATACACAAAATCATACAAATGATCAACATCAATACAAACATCAATTGGGTTAAACTGTTCCTTGCATATTTCAGCGAACTTGAAGCTTCCCAATTTTTCCAGATCCAAAGGTCGGTAATCGTTTGAGAAAACCAAACAGGTATTACCCTTTGGTGACGGAATTTCAACCTTGAATTCCATACCGGAATTCTCTTGAACTTCCAAAACAAACTCTTGAATTTTTCTATTGATTCTTTTGCGCTGCTCTTCATTATATTTATCGTTTAGCTTGACGCAAAGATGAATTCCACCTGAACCTAACCAAGAATATTCAGCAAAAGCATTCTTGTTGTTCAATTTCAATTTTTTAATTAACCGGTTTGCGATAATCAATGCATTTTTATCGCCCATGTTATCAATATCCAGATATAAAATATCCGTAATTTCTTTCCGGTTAAATCCTAAACGGAAGGCATAACCTAAACGACAAAAATCTGAATTCAAAAATTCCTTATTATATTTTGTTGGATTATTTCCATATTTGCTTAATTCTTCCAGATAATATTGATAAAAATCCTTACCGTTTTTAACCTCTTCCAAATCCTTATGTTGGAAAGTCCATTCAACACCTTGTGAATCCTCAAAATTGATATTCCCGTTTTCGTCAATTTCATCTGGATTCGAAATAATTTCCTTGTAACGTTTCTTTAAGGTATCTCTAAGATGGGGATTTTTCAATCTTTCCAAAAATCTTTGAAGAGTTTTGGTTTCCGGATCACGAAGATGCCAATGTTCAATAATTTGCAAGTATTTGATAAAATCCGGACAATCCTGACGCAAATCCTCAGGATAAATAATATCGTAAAATTGATTAAATGGAATACGTTCCATATCTTCGCAGTAACGTTTACATCTTTTTATCGACCGCATGAAAAACGTTTTCTGCCGTTCGTGGAACATCATTTCGAATTTATCAACAAGCGTGTTTCTTGGGTTTGAATATCTGTTATTTCTTGGGCTACCAAGGGCACGCATAAACTTATCATATAACAATTCACCAATGTTGGTGGATTTTCTAAGATGCTTCTTTTTAAAAGCCTCAAGATGATCACCGGTTCTTTTATCCTGGTGCCAACCTAAACCGTTTTGAAAATATGTTGACGTTGCCATAAGAATTGATTTATCATTATTCACAATGTCATAATTTGAAACCGACCAGTTTAATGAATTCCAAGAATGAACTCTTTCCCTGCAGGTTTTTTTATCATAATATGTGGATTCAAAATCAAAACCAGCCAATGCAGTAAGTTCAGAAAGCAAATTCACAAGTGCTTTACTATACAACCGGTTGGATTTTTCTTCCTCTTCCTGACGCCAAACCGGGGTTTTAATAGGAAATTTGTAACCAACCTTTGTCGTTGCTTCTTGGATAGCAAGATTCATCAGGTTACGCAAATCACGAACTTGATGCTTATCAAATTTTCCATATGTTCCTAAACAGGATTTTTGGTGTTGATTGTTTGGTTTGGTTGAATTTTTTAAATCTTTGTTTTGTAACTGCATTTTGACCTCTGCACTGTGTATGTTACTTTTTAACTTTTGAAAACATTCAGCTTGGCCTAAACGTTTCCAAAGGTGCTAGCTATTTGAATGATACACAGGACATTCAACAGGAGTTTTCCAAGACTCTTTTCGCTAGCAACCTAACTTAACAGAAAATTAAAATGAAATTGCTCGTTTAAATCGAAAAATACAGATGATCACCTAAAGAATCGTCAAAAGGCACGAATTTTTTCTTCTCAATAATGCAATCTTTCTTCAAACGAATTATATTTTCAAGCTCGTGGGCACGTTCAGCAAAAGGTTTAACTATATCAAGGTCGTAAAATTCATTGTAGTTCTTGACTTTGTTCAACTCTGCAACAATTGGTCCACGTCTTTTGCCTTTGAAAATCCCCTCAATCCTATCTGAAGAATCACCAAAACAAATTTTATGCAAAACAATCTTTTTGAAACTTTCCAAACCGTTGAATTTTTCAGCAAGGTAATGAGAATCCTTAACCTGACCTTCTTTGTATGGTGAGTATTGAATTGTTTTGGAATCCGTTAGCTGCATTAAATCATTATCCGAGGAAAAGATATAAAATTGCACATTACTTTCTTTGGTTATGTTGAATTTTTTCTTCAACTTTTCCTTTGCTGTACAAATCATATCATCGGCTTCCTCTTGACTATTATATAAATGAAGCCCCGGAAATGTTTTGAGATAACTTTTCAAAATTGATTTAACCTGAGGGTCAATCATCTGAGGACGATCCTTTTTATATTCCTCAAACATTTCTTTTTTCCATTGAGGAAACCCATCATAACAATAAACCGGAAAGATTGTTTGACATTCCTGCTCAGCAAAACTCATACATTGCAAGACTTTGCTTCGAACCAAATCTTTTGATTTATGAACGATGAAATTATGATGAGAATCCTTCAAAATAGCAAGTGCACCATTATATCCAATGTATAAAAATGGGCTTATATCAAAAAGAAGAAATCCAACATCAAATTTTTCGTTATTTTCCTGAGGCATCCTTTTCTTTCTCCACTTCTCTTTTTGTAATTTCAATGGATTGCTTGATCAATGTGTTGTAAGGGGCAACCACCGCATCAACCAAAGCTGGAATATCAAAAGCTTCCACAATTCGGTCATCATCAATACCGGCCAAACGCTTGCAATCTTTCTTTAAGCAATCAATTCCATATTCCAAAGCACGTTGAGTTTGCTCAATTAAAGCACCATCACCAACCAAACTCATTCCTTGGATAATTGCAGAGGTTACATAAAACTGAACAGCTTCCCGAACATTGTTTGTGATTTTATCCTGCAAAGCACGAATTGCAAGTTCTTTTTCTTCCTTGTTGATATCAAGCATTTTTGCCATTTTTTTAATCTCCTGAGTTTAAAACCGAATGTAAATAACTAACCTCAAAGGAATCTAACAATTTACCTTTTTCTTTTTTAATCAGTTGACAACAAAATTCACGACTTTCGTCCGTTTTCAACCATTCCAAGAAATGCTCCAAACGTCTTGGATTGATATCGTCCTTATAAGCAAGAATGTTTGGTTGAAAATTTTTCTTGATTCTTGAAAAGATATCCTTTACTATAACCCGTCGAATTTTATCACGATCCTGTTTGTTCAAAATTCCTTTATAAAGGATTGGTTGGATTTCACGTTGGAAAATGCTTGTTTGATAATTTTCCAAAATATTGTAAATGTATTGATTTTTCTCTTTTTTAACCACTGGAATTCCATAGTGTGTTTTGGTTTTGATATATTCAACAAACTGGTCTGAAACTTGCTTAATAATTTGACAACCTTTAATCAGCTTCAAATTTTCCACAAAATCCAAAATCAACAAAACCTTACATTTTCTTCCACTTTTCAAAAAGGAAAATCCATGTTTGCGATAATACTGCAAAGAAGGCACAATCAAAACTTCACAATCCCCACTATCATTTTCCATAAAACCAATTGTAACTTTACCTTTTAAGTAATAGAAAACTTTTTGAATCGACGTGTTAGAAATTCCGATAATTTTCATTTTACGCTACCTTTTCTATGACTGAAGCATTATTTTCCAAGTGAATTTTATATTCCCGAGCACCTTCAATGTAGAACTCCTGCTGGGTCATTGGTGTTACAACAATAACCTTTGGAATAATTTCCTGTAAGGTTCGGAAGAAATTCTGAGAAATTACTTTACGGTTAATATCAGAAATTCCAGCTTCCATTTCGTCCAAAACCACAAAATCCGTTCTTAATGACGGTGGAATAAATGGGAGCAAGCTTAGTAAGCTCAATAACATAAAGCAACGGCTTTCGCTACCACTCAACATACAAACATCGCTTGGTGGACAATTATTTCTTGTAGCCATTATGTTGAAGTTGGTTGAATCCACATTGACGGAAAATTCAATCTCCTTATTAAAAACCAGGTTTTTGAATTTGTTCAAGTTTGCACAATACAATTCAGCAAGATGTTTAATTTGCCAAACTCTTATACCTTTTGCCGAATATGCTTTATCCAAGGCTTGATAAATTTCAAGCTGCTCAAGGTCCTTATCAATTTCGGATATTCTATCTTTCTTTTTGGTAATTTGATCATTTTGCTCGTTTCCAATGGCAATCTTACTTGTCAATTCCGAAATCTTATCATTCAGCTTACCCAATTCGGTTTCTAAAGAACCGATTTTTTCTTCCAACTCCTCAACATTCAAATCCTTGATATCATTATAAGGTTCAAGGTTGGTAAGGATTTTCAAATCATTTCTAAATCCTGAAATTTTACCTTCGATTTCCAACTTTTCGTTGGATAATTCCTTGATTTTATTTTCATCGACCGGTTCACAATCCACCAATCCTTTAATCAATGATTTGTTTGCTGTTTGAAGAGCTTCAATTTGTTTCGCCTTTTCCATGTTGACTTTTGCTTCGGTAACCTGCTCACGAAGCTTTGATAGTTTCTTATCAAATTTATCACTGATTTGAATCTTTTCTTCCTTTAAAGCTTCAACGTCAACAAATTCCAGATTATCCGGAATTGAAAAATATTCCTGAACTTTTTCCTTATATATAATGAATCTGTTACACTTTTCATTTTCTTCGGTTAAGGTTTGAATTAGATTTGAAATTTCCTCCGGATTCAATGTTTGGCCGCAGGTAGGACAAACTTTTTCACCTTCCAAACTTTTCAGTTTTGAAATAACGCTTTGGTTGTTTTTCAACTTACCTGAAAATGTTGCATATTTTTCTTGATATTTTTCAAAACCAAGATTTAGGATTTTTTCAGGAATTTCGGATTTCAACTTTTCTTTGGTTTCAATTTGATGATTGATATTTTTAGCTTCCGAAATTTTTTGATCAATTTCTTTGATTTTAGCTTCTTTGGAAGCCGCCAACTCCTTACCTTCATCAACAATTTGTGTATATTGATTCAGGTAAAAATCCTGATTTTCCGGAACCTCACCAATTCGTTCAATATTCTTTTTGTTGTCAGCAACCTTTTTGTTGATAATTTCATTGTTGTTGAAATTCAACCTGTTTGTTTCCAAAGCTTGAATTTGCTTCTTTGTTTCTGAAAGATTCTTTTCCAATTCCTTGATTTCTTTCTCAACCGATCCTTTGGTTAAAGATTCATTCGATAAACCATCCTTCAACAAAACATAAGCACGGTATCTGGAAAGTTTTTCATTCAAATCTTTGTAGGTTGGATTGATTTTTGATCTTTTTTCCTGCTCAATTTGAAGCTCCTTGTTCAAATCCTCCAAACCTTCCACAAAGGTTAATTCTGAAATTTGACCGACAAGAATTTCCTTCTCATCAATTTCTCTTTTAAGCTGGTTGAGCCGGAGGTGGATTATTTCAGCAACGCCATCTGAAATATTCAGCTTGAAAATGCTTTCGAATAATTCCTTACGTTGCGAACTGTTACCACTCAACAAAATGGATGACCGATAAGGTGTCAAATGCACCAAGGAATAATACTGATCTGAGCTAATTGGGAAAATTTTCTCAATTACATCCTTGGCAAGAGCTGAAGTCCTTGGTGAAATATCTTCATCATTTTTTGAGATTTTATAGGATAAGGAATTCTTTTTGGAAACCTGCTTAAGGGAATATTCAACTCCATCATTTCGATATTTGATTGCAATGCCGGAGGATTCATTATGTAGAACCTTGGCATCTTTTTTCTTAGCCAAAGGTGGACAACCATCAACAATGTTTGGGATTGAAGAAAACAAAAGGCTTTTCCCTGAACCATTTTGTCCACGAATGCAGGTTATACCTGGTTCAACCTCAAAGGTGGTATCTTTATGAACCACTATATTTTTTAAAGCTACTTTTTCAAGCTCAATCATTTTGAATTTTCCTTTTTAGGTGAAGCAATTCTTTTAACTTCATTAACATTCGGTGATGCTTGCTCACCAAGCTCACGGTTAATTCGATTAACTTCCTTTTTCAAAACTTCAACCAAAGGATTGACCTGGTTTTTCTTTGATTTTTCCTGCTTGATGTTAAAATTCAATATGGTATCTTCCCGTAGTTTGTTTTTCAAATCTTCGGAAAAATTTCCACTTTGGATAGCAAGCAGCTTCAATTCCAAACTTCCAATCCTATCAAGCTCCTTGATAAATTCGTCCATATCCAGCTCCAGAGGAACATTCAACTGGCTTGATAAGCAATCTTGCGCCTGCTTAAAACCTTCCACATAACCAATTTTGGTTGAAGCAATTTTAAGCACCACCGCCTTAACCTGCTGAGCAATTTCAATGCTATTTTCAACATAAGGTTGAATATCAACCAAATCCTTTTCAGCAACTTCCTTCTCAAGACCTTCCTTCATTGCATTGTCCCTTCACCATAATGTAGGATTGTTTCAAAGTTGAAATCTTTTTCAAGATGAAATTCGCAAGTTTGAAAAATATTCTTTGCAAGCAACAAACAATCCTTATAGTAATCCTCATCGTCATATTCCGGAAGAATGATTTCAATTAGGTATGTGATATTTTTACCAAGGCAAAAAGAATTTTCACCAATTATCTTGAAATCTTCTTCTTTTTCAAATCGGAATCTAACCGGACTAAAATCCATAGTTGATCCACCTTTGAAGAAATCCTCAACTATGTTGTATACATCAAGCAAATATATACATTCCGGGTCATCTTCCTTAAAGATTTTTTGAATTTTATTGTTTTCAATGAGGATGAGCATTGGTTATTTTTCTGTTAAATCAATTCATTATTATATGTGTAATTTAACAGATTTTTCGGGTTTCAAATGTCAAGCAAATGGGAAAATTATATAGACGATCTTTTGGCTCAACCAAACTTTTTGCCTCAGGATCTCGTTATTGACGACCGTGATATTCCACAGGCTAAAAATGTTGTAGATTTTTTCTATAACGACCGCTTCATGAAAAATATGGTGCCTGATGGTTTATTTCCACGACAAATTTCAATCCTACTTCATTTAATGGGTGAATTTTGCCCACGATGCACCGATATGGAATTTTTTGAAAATTTTCCTGTGGATGAAGATGTTGGGAATATTTTTGATCACGTCCAACTTCTGGAATATGGAAAATGTCCAAAATGTGGTGTAAGAAAATCAGAATTATATCTTTCCGGAGAGCTTGATGTTCCTAATGAATTTGTTGGAGTTTGTGGCCAGCGGTGTGTAACTGGTGATACTTTAATCCCAACAAACTTTGGAATCTTCACTTTTAAAGAATTATCCGAGTATCAGGATTCCATTGAAGGTTTTTCTACTTATAAAACAAAAATACATCTCATAACTGACCGACGTTTGGTTCTTTTACCTGAAAAGTTTTATAAGAAAGAAAATGAAGATGTTTATCAGGTTAAAACAAAGCATAATTATTACATTAAAGGAACTCCGGAACACCCTCTTTATACAAAAGATGGTTTTGAGAAGATTAAAGATTTAAAAGTAGGTCAAGCAATTCCAATTTATTACAATTCTAATATTTTTGGAAACAATCATGAATGGACAACTGAATACAAACCTTTTGTATCTTTTGCTGAGTTTCGAAGCAATGCAAGAAAACGTTTAAAACAAAGTAAACAACCTAAAAATATCATAAAGGTAACTTATCCGGAATTACATCCTGATGAAGATTTTTGTAAAATGTTAGGTTTTTGGGTAGCGGAAGGTTGTAAAGCTGCTGTAATTTCAAATTTTGATCAAAATGTTCTTGACTTCTGTGAAAATCAATTAAAACGTTTGTTGAATGAAAAAGAATTGATTTTACGAGGTCCTAATTGGGTCGGTTCAAAACTCTTAGGAATTTGTTATTATTTTGATGAAATCATTGGTGGAACAATAACCTCCGGTAGTTCTGGAAAACATATTCCTAGTTGGATTTTCAAATGTAACAAAAAATATCAATCCGCTTTTCTTCAGGCTTTATTTGAAGGTGATGGCGGTATTGAAAAAACCGCTATTACTTATGGTAGTAAAAGTGAACAATTAATCAATGAAGTTAAGAATATGCTTTTGAATTTTGGAATTCTTTGTAGGACATTCCATTGTATTAAGTGGGCTACTAATGGTTCTGAAAATCAAAAACCCTGTGATTATTATACTTTAGCAATAAATGGTAAATTTTTAGAAATTTTTCAAAAAGAAATTGATTTCTTTTCTGAAAGAAAGAAAAAATCTCTACAAAAATGTATTGATTCTTTTAATTCTTCAAAGAAAAATACAACATTTTGGTATGATAAACTTCCTCATTGTGTTCGAGATGAATTTTTTGATTTATTAAAAACAATAACTGATGATATTGATGGAATTCAAGTTTATGATTTCAAAAATCAAACTTTGAAAAAAGGAAGATTAAATTCTTTAATGTTTTTCACTCATACTAAAAAACCTCTTCGTGAGGATGTTGAATTAACACGAAATAATTTAACTTGGATGTATGATCTAATAAAATCTTCCCCAAAATATATCCATGTTAGTTTAGAAAATCGTGTAAAATTTGAGAGATTTTACCTGAAGTATATGGAAGATGGTATTTTATGGGATAAAATCGCTTCAATTACATATTCAGGAAAAGAAACGGTTTATGATGTTACAATACCTAGAAAACATTGTTTTTTGGGAAATGGGTTTTTAAATCATAACAGTGGGAAAAGTGCGCTAACCGCAATGACTACCTCATATGTTTTGCATGAATTTTTAAAGGTCCCAAACCTTGCACGAACTTATAAGCTCTTGCCATCATCACCATTTACTTGCCCTTTGGTGGCTTTATCATTTAATAAAGCTCTTGAATTACTTTATAATCCTTTGTATAATTACCTTTTAAATGGTAATTGGTATAAGGAATATCACGAATTCCTCAAGGACCAGCAAAATAAATTTGATTCGGAAATTTTCAACGTCAAAGATACCTTTACCAGATACCGACATCGAAATATCTTGGTAACGCCTTTGGGTCCGGATAAGCGTAAACTTCGTGGTAATACGAGTTTGATTGGGGCGGTCGATGAATTGTCGTGGATGATTTCCTCTGGTAAGGATAATATCAAATTTGACGCCGATGAAATTTACACTTCCTTGAACAACTCTTTTATGACGGCAAGGTCAAGCGCAAGGAATTTATTAAAGGAAGGTTATGATAATTTACCACAGCCTATGCTTTTTGATATTTCATCGCCATCTTCAAAAAAGGATAAAACCTGCCGGCTTTATGAAGAATCGAAAACTTCAAGGACGATTTATGGTGTTCATTACTCAACTTGGGAATTGAATCCAACCCTTCCTCTTGAAGGTGAGGAAATGCAAAATGAATTGAAAAAGCTTGGTAAAAGATTTTGGCGTGACTTTGGTGCAGTTCCACCAAACAGTGCAAGTCCTTTTATGAGTTCAATTGAATTGTTGAAATCAAATTGCAGTCAAAAATCCAATTTAACCAAAATTGTCAAGAAAACTTCCTATATTCAAACGCAGGAATTTACACATGGTGACTTGGTTATTCCAAATCTTGAAAGTGGAAATATTCCAAATCGTATTCTTGCAATGGACGCCGGTTCGGTTGATAACTCATTTAGTTTTGTCCTTGCGCATGTTGAAAAAATTCAACCTCAGAATATTCTTGACCAAGTTAAAACCACGGTAATTTTTGATAGTTTGATGGAAGTAATTCCTGATGAAAATCAACCAATCAACTTCAGCAAGGTTTATGATAATATCATTGTTCCTTTAATCAAGAAAATGAACGTGAAGCTGGTTTGCACAGACCGGTGGCAAAACCTAAAAATCTTATCGGATATTCAAAACAACAAGGAAATTAAATTTTGCAAAACCTGTCAATATTCCGTAAAATATCCTGATTTTATTGAATATAAACAGGCTTTCCTTGATGGAAATGTAAAAATTCCAAAGCCTGAGTTGAAATGGGACGAAATTGAACTTCACGGTGGTGATAACTATCCTTATTGTTTTGAAAACAATCCAATTTCCCATTACATTTTCCAATGTTTGACGGTCGTTGATAGAATGGGAAAAACCGTTGAAAAAGGTGAAGGTTGCACCGATGATATTTTCAGATCAACTGTTCTTGCTTATGCAAAATTGATGGATCCTGAATATTCCAAACTTTTCGGTGGATTTTCAAACGGAAATTTTGGAGGTTCAAGGATGGTTGGATGTCGTGCAACCGGCTCCGGAATATCCAGATGTGGAATTGGTGTTGTCGCTCGTCGATAAATGTTAAATAATTCCTCAGGAGATACAAGAGAATGTCAGAAGGAATTATTAAACATAAGGTTTATATTCCACTTGAAAATGTGGATATGGAAAAAATCCAAAAATACTATACAATTCCTGTTTTCAATGAACCAGCTTGTCAGGTTTGCAAAAATTTTAAAAAACGTCCTTGCGAGGATTGTGAATCCTGCGCAAACTTTATAAAGAACCTTGAAATTTTTCAAGTAAAAAGGATAAAGGGTAAAGATTATTGTTTATTACCGAATGGAAATTTTCCAAGGCTTCACAAGGTAACCGGTATTGATTTTTCCACTTATAGAGATTTACGTTGCAGAGAAAAATTTACGCATCCATTGAAATTCACCGGTAAGTTACGTCAAGGTGAAATCGTAAATGATGTAAAATCTGCCGACCAGGTAACAATTGTAAGACAATGGCTTTCATCAGAAAATCGGTATGGTTTTATCCAGGCTCCCCCTCGGACAGGCAAGACGGTCATTGGTTGTTATATAAGTTGCAGAATGGGTTTTAAAACCTTGATTTGTGCCCACCAACATGAATTGCTCGAAAATTTCTACAAAACCTATCAAGGTATGACAAATCTTAAAGATTTGCAAGCTGAAACCAGTCAAGAAATTGTCAAGATTATTGAAAAACCTAAGGATTTAAAAGAAATTGAAAAGCTCGATGTTGTCTTGATAACTTATCAATCCTTCATTCATAGCGAACAAAAAGTCAAGGATTACCTTTATGGAAAATTCGGTTTGGTAATTGTCGATGAAGCACATCAAAGTGGTGCCGAAGCTTATTCAAAATTTTTAAGTATGCTTGATGCCCGTTACAAACTTGGTTTATCTGCAACCCCATTAAGAAAAGATTGTATGAATCGAATTTTATTCAATATGATTGGACCGGTAACGGTTAAATCTGAAGCGGTTGGTTTGGTTCCAAGGGTTGAGGTTTTGGAAACCGGAGTATGCTCAAGAAACCATTTTTCGGTATGGGCTTATGCTATGAGATTTCTTCAAAATAATCAAGAAAGAAATGAATTGATTGTGAATGAAACCTTCAATGATTTAAAAGAACATAAATGTATTCTAATTCCGGTCGATACAAAAGAGCATATGAATCTCTTGGTTGAAAAAATCAATGCAAGAGCAAAGGAGGAGCTTGCAGTTGGTTATCATAGCGGTTCATTAAATCGAAAAACCCTTTTAAAAGATATTGATAATGGGAAATATCGGGTGGTTGTTGCAATTCGTTCAATGATTAAGCAAGGTATTGATTTGTTAGCACCATCAATGATTTATATCCAAAGTCCAATGTCAGCAAAACCGCAACCGGTCGGTGCACCATTCTTTTATCAAATGGGGAATCGTGTTGCTACTCCTTATGTTGGAAAACGTGAACCGGTTATCAAAATTTTTATAGATGATATTGCTGAAAGTTATGGGTGTTTTGGTGGATTATTCAAAAAAGAAATAAAACCTTGGCTCAAAGGTAAAGATGGTGGTAAACCACGTTATTCAATGGATCCAAAAACTTTGAAATTCTGTACTGTAATGCTAAGACAGATCAAGGATAAAGAATATTTCCAAAAAGAAGGCGCTCATTATAATCCTTACAAGGATCCTATTCGGGAAGTTCCTTTATCGACTGAAAGAGCAAAGTCGATTTTCGGAAACAAACATGTTAAACAGAAACAAAGTTTTACTTCTGATTTCTTTGAGGATTTTTAGAAAATGGATTATGGTTTGATTGGTGTTCCAAAGAAGTTATATCAAAATTTTTCTGTTGCAAATTATATAACTTCCGTTGAATATGATCATAGCGTTTTCTTGGCAAAAGCCCAAAAGAACGTCTTCCAAAAATTGCTAAAAAATCCATTTATGGATTCTTATATTTTACTTTTGAGCTCAAAAAGTATAAATACGACGGCTCAGATGGCAGCAAAGCTTTTAATGGAAGAAGTTTTGAAAAAAGGAGGAACTCCTTTTTGGTTCAATGTCTTGCAATATCAAAAGGAATTCAAACGCTTGGAAGCGTTCAAGGATAATTTTAATGGAATTGATTTCCTCATTATAGATGGATTATTTTCAAAGACAAATATCAATTACATTGATTGCTTGAGAACTTTACTAAGCGTTTATGATGATATTCCTGTTGTTACGATTATATCCGGATGCACCGGCATTGAATTTTTCAAACAGCAAGTATTTTGTGGATTTAATAAATTTGTTCATTTTGGTGATGAAGAAAAAACGAGCTTAGCAAGTTCGGTTGATGATTTACCACCTTGTGATCTTGACGAATTAGATTGAGGAGAAAAGGTATGAATTTTAATGAGTATCAAGAAGAAGCAGCCAAAACAATTCCTTCCCATTTTACCAAGGAAATTATGCAGGATAATGCAGTATATGGTTTATGTGGTGAAGTAGGGGAATGTGTTGATCGGTTGAAAAAGGTGAAGTTCCAAGGTCACGAAAATGATATTGAACACTTGGTTTATGAATGTGGCGATATTCTTTGGTATCTTGCTGAAATGGCAACAGGTGCTGGCGTTACTTTAAAATATATTGCTAAAAAGAACATTGAAAAGCTTCGTAAACGTTATGGTGAAAGATTTGATTCCGATAAATCCGTAAATCGAACGGACGATATGTAATCCGGCCAACCTGTTAATTCCTTAAAGTAAAAGGAATTGAGAATAAAATGAAACTTTTTTCACAACCTCTTGAAGTTGAAGCTCTTAAAGCAATTTGCTGCGGCGACCAAAAAACGTCCAGTTCATTGCTTGGAACTCTTGCTGATGATTATTTTTTCACGGATGTCGGAAAAGAAGCGTTTGCAAGAATTCAACATGTAGCAAGTGAACGAACCAAAATTATGTCTTGGTCGGAACTTGTTACGGATCCTTGTATTACAGAAGCAAATCGTGAATTGTTGAAAGCTGTTTCAACTTCTGATATAAAAGATTACAAAGGAATTGTCGGAAACCTTGATAAATACCGGAAATTACGGTTGCTTGCTGAAATTTCTGAAGATATTACCAACAAACTTACTTCCGATAAGGTTGATCCTGATGAAATCTTGACAACAATGTCAAAAACTTTCATAAAAGCAAAATCCGGTAAACAAATTGAGGATTGCTTCACTCATATAGGTAAAGGTTCCAATACAAAGGAAACTTTAAAAGGAATTTTAACCGGTGAAGCAATTAGATATTTTCCGACCGGATTCCAACAATGGGATGATAAAAATGGTGGTTTTCCTGTTGGCAAACTTGGAACCATTGCAGCAACATCAGGTGGTGGTAAATCTTTGTTTATTAACCAGGTTGCTTTAAATATGGCAAGGAATGGAGTTGGAGTTTGTATTGTTCCTTTGGAAATGTCAAAGGAAGATATGCTCCACAGATTTTTAGCCAATGTTTCGGATCTGGATATGGGCCAGATTACAAAATCAGCCGACTTGGAAGATGATGCAAGAAGCAAAGCCTACAAGGATTTCCGTCAATTTGAAAAGAAATTGTCAGAATCCGGAACTTCAATTGATTTGTTCCATCCACCAACGGATATGACAATGGAAGATGTTTTATTTACAGTTAAGCCATTCCATTATGACGTTGTAATCATTGACTATATTGGATTGTTAGGTGGTTTGGAAGGCGATAATCAGTGGAAGAAAATGATGGATGCAGCTCGTTTTGCAAAACGTTGGGCTGAAACCAACGAAACCACGGTTATTTGTGCCGCACAGTTAAATGATGAAGAAATCATTAGATATTCCAAAGGTATTAAGGAACATAGTGACTTTATGCTTGGTTGGAACGCAGGAAAATTGACGGATACCGATAATGGTGTCAAAATTATCAAGGTAAATTCCCAGAAAGGTAGAAACCAAGAACAGTTGAGTTTTTATCTTCATGTTGATTATAAGAAAATGATGATGATTGATGCAACGCAGCAGGAAATTGATACCTATGAAGCTCAAGCAAAACATCATTCCTCTGGAAAATTCAACAATTCAGGAAACGGGTCCGGTGGTAATCAACCACCGAAAAATCCTGGTAAAATTGACAAAGATATGTATGCTGACATTTAATTTTCAATCAGAAAGTTAAACAGAAAAGGTCCAAAACAAATGGCAAAGCTTGAATGGTTTTATGGCTGCATGAATTGTAGTAAAACAAACACCTTGTTGCAGGTTGATTTCAATTACCGGTCATTAGGTTATAATCCGTTAATCATCAAACCTCAAATTGATACCAGAGATGGCAAACAGGAAAATTGGGGAACAATCAAGTCTCGCCTTATTGATGAAAATCGCAAATGCCTCTACTTAAATAATATTGATGAGGAATTTCTTCATTATATAAAATCAACCAAGTTTGATGTTGTTTTGGTGGACGAAGCTCAATTTTTTAAGAATTCCGATATTTCAATGCTTTCAAATCTTGTTGATTATCTAAATATTCCTGTCCTTTGCTATGGATTAAAAACCGATAGCAATGGTCATCTTTTTGAAGGAGCAAAAACCCTATTTGCAATTTCCGATACTTGCCGTGAATTGAAACAAATTTGCAAATGTGGTAAAAAGGCAATTATGCATCTCCGGTTGGTTAATGGTAAACCAATTTTGGGGAATAGTATTCAAATTGACGATGGAAGTGTTGAATACGTTGCTGTTTGCAGGAAATGTTGGAAGAAGGCTTTTGCCTTGGCTACCAATTCAAATTTCCTAAAAATCTAAAACAAACCTTTTAACAAACATTTCTTAATTTTTCTCTGAAATTTCACTTCTTACCTTTGCAAAGATTTTAGGAGAAAAAACAGATGGTTAAGAGAATCACGCAAAACGAAATCAATAGTTTGCCAGATTTCTTGACGAATGCTGAATTCGTGATGATGTTTGGTTCTATTCCTGGTATGTCTTCAACAAAACGTTTAACCTTGCAGTGTAAATCAACTGCAATTCCTGGTGAAACCGTTGAACGTGTTAGCGAAACATTGGCAGGTTTTGAAAAAGGTCAGGCTGGCGGTCGCACCTGGTCACATACTTTATCAGTTACGTTTGCGGAAACACGGGATTTGCAGATTTCTAAGGCTTTCAGAACTTGGATGCAAATGTGCCGTGGAACAAAATCTGGAAGTTCGATGGGATATTCGAAAGATTATCAGGTCGATGTTGATATTTACGTTTTTGATACTGCAGGTGAAATGGTTAAATCCTGCACAATTTATGGCGTTCAGCCAACTGAATTTCCAGAAATTGGTTTGGAAGGTGGCACGAGCCACGCGGTTGTAAATGTAGCAATTACCTTTGGTTACAATTATTCATCCAACGACGAAAATACCGAACTTTAACTTTCCAGATTATAAGGTTCGGTAGTAGAGGCACCTGTTTTTCTTCTCTAGCAGGTGCCTCGTGCTTTTTAATCAATGTAAGAATAGCAATAACATTTCACTTTGAAATGTTCGCGCAGGTAATCAACCACCGCTTGAACCCCTGCTTTGTTGACTGAAAATTCCTGCCGGCCGGTATGACCATATTCCAAACTCAAGCCGTCCAAAAACCATTCCATACCACGTTCCTTGTTGTAGGCTTTCAATTGCCGGCAAAAGGAGCTTCTTCCGTCTTTGAATTTCACGAAAGCATTTCCGCAAAGATCCAAAAGCTTGCATCCGCAAACCTCATATTTTGGACCCTCCTTTTTTAAACGTTCCAGCTCCGCTTCAGCTGCGTTGCTGAAAATATTGCGCAATTCGTTTTCCAAGGTTTCGAAATCAATTTTATTAGCCATAACTTATAAAAACTATAAAATCTCATAAAGATTTTACATTTTTATTTTTTAGGTTGAGGGGAATTATATGATTCATTAGAAATCTTTCTCCCTCGTTTGAGAATATTTATAGCACCGTTTGTATCGGCATCTATTTCATATCCACAAGATTGACAATGAAAAATTTCACCTTGACGTGATTTTTTGTCAACCACCCCACATTTTGAACAAGTTTGACTTGTATAAGCTGGGGCAACATATGTAAGCAGAATACCATTCTCCTTACAAAGGCTTTCCAACTTATATACAACTTTAGAATAACTCCAACGTTGTAACTTGTTCATAAATTTACTAGATAAAGTATGTCTTTGTTTTGAAAAAGATTTTACATGCTTTAATCTTTCTAAATAAATATGTTTTACATCATTCAAAGGAAGGTTATTACAAATTCTATTGATTTCATTATCCCGATACTGCAATAATCCTTTAAAAGCTTTACTTCCTTGCTTTTTCCTACTTATTTTCTCATATAGGTTTTTCAAATCTTTACCATAATGATTCTGATTACTATCAGATAGGAGCTTTTTGTAACCTTGGTCAAAAGCAAGTTCTTTACCATTTAATCTTTTTTCTGGTTCTTCCTTTTCATAAAAAAGATTAATGAAATATTTATTATTCAATTTTTTCAAAGAAATTGTATTTTTTCTTTTCCATCCGCAAAATCTTTTCTTTTGATAAGAAAAATATTTAAAAGGAATTTTAATAGATATTGCTCTCTTTTTATTTTCATAGAAAAATGGTAATCTTAAATTTAACCAACAATCAAAATGATTTTTCATTTCTTTTAAGTCGAATAACTTAGACTCTACTTCAATGGTCAAATTTTTAAGAGATGGAATATAAAAATATTTACTATTTTGAATCTTTTTAAGGTTTAACTCATGATAATGTTTATTCAGAAAATTTGTATAAATTTTACATAAATTCTCACCTCTTTCTTCTCTTTTCTTCAACAAAAAATACAAATACTTGTATTTCTTTTCACGTTTTTTCTTAGCAATTTCTGTTTGTGAACGAATAATTTGAGAAGCTTGTTTATAAATCAATTGTTTCCATTGACTATGTGCAATTTCCAAATCTGGAAGATTTTTCGAAGACATGAATTTTGTAAGAGGTAATTCATTTGAGAGAATCTTTTTTAAATACTCTTTAAGATCTTTTTCATAAGAAATGAACAAAGAATTTAAAAAATCATTCTTTTTGAAAGTTTGATATTTTAAAATATGTTTACTCGTTCTAATCATCTTTTTTCAATTCTTCTATCAATTTCTCAGTTTTTCTTTTGCTTCTTTTATTACCATAAATCTTTGCACAAAACGAGGTAATAATTGAAGTAAAATCTTGAATAATATCTGTTTCAATATCTTCAACATTGTTAACTACTTCAATTTCTTTTCCAAGAACTTTAAGAAGAACTTCAAGGTAATTAAAACCTAATCTTGTAAGTCTATCTTTATGTTCAACAACAATTTTAGTAAAGTCTTGATTTTCTAAAAGATCTTGAAGTTTTGGTCTCTTATCATTGATACCGGAACCAAATTCACAAATAATTTTATGAATTTTATAACCTTTTGCTATACAATAAGAAACCAAACGTTGTTTTTGTGTTTCTAAGTTTTTCTTGTTTACAGTTGAAGAAACTCTACAATAGATTACAATTTTTTCTTCTTTTTTCTGTTGAATTCCTAAGAGATTTTGAACAGTTTCGGAATCTAAACCATTTAAACTTCCACATTTTATAAAGGAAATTCTTCCTTGGTATTTCCAATTCCATAAAGTTTGTTTTGTAATACCTAAAAGTTTTGCTGCTTTAGATAATTTTATGAAACTCATTTGAATCTTCCTTTTATCAAATTCAAACAAAATTAAAGAATAAAAATTTTATACTTATTTTGTTAAATTTTAGAAAAATTAAAATTCAAATATAATGTTCTTATCTCCCTTTCTTAAAACATGTTGCGGTAATGAGGAAAATCGCTCCAAGCTGACTTGAGGTCGGAATATTTCCACATTTCATCATCTTCCTCGTTCAATCTTGCAATCAGGTATTTTTGGTCCAGAAACAAATAACCCATTGCGTAAACATCTTCGAATTCCAAACCGGATTCTTTGATTTCTTTTAAAATCGCAACCACTACTTCGGTTTCAATGAACGATTTTTTCTTGTTTTCTTCCAGCTTGCTGATGCAATTACGAACTGTTTCTTGGAGCTTTGTCATTTTGATATCCTTTCCTTTTTCCATTTTATACTTTAGTATAATATGAAATATCTTATGAATCAAGAGAAATTTTCATATTTTTGAAATTTTTTTGTTAACCTTGTAAACAGGATTTTTCTATCTCCAATTTTGTTAAAATCTTTTTAGGAAATTTTATTTTTCAAATGGTTATTTCAAAATGTCAAATATCCAGTTTATTGTTTCAGCGGATCCTGGTGTTGAAAATTTTTCGATTTGTGTTCAGGAATTGGATTCTATCACAAATTCTTTAAAAGTTGTTCACTTGGAGCTGCTTGAAAACACAATTAAATCCTTGCTTGAAAAAGCACAACCATCTTTTAATGATCAAGCAGATTTCTTTGGTGATTATTTTAATCAACTCTTTTTAAAATACAAACCAAAAAATATCTGTATGGAGCGTTATCAGATTCGTGGATTTCGAGCAAGCGGAAGCGCAGCCGAGTTAATCAATGTTATGCTCGGAATTTGCGTTAATGAAGGACGTCGTCAAAACATTCCTTTTAAATTGGTTATTGCAAGCGAATGGAAAAACGATTTCAATCGTAAATCGGAAATTCCTTTGAAAGAATTATACAAATGTATAAAGAAATTGCCTCCGCATTGTATTGATAGTATGCTAATTGGTTGGTATAACAACAAAATGCCAAAATCCTACTATACCAGCGAAAATCTCTTGAAATATTGTAGTGATTTAAAAAGGATACTCGACAATGGTTCTATTAGCTAAACCTTTAACCAGTTTTGAGCTAAAATACAAAGAACATGAATCAATGAGTAATATCTTGGTTCCTGAAACCAAAAAATCTTTGTTGGATGCTTCTTTGGAATTAGGAATTCCAATGAATCGTTTAAAACAATATTATGAAAAAGGTTTATCCTTGCTTTTGGCTTGTATTGAAGCTTATCCTTTGTTTGAGCGTTTTGACGGCACCATCAATTTTTGTCCGGAGTGTGGTAAAAACATCAAATCTTCATTGGAACCTTGTAAACATGAAATTGATTATTACGATTTATGGGATAACGAAATGGAGTATTTCGATTACTTGAATTTTATGAGTTTTGAAAGATTTCTTTTGTTAAAGGAACATAAACCGGATTTGCTCGAAATCTTTAGAGTTCACGGTATTGAACAGAAACAGCTTCGAAAGGGAAGAAAAAGAAATGGCTGATAATAAACGCTTAGAAACCTATTTGAATACAAATTCCATTCATTATTTTATGGAATCCGGAACAAAGCATATGTTTGTTTTGAATAATTCCTATGAATATTCGACCAAGAAAAATGAATTATGCTCAATTATTTTGCCTGTTGATGATAATCTGATTTGCAAAATTCCGGCTTCGAAATTACCATTTGATTTAACTGAACAGGCCCCTTTCGATAAATTGATTGAATCACATTGGATTCGGAACTATTTATCCAAGCGCTTGATTTTGATTTGTCCGGAAGATAAAGCTTTTGAAGTTTTGGAAAAACCGGAATCCCAGAAGGAACTGGAAAAACTTCGTGAAACAATGCCGGATTTATCCGAAATGTACAAGCAGGAAGAAATTACGGTTCAGGATGCACCAATGGTAACAAACCAGCCGGAAGCTCTGGAAGTTGATTTGACGGTTTTGGAAGTTTTAAATAAAACCGACTTGACGGAAGATGAAAAATATGTAGCCATTAAGAATATTGAAGATCGTTTGCAGCCGAAGGATTGGCAATATGTTTATGAAAATGGCGAAGAAAAATTGAAAGAGTTGGCTACCTCAAAACTGTAAATATAAATCAGGAAAATAAAGCCGGAAGCATAATTGAAGGCTTCCGGCTTTTTAACTTTTTTGGAGATAGTATAAATGCAAATTATTAAACCTAGCTGTTCTTTAGTTGAAATTGCCAATCCTTTTAAATTATGTGAACGGGTTGGACGGGTTTGTTACAAATCAGAAGATAGAATTACTGAAGATTCTTATAAAACATTTATTATAAATATTTTAAATCGTGGTCATTATTCGGTTCTTGAACATGCGAATTTCCTTTTTGCTTGGCACGGTAATATGCCGGTAAGATTTTTGATGGCTTTGGATAAACCTGGTATTTATATTCATCGTTTAAATCAATATTCATTTCGTATTTCAATGAATTTGAGAAATGCAATTGAATTGGCTGAAAAATCATTGATTTTTGATTTTATTCGAATGATTAGAGATACTTACGACTTTCCTATTGAATTCAACCTTGAGAAATTGGCCTCGAGTACTGATTTACCGGTAGGTTCTAGAATTGATTTGATTCAAAAGCCTGATTTTGATGAGGATTTTACCTTTGAAACTGTTGAGTTTCAAATAGCTCGTGGAATTTGGGATGAACTTGCACGCCATCGTGAAAACAGTTGTGCTTGTGAATCCAGTCGTTATTGTATGTATTCAAAGGATAAATTCAACGGCGAAATCAAATTCAACGAACCTGTTTGGTACAAAGAGGCTGATTGGTTGACAAAGTGGCAATGGCGGTCTTGCTTAAAATCAGCAGAAAAGAATTACATGAAATTCTTGGCAAAAGGTTACAAACCTCAATTTGCTCGTGGTTTGCTTCCATTGGATTATAGCGTCAATTGTATTGTTACCGCTAATTTGACCCAGTGGAAACATATTTTCGAATTGCGAACAAATCAAGCAGCCCATCCGGATATGCAATTTATTATGAAGCAGGTTCGTGATTTAATGAAAAGAAAACATCCTAATTGGGATTGTTAAGTAAAGATTGAATTTTTAATCAAACTTTGGAGATACTGATGTCTAAAATCTGGAAAGTTAACAAAGCTTTTGAAGACGCCATTAAAAATGTAATGGACGTAACAAAAGCATCGCAGGTTACCATTGATTTTAATCAAGGAACTGCAACTATATCAGCATTTTTAAGTTATTTTGGTGCTGAAATCAAAACAAAAGTCGATGGAAACGAAAATGATTCCTTTGACATTGACGGTGGTTTATTATTGAAAGCCATTGGTGGAAGACAAGGATTTATTTTGGAAAAAGAAGATAATTCCAATGTCTTGAAATTCAAATTGGGTAATACCAAAGGTGAAATTCTGGTTCGTGATAAATCCGATGTAAACCTTTTCCATTGTTCGGAAGATTCAATGGATACAATGTCGGAAGCTTTCAAAACCTCCTTGTTTGGGGTTTTTGATAAATTGAAAATCAATTCCAAAAAGGTATCCTTGGATAAGTTGGATATTCAAATGTCTTGTAAGGATGGCGAATTGTTTTATTTCATTGGCGATCCGTTTTATATTCAATTATATCAGAAAGAAAATTCCGGTGTTGAAGATATCAAAACCAGAATGTTGTTGAAATATATGACAATCGTCAACAAAATTATGGCTCACGAAGAAAATTTGAAAATTGGTTTATCGGAAGGTGTTGTTTGTGTTGAATCCGATAATATCGTTTTGAATTTCCCGCAGATTAGTTTTGATGGCGATATTCTTCCAATCGATACCTTGAAATCTTATACCACAGATTATTTCAAGGACGAACCGGAAGGTGTTGTTATGTTCAAAGCAAATGAAATAAACGATTTCCTGAATCAGGCTTTGGCAATGTTTGATGCCGGTGGACAGTTATCTTTCAAAAGCAATGATGGTAAATTGCTTGTGACAATCGACAGTGAAGTTGGTAAATTGGATAAAACTTTTGAGGATGTTAAAATCAAAGGAAGCATTGACCATAAATTTGATTTGAGCAACTTGAAGGATTGTTTATCAAAACTATCTGGAACAATCAGGTTATCTTGTTACAGCGCATGTGTTTTAATTAAGACAAAGGAAATTCCTGAATTATCCTACATCTTATCTTATAATGCATAAACCAATTCTCCAAAGTGGAAGTTTGTCCGATGTTAGTTCCAGAAAAAGAAATTATCAAGTATAATGGTGGTTATCTAATCTTTTACCGTCAACCATTATCAAGTGTAAAATTGAATTTTGGGGCCAACAAGCGGACAAACTTTTTTGATATTTGTGAGGTTGATAATCTTGGCATAAAAGTTGGTTGGTTTTTCAAACCGGTGAAAAATTTTGAGGCTTTTGAAGATTCCTCCTTTGTTTGTTATAAAAAAAGTCAAAATGAAGAGAAGCCTGAACGAAAAATTTCAAACCCTTACATATTTTATTATGAAAGTCAAACCGGTTTCTTTTTAGCAACAAAAACAATTGAGCGTTGCAGGAAAGGAGATTTTTAATGAGTTTGCAGGATGATGAAAAACTTGCTGATTTTCGTAAAGCAATTGAAAATGGTGAATATTCCTTAAATGCAAGGCGTGATATCAAGGAAATTCAAACCTTACATGTAACAAGAACGGTTCGCTTGTTACATTCCGATGAAATTCGTGAAAATAATAATATGGTTATTGACGCTTTGATAAATAACCAAGTTACCAGATCTAGAATTGTGGAAATCAAACTAAACGCAAGCAATCTGGATATTCGTATTAAAGCAAGAATTGAAGCATTAACCAATTATTTGATGCTTACCTATGCCGAAGATTTGAAGAAAAATTACAAAACGCAAACCGAACGTAAATCCGTGGTAAATTCAATGTTTGATTTTACCAACAAGCTTTGTGCTGAGATTGAAACTGTTCAAAAATTTGCTGATTTGATTATCAATGATATTGATCAAGCAGCTTGGACTTTAAAATCCATTATTGATTGTTTGAAAATCAATGATGTTGTTGTAAGGAATGGAGTTTAAAAATGACAAAAAGAATTATTGATGAAGATGAATTGTTGGATCTTTTGAATTCTAGTAATATCTTAACCGCTCTACAACAAGGCGGGGTTGATAACTGGGAATGGTATGAGGCTAGTTTGGAAGATATTGAATCAATTGATCCTGAGGTTGAATTAGTTAAATATCCGGAGGCTGGCTAACTTAATTTTTTGGGAATTACTTTATAGAGGAAGGTTTCTAAAATGTCAGAAAGAATCAATCCGCTGTTTTCAAAACCTGAAAAAGTTAAAGTTACGGCTTCTGCAAGTCCGATTAGCAATCAGGAAATGCAAGCAATGGTTATCACGTCCTTGGATGGTCGTGAAATTCCTTGTGAAATTGATTTTGAAAATCGTGTTTGCTTACCGGTGGAAGAGAAGAACTAATGAGCTTGAAAAACTTAGATAAGGTGGGTCTTGGGTTAGACTTATCTGGAAAAACACAATATATTCAAAAGATCCAAAATCCAAAAATGCCAACCGAATCCAATTCAAAAATTGGAACGGTTGCAACCTTTTCTAAGCGTATTGAAGAAAATTCAGAAAAAGTTGAATTCAATTCAAATTCAGCAACAACCTTAGAAACAAAAGTCAATCAAAAGAAATATCAGGTTGTTTCTTCCACAAATGGGTCCGATTTATCCTTTGGTGGAAACATTACGACCAGTGCAATCCAACCGGTCTCAATTTATATGGGCGTTTTGGAAGGCATCATTGGAAAAAATGACTGGAAAACAAAACATAAGATTTATAGAGATATCTATACTTATGACTTAGCCGGTGCCGTCGTTGATATTATTTCAATGCTTCCTTATAGCGATTTCAATCTGGTTGGAATTAGCGATGATAAAATCCTTCAGGAATATATGGATATTCTTGGTGATTTACATCTTCAGGAAATGCTTCCTTCCATAACGACCGATTATTTGGTAATGGGAACATTCGTTGGTTCCTTAGGTTGGAATGAAGCAAAGAATCGTTTTTCATCAATGATTCCTCAGGACCTTGACTTTTGTGAAATTTATGATCTTGGAATTCCTGGTGTTGACCCGGTTATCAATGTTGAATTGTCGGATCATTATAAATCAATCCTTGAGCAAACCGGTCCACGTTTTGAAAGAATGAAAAAGCAATTGCCGGATTATTTGAGGAATCTTTCCGATAATGGTAAATTGGAACTTGATCCATTTTATACATTATATGTTGCTCGTCGTGGTTTAACCAGCTCAATGAGCGATAGTAATCAAGCGGATACCGAACATGCAGGTTCAGGAAATTCATATTTTAATAGAATCTTGACAATTTACCTGTTGGAAAAAGCCTTAATCAAAGGTACAATTGAAAGCGCTCAAAGACGTCAACGTGCAATTACCCATATTACGGCAGGCACCGAAGATTGGGTTCCAACGGATGACGAATTGAATCAATTGTCGGAATTATTCTTGACGGCGGACCTTGATCCGATTAGCGCTCAGGTTGTTACCCGTTCCGGTGTTGAAGCCAATTCAGTAAAATCTGGTGATGATTTTTGGAAATGGAATGATATTTTTGATTTCACGACAGGAGCTAAGTTAAAAGCCTTAGGTGTTAATGAATCAATTCTTTCCGGTGATGCAAGCTTCAATACTTTGGATGCTGCAATTTCCTCATTTATGGAAAGCATTTCACAGACAAGGGACATTATTACAAATCAGGTATTTTATAACAAGATTTGTCCAATCATTGCCTATAAAAATGATTTTAAGAAAGAAAAGAAAGATAAACAATCAATTTTATCTTCCGTTAAACAAAGAAAAGATGGGTCCTTGGTTGGTAGATTGGAAAATCCTTTGTTTTCAACTACTGCTGGAAATATTCCAGAAATTGATGATTTATCCGAATATCTTATTCCTCAAATTCAATTTACGAAAAATTTGAAACCGGAAGTTGATAAGGATTATCTGGAAATCTTGGAAACGCTTGAGGAAAAAGGTATTCCAATTCCATTACGTATTTGGGCAGCAGCTGGTGGTGAAAATATTGATGAATTGATTAACGCCTTAGATGACGATAATGAACTTCGTCTTGAAATTGCAGAAAAGAAAAAGGATTTAATTGACGATGCCGTCAAAGAAAAATTGCAGCAATTCTTAGGAATTGAAAATATCGAGGAGTTGTTACCACCGGATTCCGATATTGAAGCAAAATTGAAAACGCTTGGTGGAATGGGAAGCATTGATAGGACCAAAAAAGCTCGTAACCTTGAAGCTCTTCAAGATGTCTATAATGTTCGTGAATATGATGCAACCGGAAAGCGCCGTATTTTAACCAAAGCTCAAAAAGACAATATAACCGATAAAGTACATCATCAGATTGCAGCAGTTTTGGCTGAAAAAGGTAAAGAATACAATGAAAAGTTGAAAAACGGGGATTAAAAGATGACAGACAAGGTTCTAGATAAGTTTTTCAACCACCTTATGAAATGTGAAGGTTGTGATAAAGTTACAAACGATCCTAAGGATCCAGGAGGTCTTACAAAATATGGCATTTCGAAAAAAGCTTACCCGAATGAAGACATCGCTAATCTCACTTTGGAACGAGCTAAAGAATTATTTAAGAGAGATTACTGGAAGGTTTGTTCTTGTGATATACTTCCTGATTGCCTTTCTGTGGTTGTATGCGACACTGCGTATAATTGTGGAACCGTAATAGCCAAAAAGATTTTGCAACGTTCCTTAAATCTTGTTGATGACGGAATTTTTGGAAAGAAAACCTTTGCAGCAATTGATGTAATTAAAAATGACCGCAAGGCTTTGATTTCCTGTATTTCATTATATAATGTGAAAAGATTGGAATATTATCAATCTTTGAAAACTTGGCAAACATATGGAAAAGGTTGGGCAAATCGTTGTTTGGATACTTTAGAATTTGCTAAACAATTCCTTCCAAAATAAGGTTTTTGAAAATGGGTAAGATTTCAATCGGACGAGGTTTTAGACAACAAAGGGCAATCCTACCACCAGAAAACCGTGGTATGGCAATGATTGCTAAAAACCGTATTGAAAATGTTGTTGCAGCTCAAAATGCAAATCATATGGAAGCATTAAAAGTCCAAGGAAGTGATTTAAAAATCTGGGTTCGGACCTTTGCAGGTCAAAAATGTTCCTGCTGCACAACAGGTGGTCAAACCAAATCAAATCCGGATAAAACAATTTTCATTGATCCTTTTAATGATATTACAACATCAAAACGGAATTTTGATATAAGTGATGGAAATGAAATTCCTCAAAGCTATCAAAATCCTATGGAAGATGATGTTGAAGCTATGAGCGATGAAGAATTTATTGATTCCATAACCAGCGATGATACTTATGCCATTGGAAATGAAAATTCAATCATTTATGGTGGAGATAAGACGCCTTGTGGAATTTGTTTAGGAACCGGTTATAAAAATGATTACCAGATGTACAATGGAAATCGAATTGTTTTGGATTACTGGAATAATCCGGTTTCTCAAGGTTTTATGTTAGAAAAAACCTACCCTTATTCCTATACTTCAAATTTTGATAGTTCAAATTATATTATCTGGTCTTTCGAAGCTCCAACCTTTTTCAAGGATTTTTTAGGGCTTCGAGTTCGTAATAATCTTTCATATTGCAAGGATTACAAACTTGAAATTAGTTTTGACGGTATCGTCTTTATGGAATATGATGATGCTTTAATAAAAGCAAGGAATGGTAAGGAAACTCAAATTTTCCTCAAGGTAATTCCTTATGATCACCCTCTTTCCAATTCGGTAAACTTCACAATTACTCATATTGAGCTTTATTATCAAATGGGTGATTATATAAAAGGTGATTTTGCACCGATTGCCGATACCGAAAATTTTGAACTTTTCGAAGCCTTACAAACAACCAGTTTGGAGTTAGCTGGTGATATTGTAGGCTTATCACGGGAATCAGTTATTCTTGATGATAAAAATCACAAATTATGGAAAGTAATTAGTATAACTCCTCATATGACGGAGGCTCGTCAAATTTTCAAAAATGAGATTGAGCTTCGTCAAATTCAACCGAGTGAAAATTTATATCTTCTGAACCTGCTCGAAAATCCATATATTATTCTGAATACCAGAGGATTGGAGCAACGTCAAGGAAAACAAACCTACTTTGGTGAGTATAATCCTTGATTTATGTTTAGAGTATATCTTTTTTACCGTTTTTGAAAATTCAAAGAAAAATTCCACTAGAATTCTGTATATTCCCTATACTTTATCATAATTTCTTATCTTTACTATGTTTTTACACAATAGAATAACCGCCGATGGTCGCCGGTTGTTTTTAGAAAAGGGAAATTAAGCCGATGAAGAAAATGAATGAAATTCTTTCGTCCACGAAGTTTCCAATGATTGTTGCAAAAACAGATTCTATCGATAAAATCTGTGTTCGTCGTTATAAAGACAAGGAAAATAATTGCGAAGTTTTGTGCAATTATATGTCTGCACCTTTATCGCCTGTTTCTGGTAAAGATTTAATTCCTTCCGGAAATAAAACCACGACATTGAGCTCAGCTGAATTGAAATCATTGACTTCATTGGGCACCTGCCCAAGTTGCGGAGCCGAATTGATGGCACAGGCTGGCTTGGCAGATGAAATCGTTGCTTCTGGCAAAATTCATTGTATTGTTTGTGGCGAAGGTCTTGAAATTTCTCAAGAAGAAATTGAAGACGCTCCTGATGCCGAAGCTCCTGCGGATGAAAATCCTGCTCCTGCTGAAGCGGAAGTTTGTCCAGAATGTGATAAAGAGCCTTGTGAAGATCTTGAAGCTCCTGCTGAAGAAGCTGCAGTTCAAACCGAAGCTGTTTCACCTGAAGAAATGGACGAAAAGAAAAGCGCCTATCTCGATAAAATGGATCAAAATTACAATGAAGTCATTGATGATTCAGAAAAAACCTTGGTGGAAGAAGCTGATGCTGAAACTCCTTCCGAGGAAGAAATTGCTGAAGATATCAAAGAAAACATTGAAAATGAAGCTCCGGAATCCACAGAAGAAGTTCGCGTTGATATGTTATCAAAATGTGAATCAAATCTGAAGGGTAAGGAAATGGAAATCATTTCCTCAATGAAAGACACCTATCATTATTTGATGGTTGCTCATAAGCCGGTTGCTACGATCCACAAAGCTCGTGCAGTTGCAGCTGTCCAGAACATGTTCAATGACAAAAATGCGTTGTTGAAAGCTTTGACTGCCGCTACTGAAAAAGCTGGGTTTACAAAAGAAGTCGTTTCCAACTTTGGCATTGTTCCGGTTGTTTTGAAAGTGACCGCCAATGATTGTATTCATAAAGCGATTGCTGACGAAAAAGCCGCAATGGAAGAAAAGTTTGAGGACGAAAAAGCTCAGGCTGAAGAAGATATGGAACAGTCGTTAGGAATGGCGGCGGTTGCATTGAATCGGAACCTGACCGAGGAAAGCAATATTTTGGCTGAAAATTTGATTGCCAAGTTTGAAGGCTATGGTATTGAAGATGCTCGTGAAATGGTTGAAAGTTCCTTTGCTGAAGTTGGCGAAGATTATCTTCGGACAATCATTGCCAAGGCAAAAGAATATGCCAAAGAAACTCCGGAAGCTCGCAATGTTTTAGCGAAAGCTATGACGACCGCTGGTTTCCAGAAAAAAGGGTTGGCTTCTAAAGCTAACAAGGTGGAAGCGTCCGTAATTGAAGCCACTGACTTCAATGTTGACGATTTCCGTTCAAAATTGAGTAAATTGATTTAAGGAGAATGAAAAGATGTTAGATATTGCTAACACACGTGTTTTCCAGATGACTGAAGAAGCTGTTCACAGCGCGGATATCGCCAATGTTCAGAATGGTCAGGGTCTGGTTTACAAAAATGAAGCTGGAATCGGCAAAGTTGGTCTGGTTTCTGCTGCAGGTCAAAAGTTCGCTGGCGTTGCTATGGCTGGATATGTTCGTCCTTCCACATTGACGCAGACGGATGAATTTATGCCAACAGCTGACGCTAAAGAATTTGCCCTTTCCTATATGCCTGCCGGTGGTGCTGTTGAAGTTTTCAACGTTACGGAAGGTAAGGCGATGGCTGACGGATTCACGTTTGATGCTGAATCAAACAAGATTACGTTCGATGAAGGTGGTTTTGTAGCTCACGTTACATATCGTATTGAAGCTACATTGTCACAGGCTCGCGAAGCAACCGGTGACGGTTATCCTGCTGGATACCAGATTGCGCAGTTGAATGGAACGGTTGGCGTTATTGCTCAAGGTGAAATTTCAACAGACATGTTTGATGTTGGTTCTGATTTCACGGCCGATGCCCCAATTTATGTTGACGCAAATGGTTATTTCACAATGTCAGCTGAAGGAAATGTTGAAGTTCCCAATGCTCGCGTTTTGGCGGCTCCTGGTGTTGCTTCTCAGTTCCTGCGGATTAAACTGGTCTAATTTAAGGAGCATAGACGATGAATTTAGATAATTTGAAAATTCGTAATTCCCGTGAAACCTTGGTTGATGCCAAGTCTGGTGAATTCAATGCTTCTTCTAAGGCTGATTTGAAGAAAGGCATTTTGGCTGCTCTGGGTAAACCTGTTACAGTTGATTCTGAAGTTTCTTCAGCAGTTCGTGAAGAAGTCAAAGCTGCGTTCAATGATCGCACGACAAACAAATTTGCAACAGTTGGTGCTGCTATTGCTGGTGAATTATATACAGCAGAAGAACGCGCTGGCTTTGCTCGTCGTTTGTTGAAGAAAGTTGAAACACAGATTGGTGCTAATATCCGTATGGATGTTAAGTTCCCGAACGTGGTTGCTGTTCAGGCTGTTAGCCCATCTCAGGTTCAGCCTGTGTTCCTGCGTGATAAACATTTCTGGCCTGCGGAAATTGATATTTCCTGCAACCTGATGATTCATAAGCAGGAAATCAACACAACGACCGGTGATATTGTTGCCGAAAAGTTGCGTGAAGCTAAACAAGCCACGATGGTTCAGGAAGACCGCCTGTGGAAGAAAGCCGCTGATGAATTAGTTGGTTTGTCCAACTCAATGCAGTTGCTGGCTGGTGGTTTGACGCCTGATTCCTTGGTTTCAATGAGAACAGACGTTGAACGTTGGAAATTGTCTGTCGATAAGATGGTTATGGCAACGGATGTTGCTAACGACCTGTTCGGCAACAACTTCAGCTCCTGGTTTGATCCTGTGACGAAATATGAATATATTTCAACCGGTAAATTAGGTTCAATTTTGGATATGGAAATCATTTCCGATGCCAACCGTGAACCTACATTGAAGGTTTTGGATCAGGGCGACATTTATTTGATTGCTCCTGCTGAATATCATGGTGGTATGGCTGATCGTGGTCCGGTTGAAGCTACAGAAATCGATGGCGCTTTGAAAGGCCAGAATGCCCGTGGTTGGTATTTGGTTGAAACAGTTGCGATGTTGGTTTCTAACAGCCGGTCATTCGTTCGCGCTCGTCGCATGTAATCAATAATTTGCAAAAAGGAGTATTTATCATGACGAAATACAGTTCTTGCGCAGATTTGTTGATTTTGGCGAAATTGTATCATTCCAAAGGTCGTAAGGTGGATGCCGCCAAGTTGGCTGTTAAGGCTATGGAAGAAGAAGATTCTCAGGAATTGTTCGAATCCTTAGACGAACAGAACGATATGGCTGCTGCTGAAGCCAGCGATGAAATTGAAACTTTGACGGAAGAAGATCTGGAAATGGAACCAGCTGCTGAAGCTGAAGTCGAATTCGAAGAATTTTCTGAAGAAGAACCAATGGCGGAATGCAAAGCGGAAGAAGAACTTCCTCCTGTTGAAGAAGCTCTGGCTGCTGTTTTGAAAAATCGCAAAGTTATGGCTAACAAAATGACAATGTCTGGCTCACGTCAATCACGTGCCCAGTTGATTGCCAAGTTGGCTGCTCGTAAGTAATTTATAATTACTGAAAAGAAATTGAAAGAGGGGTTTAGGCTCCTCTTTCTCTTTGTTTTCTTGAGGAAAGTTTGTTAAGGAAAAATGTAATTATTTTATTGAAACAACAAATGAAAGGTGTTTTAAAATGTTGATTCGTGATTTGACAAAAGTGGTTGCCGGTAAGCTGGAAGTTACGGAAGGTGAAGCTGCCAAGATGGTTCAGGCTACCTTGGACGGTATCATCAATGCTCTGAAAGCTGGCGAAGAAGTAAACTTGAATAACTTTGGTAAATTTACGGTTAAAGTTCGTCCTGCTCATAAAGCCCGCAATCCTCGCACTGGTGCTACGGTTGAAGTTCCGGAAAAGAAAAATATTACATATCGGACCACGTGGAAAATCAGAACCGAATTGTAATCCTTTTATCTTCTTTGCTCTTAATAGGTGGTGAAATTCGTTTCACCACTTATTTTTTTTTTCAAAATTTCTTTTTATTTTTAAGATATTTTTAAGAAAATACCTTTAAAATGAAAATATGAAAGGTGGAAATAATTTCCTACCTAAAAGAAAAAAAGGATTAAGAAAATGAAAGAAGATTTTTGGAAAAACGTTAGAGAATATAGTTGTTGGACGATATTTTTTGGCATTATGTTGATTGTTTTTATTTGGGCTTTTGAAAACGGTCAGGCAAAAGTTGACCGGTGGGAAGAAGAAACCGGCCGTTATGGTGAAGGTTTAAGATAAGAATTTTTAAGGAGGCTTTGAAGAGCCTCCTTTTTCATATAAAATCAAAAATGGAGATGAAAATGAGTGAGAAAATTATTGATGCTGAATGGGAGGAGCTTGAAATTTTTGACCAACCTATTTTAAAATCCCAAAATCCCAAGAAAAAAGAAAGCCTCTGGTTTGATTTCCTTTTGCTGGTTGATACCATTATTTTCTCATTGATCTTTTCAAGAGTGCTTGGATTTTTTCTTTACGGAATTTGAAAATTCTTCTTGATTTTCTAGGGAAATTTTGTTATAATAAAGTATAGAATTGAAGAGGAATAGGTTATGGATCAAGAAAAAATTGTGAAAAGTTCAAGGTATGAAATTTACTGCTTTGCACAAAAGGTTGGTTTTGAAAATCCTTATACCTTCTATACATTAGATAGTGAATTACCAAGTGAAAAACCACACGTTCATATCTGTGTAAACAAGGATAATAAGAATTTTAAAAAATTCAAAAATCTAAGAAACAAAAGTCCTTTTAAATCGGTTGGTAAAATTATTCTTCGAAAAGATTGTAATTACACCTTACAAAACATTGAAATTGTTTCGGAAAATAATTTTACGACAAAAGATAAGAAATTGTTTGTTGATTGGTTGATGAAAACCGAAGATGGTATTCAAAATGCAAAATTGTGCCTATTAAACTATATCCGTTCAAATGGTTATGGACTTTTTGAAAAAGAATACCGGTAAGTTGTTAAACTAATGAAAAGGATTTCCAATGATAAATTACAACAACAGTGATGAAGAAAAACAAGAATTAAAGAAATTTCTTGTTTTGATTGCACAGACAATTTTGCTAACCTGTTTTATGTTTGGTATACCTTGGATAATCTGTCTTTACGGTGTAGCTTTACGTGATTAAAAGGAGTTTTAAAATGCCGAGTTTATTTGATGAAATCTTTTGCGATATGAATGGTTGCAAACAAGAAGATTTGGAAATAGCAAACGAGGTAGCAAAGGAATTCTTTGGAATTAACTTTTTGGTAGATTTGAAAAAGGATGAGGAAAATGACAGGGAAAAAAGAAAAGCCTGCGATTGAGGATACCTTCAAGGATACCGCTTTAAGCATTGGTATCCAGTTTAACGAAATCAAAAAAGCAAGCTTTTTAATGGACAAGGCTGTTGGAAAGTTGATTTCAGATGCCAATCATGTTCAGGCTGAATTTTCAATTTTACGTGAACAAAATCTTTGGATGAAGGATTTTCTTAAATTTGTAATTGAAAAATCCTCCGACAAAGAAATTCGTTCAAAGGCAGAAAAAGTTTTGGGGGATTGTGAATGTCAGGTTTAGAAATTGGATCGTTTGGAAATTATCAGGTAACTTTGGACCTTGAAAAAGCTGAAAAGATTGTAAATCAACAACTTTTGGAAGAAAATAAAAAATTCCGAAAGGTCCTTGAATTCTACGCAAATCGTAGAAATTTTGATTTCCAAAATGAAAAGGAAATTCGCTTTTGTAATTCGGATGATCAAGCAGATGTTTTTCAACCGTTTGGAACAAAAGCAAAAGAGGTTTTAGAGGAGTTCAAAAGATGATTTTGGTAGCAAGGAAGAAACCGGTCGAAATTGAATGTATCAAATTTACCGGAAATAACATTAGCGAACTTAGAAATTTTGTTGGCGACGCTCTTGTTATGAGTTTTCTTCAAATTGATGACCCTTGGTCTGAACATTCTGATCTCGATCCTGATTTTTCAATTCGAACATTAGAAGGTGATATGAAAATTTCAAAAGGTGATTTCGTTATCAAAGGCGTAAACGGGGAATTTTACCCTTGCAAACCTGAAATTTTTGAAAAAACCTATGAAGTTGTTGACAAAATCGGTGAAGCAAACTAAATGGTATTGATTTTCCTTCCGTTTTCTTATATAATAAAGTATAAACTGGAGGTGGAAAATGAAAATCGACTACGGTGAACATTGGAAAAAATTATCAGAAGCCTGCCGTAAACGAGATAACTACAAATGTAAACGTTGCGGTAAGGATTTTTCTCATAATAAGCTTGCTCTTCACGCACATCATATTATTCCATTATCAAAAGGTGGAAGAAATACATTATCCAATTTGATTTCTTTATGCGAAGCCTGTCATAGCAAAACCCACGGTAAGAAAATTCAAACTTCGAACCGCTTCAAACGAAAATTTTAATTTTCGTTGATGAAAAGGGTCAAGACAATGCTTCCAAGAGATTATCGTAAGTTTGAAAAGATGGTTCCTGATGAGCTTCAAAAAGCTTTCAATCAGAACGACCTTGATTCAATTAAGGTAATCAATCGCTTGGATTTTCCTTTTAATTTCAGAATGAATGTTCGTGGTGGTTGGTTGAGTAATAATGGAAGTTGGTTTTATCCGGTTATTACATCCCAAGAAACCGCCATTAACCATCAGTTAAGAAATGCAGATGGACGTGGATTTTTAATTCGCGCTTTTGAAAATGGAAATTGTCTTCAAACCTTAACACAGCCAAACTTGACAAAATTTGATACCGGAAATGCTCAGAAAATTCTTTCCTTTGCTCTTGACCCAAAATATGCAAAGGATAGAAATATCTACACCAAAATCAAAAATATAGCCAAGTTTTATAATGTGTTTATTCCAAATGCTTCAAAGATTTTGAGATTTGAAATCAAAACACCGGTTTATAAAAATAACCAGGTGATTGGTTATAATATTAAAAGAAATCAGAGGTTGCCATTTTTTATCATGGAAGTTGATCGGTTAAAGGATAGTGTATAAAATGTATAAAATTACATCAGCTCTTTCATTGGATCCGAAGTTATTAAAGGAAGATGTTGTTTATCTTCTTGGAATTCTTGACGAAAAAGTTCCTGAGATTGTTGAGGATATTTATCTGAATATTTATGATAAAAATTCAGCAATCAAGTTTAAAACTTTCTATGATAAGGATTGGTTCAAGGATTTGAAAATTTCAACAGATTCAAAAATCCGTTTGGCCCAGATTTTGAAAAATCGTTGTGAAAAATTTGAAGTTAATTCACTTATCTGGGAAGGTATTGTGAAGATGGAACCGGAAATTATCAAGGATATTGATATTTTAGAAAATAAAGGGAAGTAAGATGTCACTAACTTTAGAAAATTTGAATGAAAATGAAAATTTGTGGCAATCAATCCGTGAAGTTGTTATGAAAGTTGGTCAAAGGATTCAATCTACCTTAACCGGTGAAGATTTTCAATACAACTTTTTGATCACGGATTATTGTTGGGAAGAAGGTGAATCTTTCATCAATGTCGGTGAATTGTTTTATACAATTCCGGTTACCTATATAAAAGACCGCTTTACGACAAAAGCTAAACAATGGCGCAAGGAAGTTGATAAGATTGAAAACAGTTTAGGTGCTTTTCTTCCTAATTTCAAACTTCCGGAACAATATTACCTTGGAAAGCCGAATCCTTTGTTGAAGATTGAGCAACTTCCGGTTCTTCAATGTGAAAACATTGAATCAAAGCTCTATTCCTTTAATGAATTACAGGAATTGCTTGGATTTTCATTCAAAACAAAATATGCTGATAATTTGAAATTCAAACTATCCTTTAATAAGCTTGATTTTACCACTTCCGAACCTTGCGAAGTTGGTTTAAATTTTTTCAAAGATGATGATATCGTAAACTATTCAATTAAATTGCAGGTTTTGATTTCAAGTTCTTTGGAATATTGTCGTTATGTTGAAAATTCAACCATAAATTCTCCGGTTATTTATCTGGAATATATTAAAAAGCAATTAGCTGCATTTTTTGCAGATACAGATTATCCAAATTTAAAAATCAATGTAACAGCCTTTGAATCTCGACCGTTTGACCTTCAAACCATTGGAAATTTTCAAGGAAAATTTTATCGTAATCTGGTTGGCGATATTCTTTATTTGCAAACTCCAGGTTTGAGTTTTGATAGTTATATTCGTGAAACCATAACTGGTTATGACCCTTCAAAACGTAAGGTGGTTAAACATTTAAGTGAAATTGTTTCTGTTCAAAACAAAATCATCAACATTGATCCAAACAGTTTGAGAATTGTTTATACTAATGAAACCGGAAATATGGAATCTTTTGATTTCAGTGAGTTTGCTCAGATTTCCATTACACCGGAATTTTGCAATTCATATTTAAGCAGAAAATGTTCGGATCAAGAATTTTCAAATTTCTTGAAAATTTTCAAAATATTCTGCAATCCTTCCGGTATGGATTTAACCAAAATGTCTTTGCTTGATTTGTTCGAAAGTTTCGATTCAAGCAAAATTTCAAATCTGTATAATTCTTGGGATTCTTTGGATTTACCAATTCGCTTGAAGTTATTCAATAAACTTCCTTTGTATTTGTTTATGTTCAAAAACACTTTCAAAGAACCTGAAATTGAAGGGATTTTGCAACCACAAATGACAAGACGTTATGCAAATATCGGTACGATAGATTTCCCATTACGGTTATCTCAAATTTTGCAAACGCCAATCCATCGTTTTACGGTTGTGGATTCTTCGGAATTTTATAATCTTGATGTTTTGATTGACCATCTGAATGTTTTGAAGGCTAATTCCAAAACGAAAAAATCTTGCATTATAACGACAAGAAGCAAAGACGCATTTACGAAATTATATCAATTTGCCGATTCACCGGTTATTGTTGATAAAGAAACCTTACCGGAATTACAGCGTTTGTTTGGTTCCAACCTCATTGCTTATTTCAATGAGCTTTCAACAAATTCACCGGTTATTGTCAACCCAAACTGTTTTGGATCATCAGAAATTCTTGGTGAAGATGTTGGATTCATTGGCGATGAAAAAGTTTCTCGTAATCTGGTCTTGGAACTTTTGAGAAATATTCAATTTGATTATGTAGGTGTTGATCTTGACTCCTTTGGTGATGATATTTTTGATCAAATTATTCAGATTTGCAACAAATCAAAATACCTGGTACTTTCAACAGCAACAAAAACAAACCGGTTGGTTGATGTTATGAAAATGTTTGGAATTGAATATGTTTATTCAATGACGTTTGATGAAATTCAACCAATCAATGATGCCCCAATCCATCTAAAATCCTATGCTATAACAATTCCTGAAGTTCAAAAGGATTTTTACGCTCAAACCTTTGTTGAATCCAAAAACATGATGGAAGGCTCCGAAGATTACCTGAATGTTTTGAACAATAGCAATTTGATTAACTTTGGTGAGCTTGAACCGATTGCTAACAAATATCTTGGTTTTCCACAACAGTTTTTGAACACGCCAGCTTCAAAAATCTTTACTTATGGTGATGCTTTTGATGGTGACATTGAGCAAAAGAAAATTGATACATTACTTCATTATTTGTATTGTTGCAAGTTTGGTGGGGTTTTTGAGGATACCTTATTCCGAGGTGGTGATGATTCAACGAAAATCCTCCTTTTTTCGAACAAGGAATCCTTATCGAAATTTTCAGATGCTTTCAAGGAACATTTCAAAGCGGTTTTGGATCAATATAATCTTGGAAGCCAAGTACAACTTTATTTGGATATTGAAGATGTTTTCGAACTTAAATCTTTGGCAAGCATTTCGGAAATCATAACTTTTGATATGAAAATTTCCAAGAATAATTTGAAAAGAATTTATAATACTCTTGAAAAGTATTCCATTTACAAACTGAATCTGGAACAAAATTTTTCAATTACAACTTTCTACTTTGAAAATACAATTGAAAGCTCAAATTATTACTTAAATTTGAAGACATTACAAAAACTCCTAACCTCTCAAATCAATGGAACGCAAGTTGATATTGATAACATTCTTGATTTGTTGGATTTTGAAGGTAAATCAACAGAAGAAGTTCAGGAAGTTGAAAACGCAACAGCTGATTTGCTAAAAATTATTTTTGATAAATCAATGTCAAAATTCAATTCCTTACAATCCTCAATCCTGAAGAAATATGGTTACAAAGTTTCAAAGGAAACCTTGAAAAAATTCTATCGTAAGGAATATATTGTTGTTGAAGATGTTTCTCAACCAATTTTATTCCCCTTTAAGAATTTCATGAAATTGGATGTTGGTCTTGGAAATTTTGAAGCCAAGTATAAAAACCTTGGATTTGTTGACGAAAATGAAAAACCTTGCTATTTCATCAACAAAAATTTCCTGAATGATGAATTCCTTACTGAGCTTGGATTTGGTAAAGAGGTTTCAGCTCAGGCTTCCACAGCAATTGTTGCTGTTAATGATTACAAAAAGGTTGTTTTTGATAAAGAGCTCTTGTTTGCTGAAATTTCCTTTGCACCGAGTCTTGATACAATGAAAGAATTTATCAAGGATTATGGTTTAACCATTCAACCGAATTATTTGAAAATAACCGATTCGGAATCAAAACAAGTTGTTGAGCAGGTTGAGGATGAAAATGAAGCGGTTTTGAATTGCGGTTTTATCAATGGCTATCCAATGTTATATTCAACCAATTCATCAACAAATCTTGCGAAATATGGTTTCAAATATTTCAAGAATGTTTTTGTTTTGGAAGAAGATAATGAGGAAGCTCTAAAATCCGATTTGAATAATATGCCACTTAGTGAAGACCAAAAGACTCAAATCATCAACGTTTTTGATGAGCTCAAATCCGGTAATAAAATCAAGCTTCCAGCTCAAATGAATTATTTTATAGCAGGAAATATTCCGGATAAGAATTTTAGAGCATTTCCGGTTATCATTGGCGAAAAATTCTATTTATTCATCAATGGATATTTTTATCAAAAGGAATGTTATAAGTTATCAAGGAAATTGATGACTTTGAACATGATTGAAACTTTGTTTTATCTTATGGAATCTTCAATCAATCTTTTGAAGAGCCAATTCTATAAAATCAGCAAAACATTGAATATTCAAAATCTTCAGGAATGTGTTGATTTCTTCAATACAAAAGCCCCAGTTTTCAAGGAACTTCCAAAGGCAACTCCTGAAAAGAAGGAACCTGAAAAGAAACTTGTAAATCCATTATATAATGAGAAGAAAGTTGAGCAACCGAAATCTCAGAAATTGGAAGAAAAATCCAACAAATTGAAGGCGGAAGTTGCAAGAAAACGTAAAATGCTTGGAGTATAAACTGTTATGTTGATTAAATCCATTCAAAAGTTTTTAGGGATTGAAGAATCTGGATTTTTTGACCCGAAAACGAAAAAGGCTTGGACAGATTATTGTCACAAAACACCTGGTATGGTATTTTATGCAAGTCAGGTTCCTAATAAAGATTACCTTCCAAAGACTTTTCTTGATATGTTGGAAAGGTTAAATACGAAAAGTAAAAAGACGGTAAAAGCTAAAACTCCTAAACCTACTCCTACTCAGGAACCAAAAAAGGAAGAAAAACCTCAGGAACCGGAATTGAAAAAAGAAGAACCAAAACCTGCAAAAATTGTGGTTTTTGGTGATGTTGTTCCTGGTGATGTAATTGAGGAAAATGTTGTTACCGATTTGGCGGTAAGTTTTAATGAAGCAACAAAAGCTGCTGATCTTGAACCTTTGGCATTATCCAAAGAAGAAGCAACCAAAGAATATGAACCTCAACCTGCCGATATTGTTTCAGATGAAATTGTTGAAGTCAAGGTTGAAGAAGTCAAGGAACTTCCTAAGAAACGAGGAAGAAAAAAGAAAAATTGAAAAGACAAAACTTGAAGGAAAGCCGGTGAAAATAAGCCGGCTTTCCTGTTAATTATTCTTTGAAAGAATAGCGTTTGGAGGAAGAATATGCGCAGACAGGTAGGAACATTTCGTGATGTAAATCAATTATTAGCGCAACGTGGTTATTATATTCACGCAATGATTACCAAAAAAGGAAAACCCCTTGTTTTCTTAAAAAATGAACATTTTGATCAGGAAAAGAATATTCTTTTCGTTTCAAGAGATTTTTATGGTTTAAGTGATATCAATGAGGAAACAACACTTATTCCTTGCAAGGCACCTGGTATTGAAATTGTTTCCAATATTATGAGAAGACAAAACATTGGAAATGCCGCAATCATTGGGATTTATGATATTTACCAATGGAAGGAATCCAATGCAAAGTTGGAATTCGATCCTATAACGCAAAGTGGTAAACCAACTCCAATCAAAATATTGACACCTGGTGAAAAGGTTGAGTTGGTAAAGGATTTCTTTAATTCGCTTGAAAAATTTGTAGAAGCAAAAGGTTTTACCGGAATTGTATTTTGTGGTGCAACCAAAGAAGATCAAAATATAACCACCGGTGATTTTGAATTGAATTGGAAAAAATGGGGTAGAGTTTGGAACCAGTTTGGTGTTCCTTGTATTTTAACCGTGCCTTTGAATTATATTTCCGTTGATAGAGATAATGAAGAAGCAACAAATATGGCTTCGTTGGCTGGATTTATGAATGATCATACCGCTTATGTTATTCATGGGAAAAATTATTATACCTTGGATATGGAAGGCGTTAAAACCAGGTTGGTTAAAAATATCAAGCAATTTGATAAGTTTATGCAAATGCTTCGTGAAACAAAATTATCCTCTTGGGACACGGAAACAACAGGATTATCAAGGACTTGCGAAGATATTCTGACAATTCAGGTTGCTTTAGATGAAAAAACTGCTTATATAATTCCGTATAAACATAAGCAAACACCTTTCAATCAGGAAGAGCTTGATTATATTGCAAAAACTTTCAAAAAATATTTTGAAGAGGAAGCAAAAGGAAGCATTCATATTTACCAAAATGCAAAATATGACTTAAACCAGTTTGCTCATATGTGTGGTTGGAGATATTATTCAGCTTTGGTTTGGGATTGTATGGCTGCTGAATTCCAGCTTAATGAAAATCGTAAATGTTTGAAATCCTTTGGGGTTAGTCCTTTTTCATTGAAATTTTTCACTTACAATTATGGTGGTTCAGAAATTTATGAGGAAGGTAATGTTGGTAAAGATGATCGTGAGGATTTGAATAATAGGAACTTGGAAGATGTTGCCGAATATGGTGGAAAAGACGTTGTGGTTCCTTATCAACTTTATCATTTTGAACGAGCGGAAGCTAAACGAAAAGGCGATGAACATTTTGATAATGTCGTTCTTCATGTGATTGGCGATATTATTTATGATACGACAATTTTGGAACAAAATGGTGAAAAGGTAGATAAACCTTATTTGATAAGCCTTTTAGGGAAAAGTTCCGATTTTGGTGGGCAAATGGAATCATTGAAAAAGGAAATTTATGATTCCAAGGAAGTAAAAATTGCAAATGATATTGTTTGCGAAAAACTTGGATATTCATCAAATGGAAAAGCCGGACTTTTTGGTCAGAAAAAATGGGCTTTCGACATTGGTAAACCTGAACATAAAAGAATCCTATTTTGCGATGTTATGGGTTTGGAAGCGGATAAAACCGCAAAAGGTTCAGATTCCATTGGTAAGAAATTTAAGGAGAAATATAAATCAAATGAGCTTGTTGCAAAATTTGACCGTCTTGAAAAGATGAAGAAAGCAGAATCAACATTTATTTTAGGTCATTTTCAACGATATGAAATTGATAAGGATTTACGAAATGATGATAGAATGCGTTCAAATTATCAATTTACCGGAGTATTAACCGGTCGTATTTCAGCAAGCAATCCAAACCTCCAACAGATTCCATCAAGAGGTGAATTTTGCAAAATAATCAAAAGACAGTTTATTGCAAATCCTGAAAATTTCTTCCTCAAAGCAGACTATTCAGCACATGAAGTTAGAAACTGGGGAAATGTTTCCGGTGACGAAGGGATTGGTAATGCCTTTGACATTGGTAAGCAAATTCGTAAACAATTGAGATTGTATTTTTCTCAAGATTATGAAATTCTTGATAAATATGAAAAATTCAAGAAAGAAGTTAAATGGGAGGTTCCAAAAGGTTCAAAGGAAAAGGCTTTAACATATGAGGAAAAGAAGGCTTTGGTTGAATCCTTACCAACAGGAACAAGGGAAGAAAAACGTTTCCATAAATTATGTGACTTAATGTTTGACCTTGAAAACCGTGGTGATGTTCATAAAATGAATTATGAATTTTTCTGTGGAGTTCCTGCAGCTTTGGTTACCCCATTACAAAGACAATCAGCAAAAAGGTTGGTGTTTGGAACCATTTATGGTCGTGGTGCTGCATCAATTGCTGCTGAAACTGGTGTTAGTCCAGAAGAAGCTGAAGATTTGCAACATAAAATGTTTGATAAATTTTCGAACGGCTCAAGATGGTTAACTCATTGTAAGGAAAATGGTTCGAAAACTTGTGAGGTTCATTCACCCCTTGGAAGAATCCGTCATCTTGATTCATATATGAATGGTAGCTCAAATTTAATTGCAGCAACCGACCGTCAAGGACCAAATAGCTGTATTCAAGGAGCTTCTTCCGACATTGGTTTTGCAGCTGGAAAAATTATGCAAGATCTTTGTTGGAATTGGTTTTGGAAACGGGGAATCAATCTTGGTTTCAAATATTGTAATGTGGTTCACGATTCAACTGAAACGGAAGTGGCTTTAGCACATTATCCTATTGTTATGTATCTTTTGGAGCACGCTTATACAACTTTGGTTCATAGGAAGTTGAAAAAGTTGTATGATTTTGATTTGAGTTGCGGTTTTGAGGTTGAAGCTGATATCGGTCCTTGTATGTCTCATATGGAAACCTTTAAGAATTTCTTAAATTTCCAACCAATCATTGAATCATGTATTGATTGGGCTAAAACCGGATTTCCTAATTGGTATGTATCCGAAGATAATCTCAGAAAATGTTGGAAAAATTTTAAAATTCTTGATGATGTTCGAAAAGAGGAATTGAAGCAAAGTATTGGGGTTAAGGTTGATACTTTGATGTTGGTTAATAGTAAGAATATCTTAGAACTTGGTTTGGAATTCTAAAAATTTTAATTTTCTTAAAAATCAAGGAAAATTCTTATGGCAACCGTTGATTCCAGATATAATACCGAAGAAAAATGTTCCACAATTCTTGAAGCATCTGTTGAACATTTCAAGGAAGAATTGTTCAATATTTATCCGGTTAAAAAGAAAATTCCTGTTGTTGGTGTTACAAGCTCCGATATAAACCGTGAACTTGGAAGGACTCAAAAGAATACATCTTATCAGGAATATTTTGCAATAAGTATAGCTTCAATATCCGAAACTGAGGATAGTTGGAACACTTTTGCAACCAAAAAATATGGTGCAGGCTTAATTCCAAATAAAACAGAAGGGGTTCCAGATTTTTACTACAAATTATCTCTTACTCCGGTTGCGGTTGTTTTAAATTTGAGTTATTTTACTCAAAGTTATCAAAATGTATTGACTTTTTCCAATTACTGGATTTCAAACCGTAGGGAAGGAACCTTTCAATTAAATCTAAGTAAATTTCCTATTGATATTCGTATTGAAACTGAACCAACAATATCAATAGGAGAAAAGGATCTTGCTGGAGGAACCCCTTATAAAATAGATACGACTGTTACAATTAAAACCTATGTAGGAAGTATTTATAAAACTCCAACTGCAACTGCTTTGGAAGGTGATTTGATTTTGGTTGATTTGAATGGTAAGGAAAGGTTACAAGATGTGGTCAAAGATGATTAGTTGGATTAAAGCAAATCTTACAATTGAAAACCTCATCAATTTATTTGACGGAGAATAAAAATGGCAGGTGCACCACGTCCAATTGATAAAAGTGGAAATTTTAGAACTGTTCGTAAAGATCAACGATTTCCTCCCCGCTATCACAAGCGCGCTGACCAACAGCAAAAACTTGGTCCTGGTATGTCGGCTGTTCAAATTTTGAGAAAAGTTGGTAAGGTTCAGCTTCAAAATAGTAAGTATGTAAGAATTAAACGTGTGCAATATAATGAACGTTCAAACCTTTATAAATTTACTACTGAAACTTATGATCCAGAAACAAAACAATATAGAATTCATATTCAAAGAATTTATCCTGCTGATAGGGAATATAAAGGAAAGTTAAGTGAATGTCCGGCAATTAAGGTTACTTGTAGCTGCGGAAATTACCTTTTTTGTGCGGAAGTTGCCTTATCCTACCATAATGCAGCTGATATTATTTATTCAGATGGTAGTTATCCTATTATTAAAAATCCATCATTAAAACCCCAAGTTTGTAAACATTTATTAAAAGATTTGTTGTTTTTAGTTCAAAAAGGTCTTTGATTTTGATTAAACAATATCTCATTTATTTACTTCGTTGGCAGTTATCGACTCCAATTTTATCAATCTGCTTGATCAATCTTCATTTTTCTACCACCATCAATACCGTAATTGCAAACCTTGTTGGTGGTTTGATCTTTTTCTGGTTCGATAAACTTATTTTCAAGGGAAATCATTGTGCGAAAACTCAACAACCATAAACGTGAAGATTTTGAATGTCCTTGTTGCAAAACCTTTGGTGTTGCTGATGAAAGTTTGAAAAAACTCTTGAAAGCGGAAAAGCTTGCTGGTTTTGATTTCAAAATTTTAGCGGCTTACCGTTGTGCTTCTTACAATAAACGTTTGAAAAAATCCGTAACTAGTTCCCACCTGGTTGGTAATGCTTTCAACATTGATTGCTCATATGAAGACCGTGATTGCAAAATGTTTGATAAACATAAAGCATTTACAATTGTTAAGTGTTGTATTGAATCTGGCTTTACCAGAATTGGGTTTAACTTCCACGAATGTTTTATTCACGTGGACGATGATTTAAAAAAGAGGCAAAATGTCATTTTCGATATCCACAATTTTTAATCAGTATCGAGTATATTTTTACTTTGGTATTGCTTTGGTTTTCATTTTTCTTGTTGGATCAACGATTTCATTGTATAATTTGAATGAATCCAAAAAGCAAACAATTTCCGAATTGAAGAAATCAAATGATGAAAAGAATCAAATGATTCTCAAACTGCAGGAAGATATAAAGAAAAAGGTTAATCAACTTCAAGCCGTTAATGATAGTTTTTCAGAAATTGAAGAAACTTACCAGAAGGAAATTTCCAATTTAATGCAGCAATTGGTTGTGCAAGAAAATGATGTTGATAAACTAACCCAAACCATCAACCAGCAATTCAATTCCACTTTGAAATTTTTAGCAGGAGCAACAAACTATGCTGAAAAAAGTTCTAATTAGCAGTTGCTTGTTTTTAACTGCTTGCTCAACACCTAATGTTATTGTTCAGGAACCGGTTCAGATCAATACCCCTTTACCAAGCAAGGTTGAACCAATCAGTTTGCATCTTGAGGTTGTTGATGTAAATGGCGTTAAAAAGTATTCCATTACCAAAGAAGAGTTCGTTATTTTGAATAAATTTCTTCTTGAAATTTCAGAATTCATTGAAAAATCCAATTCCGTAATAAAATTTTACCGGAAAAAGTAACTTTTTAAGGATTTTTTAAAAATTCCTCTTGATTTTCTTCCACTTTCTTGTTATAATAAAGTATAGAATGGAAAAAGGAAAGGAGGAGTGTTATGGAAAGAATTTTTGAAGCAATGAATGATGATATGATCTTCTTTTATGATTCATATTATCCTGTAACACGAAGCAGTTGCAAATTCTACAAAATTTCACCGATTTTGCAGAAATTTCGGTTAACCAAAGCTTGGATAAAAAAGATTTGGTTGAAACGCTTAGCTGGTTGGCCAAGATCAATGCTTCGTAAACAGTAATTTATTATGCCCTTGTGGCGGAATTGGTAGACGCGCAGCCTTGAGGTGGCTGTTTCCGTAAGGAAGTGCTTGTTCAAATCAAGTCAGGGGCACCAAAATATAAAACAAAAGGATTTTGAAATGATTTTTTGCTATATTGACACTGAAACAACCGGTATGGATAGATATCGAAATGGGTTGGTTCAACTTGCTGGCTGTATTGAAAAAGATGGTAAGGTGGTTGAAAAATTCAACTGGAAAATGAAACCGGTTAAGGATGATTGTATTTTTGATGATGGTGCATCCGAAAAAACCGGTTATACAAAAGATTTAATTCTGTCAAGCGATGAATTTATTCCTCCACTTCAAGCATTTAATGAATTTTTTACAATGCTTGAAAAATATGGAGATCGGTATGCCAAGAAAGGTGAAGAAAGAATTATTCCGATTGGTTATAATGTTTCCTTTGATACCGATTTTTTAATCCAATGGTTTAAAGATTTAGCAACAAGTGAAAGAGAAAGAATGTATGGTAACCATTTTTTCAACTTTTTCACTTTACCTGGTCTCGATGTTATGCAATTGGCTTTGCTAAAATGTTTACGAATTAAACATGAAATGAAAAATTTTCAACTTGGAACAGTTTGTCAAACATTCAAGATTGGTTGGAATGATGAAGAAGCTCATGACGCAATGTATGATATTAAAAAGACCCGTCAGCTTTTCCACGTAATAACAAACAAGAAGTTTTTACCTCATGAGGTTCCAGAATGAAAATGTCTCTGGATTCGAATTTGAAAAATCAGCTTTTTAAACCACTTGGTAATCGTATAAAGCGTTATCGAAAATTACGTGGTTTAAAACAAACTGATTTAGCAAGATTGATTGGTATTCAACCTCTTCAAATTCATCATTATGAAAATGGAGATTGTGATCTTCCACTTTCAAAGGTTTTTAAAATCAGTCAAGTTCTTGAAATTCCTTGCGCGGAGCTTCTTCCGGAGCAACTTGAGGTTTCAAGTTTACCTGATGGTATTTTAGCCTTGGTTTCATTTATTATGTCTGAAAATATCAATGCAATTCAAGTTTTGAATATGATAAAAGTTAATAGAGGAGAAGAAAATGGTTCGTAAATCAAAAGATACAGAAGCACAGCGGAAAATCAATCAAGCAGTTGCAAAAAAGCTAGATAAATATCTAAAAGATAATAATGTAACAAAAAGTTCAATTGCAGCTCAGCTTAATGTAACACCAATTATGATAACCCATTACCTTCATGGTGGTGTTGCTATGAGGACGGAAAACCTTATAATCCTTGCAAAGCTTATGAATACAACAGTTGATGATTTGTTGAAAACAGAAGAAGTTTAAAATTCATCTTGATTTTCTTTATCCTTTTTGTTATATTGAAGTATCAATTCAACTTTGGAGATTGAAAAATGAACATAGAAGATATCAAAGATGCCTTTGAGGCTCTAACCGAAAGAGAAAAACATTTCGTTTCAGATATTATCAATAACATTCACGGTATTGATATTGAATCCATTAAAATTCCTGAAATTCAGGCGGAACCTGATCCGGTTATTGAGGAACCTGAAATTGTTTCCAAAAAGATTGAGCAGGATGATGGTTTTGATGAATTTGATGAAGATTTTATTGAGCCTGAAAATCCGGTTTTAACGGTTGCCAAAGACGAATTTGATGAAGATTTCGACGAAGAAATTGAATTTGCTCCTGAGCAAACTGTTGAGGTTGAAGAAGAACCGGAGCAGGTACCTGAAATCGTCAAACCGGTAATTTCCAAAGAAGAGCAGGAAGATATTGATGATTTCAATGCTGAAGTTCCCACTCCTGCTAAACCAGATTCCCAGATGGAATTTTTAAAAACCTTGCAGAATAGTTTTATGGATAAACTTCCGACCAACATTTTTCCTTACTTGGATATTAAAATCGGAAGAAAACCCTATGGTTACAAAGATTTTGATAAGAAAAATCGTAAGGAATTGGCAACCGAAATTTTCACCTTAGGTAAGGTGATTGAAAACTTTACGGATAAAGAATTGGCCGATTACCATTTAATTGGGGATGGTGTTATAGTTGAACGTGGTAAAAACTGGAATTTCAAAATAGCAGGAAAATACTTATTACCTTTATATGGTTACGAAGAATTAGCTAAAGAAATTTAAAATACACCGGCGCAGAAAGAAAACCGTGGAGCCTTTGTGTTTCCACGGTTTTCTTTATGTTTCTTTTCCTTTTTTAATTTTTGGTGTAAGTTTGCAAACTTTAGTTTAAAGGAGTCATTAAATGACGTATAAAATTTCAGCTGGTGTTTATCAGCAAGAGATTGTCAAAGGTTCAGGCTCTTTGGCTGCGATTAGTGGGACGATTGGTGCTTGCGTGTTCGCTTCCAAAAAGGGTCCATTAGGTCCTCGGGCAATCACAGGTGGCTGGGAAGAATTTGTTTCTTTATATGGAAATGGTGATACCGCTTGGTCACCGGCACATTTAGTTTTAAAGCCTGCTTTGAAACAAATGACATTGTTTTATGGTAATCGTATTGTAAGTGATGCAAAATATGCTGGTTTATCAGTTTATTATGATGACCAGAATAAAAATTTCTTCACTCGTCCATTTACGACAGGAACTTCAGCGGATTTTGAAACGGCTCTACGTTCTACAAAATTGATAAGCTTTTCAAACTACCTGATTGAAGGTGATGTTGTTACGGTTGACTTAGGTTCAGTGTCTGTTTCTCAGGAATTCAATAGCACCTCAAATTATACTTTGGATCAATTATCAAAGAAAATTGGTGCTGCTCTTGATGAAATGGGATCTGGTGGTGAATGTTCCATTATTAAAGCTTGGAATTTGAGTGACCGCAAAGAAGCTATTCAGTTAACGTTTAGTCGTAATTTTGTGGAACAGGATCTGGTTTCTTTCAAAATTTCAGGTGTTAATATTACGGAATCCACAATTTCAGCATCCTATGCTGAATCTTCCGATGGAATGCTTCAGGCTCTGGTAACCGCTTTAAATGGAGTGGATGGTTTAACTGCTACGGTAATTATGGCGGAAGTTCCTACTATTAAAATTACCTGCAACAAAGCTGGTCCTGCTAATTTGACAATTTCCGAAGAACAGTTGGTTCCTGAAGATTTATTGATGGAAAAAACAGTCCTGACGGAAGGTCATGGCGTTTATGATGATCGTGTTTTGTTGGTTACTTTACCAGAAACCATTGATGATTTGGAAATTGGTGGAAGTGTTGAAGGTTCCAATGTAATTGTTGAAGTTGAATCCGATTCCAAGATTATGGATATTTTCGCAGAAAATCCTGGTGCTTGGGCTTCTGATATGAAAACTGGTTTAGGTATTAAAATTACCGGTTTGGATGACGGAACTTCCCAGCGCTTACGTTTGACAATTTCAAAGGCAATCAAGGCTGGTGAATCTTTTGAAGCTTCAATTGGTTATGGTGCTGAAACGTTCCAGATTGAACCGGTTGAATTTGCAGAATCATCAGATAATACCTTGAAATTGATTGCAGCTGCTATTCAGAAAGTAATTGACGAAAGTATTGCACCTGGTGCAGTTGTAGCAGCGGAAGAAGTTGTTGGTGGAACTGAAAATGACCGCTCAATCTTAATCATTGGACCAAATCCAGATGTTTCAATTTCAATCAATAATCCAACGTTTAGTGGTAGCGATACTGCTCCAAACGCGGTTGTTAAAGAAATCATTCCAAACACTCCTGCAAATCAGCAGTTTATGTTGGGTGTTTATGCGCGTGATTCTTTGGCAAATCCTTTGGAAAGTTGGGTTTGCAGTATGAACAACCAGTTGGATTCAACCGGAAATCAGATGTTTGTTGAGGAACGTGTCAATAAAGGTGCTTATGAATCAGTAAATATTCGTGTCGTTGTTCATAATCCGGATTATTCCAAGTTGCAAGAAATTAGTTCAATTGCTTGGTTAGGTGGTGGTGAAGATGGCGTCATTCCAAGCAATTCACAGATTATGGCTGGTTGGGATGCCTTCGCGGATCGTGAACAGATTGATGTTCGTTTGCTCATTGACGGTGGTTATACCAATGTTAATGTTGCTCAAAAGATTGCGGAAGTTGCTAAAAATCGTAAGGATGCTGTAGCTTTGTTATCAATTCCTTCCGATAAGCAGAAAGCAACGGCGGTTGCAGATTATCGCAAATATGAAATGAATGTCAACACGAGCTATGCAGCTTGCTATGCTCCTGACGTTTTGGTATTTGACGAAAATGCTGGAACAAATGTCTATATTGCTCCTTCCGGTTATGCAGCAGCTGCTATTTGCTACACGGAACGCAACTGGGCTATTTACTGGGCTGCAGCTGGTTTGACTCGTGGTTTAATGGATGGTGCCTTAGGCGTTCGTTACAAATATAATGAAGGTGATCGTGACCTGGTCGAAGGCGTTCATGTTAACCCGATTCGCGACATGGGAACAGCTGGAGTTGTTATTTTTGGTGAATATACAACTCAGACTCAGGTTGATCCATTGACAGATTTGCATTCAAGATTGTTGGCTAACAATATTGAAATTTATCAGGATTTACAGTTCCGCTTTGGATTGTTTGATCCTAATGATGAATTTTTACGTGCAGAGTTGTGCAAAAATATGAGCAACTACCTCGAACCTATTAAACAAGGTCGTGGTATTCGTGATTATCAAGTCATTAGTGATATCAATACAGAATCTCCTGCGGATGTTGATATGGGTGCATTGGTTATCAAGGTTAAATGGAAACCAACCAGCTCAACAAAATACATTTTGGTTAAAAACTATATTCTTGGTTCTGGCGTTAGCTTTGACGAAGAAATTGGTTAATCTTAACCAAAGAAAATTGAAGAGCCTCTAGAAATAGAGGCTTTTCTTTTGTTTTCTTGAATTTTTCTCTTGATTTTCCTGAGAATCCATTTTATAATAAAGTATAAAATGGAAAAGGAGATAAGACGATGAAATGTTACTGGGGATTTAAAATTCTGGAAATGGAAGTCGTGAAAGAAACTAAGAAAACTTTTACGATTCGGTTGAATAATAAATATGTTCCTATTTTTAAGAAACAATTAAATAGTTGGAAGTCAATGCACTTTGATCCAATGCTTCGTAAGGAATTCCTTTATGGTCATCGTGAATCTCTTGTTTCTACCACAAAAGATTTTTCAATAACCGGTTATCCTATGGAATTGAAAAAGTTGAACAAGCAGGAATCCGAGATTACCTTTACGAAGATTTCATTTTAACTTTTTTCTTAATTTTCTTACAGGTTTTTTTGAGTAATTAAAAATGAAAGTAAATGTTTTATCAATACTTGAAATTAAATCTGGTGGACCTTCAGAACATACTTTTTACGAAGTTTGGAATGATAAACAAAGAAAGGATTATCTGGAAAAACATCCAGGTTCAAAATTTTCAAATAAAAATCAAAAGGAAGAAAAACAAAGCCAACCTTCAAATAAAACTAAAGAACCAAAAAAGGTTCGTAGAGTTTCTTCAAAAAATCCAAAGGATAAACCGGTTGTAGATGCTTTAAATGAAAAAATTCTTCCAAAATTGGCTGATACTGGAATTGATTCCAAAGTTTCTTCAAATTGGGGTGCTGATGGAAAAATGCATGTAAGGATTTCAAATCGTGATTATAACCCGCTTGATGAAGAAGTTAGAATTCCTGAATTTACATATGATCCAAAAACAAATTCTTTTTCGGTTGATGGTTATGGTATGCCAGCTGAAATAAAAAAATTGGAAGGGAAAAAGTTAAAACCAGAACAACTTAATGAAGTTGTTGATTTGGCTGTAAAATATGCTGAAAAAGAAAAAAAGGAAGCTAATGATAAAGGTTTTGTCAACCGTGTTGATCTTATAGATTCAAGAGGTAAAGATCCTATTGAATTTTATAAATCAAAAATTGAACAATGGTCTCGTAAACCTTATACAGAGGAAGAAATTCAAAATCAGAAAGATAGACGTGAAGCTAATCGGATGCGTGAATTTAATTATGTTCGAGATGATAGCTTGAAAATTTGGCAAGAAAAATTGAAAATTGCTGAAAAATTGAAAAAGTAAAATAAAACCTCTTTGATTTTTTAAGAACCTTGGCTTTAAATTGCCAAGATTTTTAATTTTTATTCAGGTTTTATAAAACAAGGAATCTGAATAATGTCAACAACTCTTGTTTGTGATGAAAAGATTTATCAAAGTGGTCAAAATGTTCGTCAGTTGCTTCTTGATAAAAGATTTTCAGCAGAATCTGAATCAATTTGTTCAAAAACCCAAACTTTAGAACCTCATCAAAGTTTGGTAATTCCAACTTGTAGCTTTGTTCACGTTCATAGCAACAAGGAATTGGTTTTCGATTTCAATGTTGAAGGAAATATTACAACCAGAAGAGGTTCTTTTGTAACCTGTGGTTTTGAATATGACGAAGTTACCATTACTAATCCTTCCAAAGAATCAGCAATTGTTTATATGGTTTATCAAATTCCATTTCAATATAAGGCACCTGAAATTGAAATGGTTGTTGATCCACCTGCTGGGGTTACAGTTGAAATAGGTCAGGAAATTGAACAGATTGTTTTTGATATTACCGCAATTCGAGGAACACGAGATATTGAAGCAATTAAAGTTTATCGTGATAATCTTCTAATTTATTCAAAATCTGATGTTGTTACATCACAGCATTTCAGCTTCACTTACAAACCAAAGACTCCAATTGTTGAATCCACAAAATTCAAGTTGGTTGTTACTGATGGTAAAACCGCTGTTGAGCAGGAAGCCGAATATTATTTCCGGTATCCTTTATATTATGGTGCTGTTCAAAATAATCCTGTTGATGTTGAGGAAGTTGCTCATTTACCTGGTATGTATATTGATAAGCAAGATTTTTCATTGATTTATAACGTCAATGAAGCTTATGTTTGCTGTGCAATCCCAACAGAATGGGGACATTTAAGATTGATTGAGGATCCAAATGGTTTCAATGTTACGGAATCTTTTGATGTTCAAGAGCTTATCCTTCCTCTTGGAACGGTTGAAAAATCTTTTTACGTTTATGTCTTGAAAACCATTACGTTGATTGAAAATTACGAGTTCCACTTTAAGTTTTAATTCTTAATTTTCAAACAGAAATTTCCAAGGAGAAGAAAATGGCTATTATTTCAAATGTTTCAAAGTTTCCAATTACATTGACCTCCGCCGATGGTGATTCTTGCACAATTCCGGTTGGTAAAAATATTCCGGTGGCTGATAAATTTATGGTCAATGTTTTACCTGGAATTGTTGTAATTAAAGGTGTTGAAAAACAAGTTACTTACAAAAAACCAGAGGCTACGGCTAAAAAGAGATCAAAAAAAGAAAATTAACTTTTTAATTTTCTAATGATTTTTGGTAAGAGGATTTAAAAAAAATGACTGTAAAAACTGGTGTATCTTTAAAACAGTATACAGCTCAAATCAATAGCGATATTTCAAGAAAGCAAAATATTCTCATTGCTGGAAAAAATATTACTATTGACCTCACCGATCCAGAAAATCCAGTAATTAGCGCTACTTGTGATTTTTATGAGCATATACAAGCAACGCCTTCGAAAACTTGGATGATTGTCCATAATCTTGGAAGATATCCAAGCGTTACTGTAGTTGACAGTGCAGGTTCCCAAGTAATTGGTGATGTAACCTACATTGACAATTCTACGGTAAAAATCTCATTCGAATCTGCGTTCGGTGGGAAAGCTTATTTAAACTAACTTAAACACGTGTTTGATAAAGGAGAATATAAATGCCAACAGTGTTAACTAATTGGAATTTGAACGGTAATGAAGTACAAAATTCCGTAATGCAGAACTTAGCTTCAGCACCATCTACAGGCCTGAAGGAAGGTTTGCAATATTATGATACTACATTACATGCTTATGGGATGTATATCAATGGTGCTTGGGTTTATTTTGCTACAAAAGCGGAAATGGACGCAGGTTTAGCTCTGAAACAGGGTAATTTGAAAACTGATTCAACATTATCCCTGGCTACAGACCCAGATGAAAATAACAAATATGAAATCAAAGTTGTTACTACAGCTTTGGATAAAGCAACAGCCAGCACTGTTGGTGTTGTCAAAGGTGGTTCCTATATTGAAGTTGATTCCAATGGTGAATTAGACTTAGTTGATGGAACGGTTGCGTTTGCTAAATTATCATCTAATGCTGTTGTTGATTCAACAACCGGAATTGCCGAATCTGCTACTGCTTCTAATGAAAAGTTGCCAACGGAAGCTGCTGTTCGCGCTTTGTGTGATGAAATTGCCGAATCTGCTCAGACAGCCACAAAGATTGATGGTGAAACAATTCAGCGCAATCCCGAAGGTGAATTGTATGCTCGTTCTGCTTCCGAAGATGTAACCGGTGTTATCGAAATTGCAACGGAAGAAGAAGCTTTGGCTGGATCAAGCGCAACATTGGCCATCACCCCAGCTACCTTAAAAGCTGCTATTATTAAGAATATGGAAGGTGGCGTTCAGTATGTTGGACCTTTGGCTTCCATTACATATCCGGTTCAGAAAGGTGATTTGTTCCTGGTTGCTTCTGATCAGGAGTTCGCCGGCGTTTCTTTAAAAGTTGGTGACTATGTTCTGTTCAATCAGGCGGTTGCTGAAGCTGCTGACTTGGATTCCGGTGATTTTAATGTTATTGATAACACAGAATCTTCCGATCTGGTCCATCAGGATGCAGTTGAAACATTGACAAATAAAACAATTGATGCTGACAACAACACAATCTCCAACTTGAAGATGACAAATTTGGCTTCGGCGGTTGCTGATTTTGCTTCAACAGAAACAACTGAAGAAGCTAAGGCTGCTGCTAAAATTGCTTCTGAAGCTAAAGTTGCTGAAATGATTGCAGCTGGTGTTGTTGATGTTGCCGTTGATGATGTTACGATTCAGAATACCTCTGGAACGTTAAGCGTTAAAGATGCTGGTTTGACGATTGGCAAATTTAATGCTGATGCGTTGCAGCTTGGTGCTTCTGAACAGCAGGCAGATGCTAAATTGGCTTCTAAAGTTTATGTTGATGAAGCTGCTGCGGCTCTACCTCATAAAGTGGCTGAAAACAATGGCGCTTTGACGGTTACAGGTGGCGTTGCTACTTGGACAATTACGCACTCCTTAGGTGCTGATGTTGTCGTTCTGATCAAAGAAGTTGCTTCCAATGATATGGTGATTGCGGACGTTAGAAATACTTCTACCGAAACGATTATCAAAATCAATTCAAGCGCTGAATCAATTGCTGCTGATACATATCGTGCGACAATCATTGGTTAATCTTAACCAAAGAAAAATTGAAGACCCTCTAGAAATAGAGGGTTTTCTTTTGTAAAATTTCTAAAGAAATTCTTGACTTTTTTGAACAGATTTTGTTATTATAAAGTATAAAACTTACAAAAGGATTATTCAATGTTTTGTATCATCAATAGTGAAACGAAAAAAGCTATTTCCTATTTCAACAATTCCAAGAGTGCAATTTCAACTTTTGAAAATTTGTTGAATCAAAATCCAAACTTAAAAATTTCCTTAATTGATGGTTACAATTTAACCAATCCAACTGACAAGAGCAATTGGAGAAATCTTTCGGAATCTACAGTAGTTTGTGGATTATGTCACAATATCTTACCAAAATACAAATTTTTGAATGAGTATGATAAACAATGTAATTATTGTTCTGATTGTAGGGAAAAGGAAAAGGTTAAGGCTCATATGAGAAGAGCAAAAGACTTAGGAATTTCTCTTGAAGAATTTGAAAAACAATTGAAGGAAAAGAAGGTTACCCAATGCAAATCAAAGAAAACTGAAAATCGGAAAAAATCTGAAACAACTATTTTGAAGAAAAATCCCGATAAACCGGTTACTTTGATTAAAAACATGTCGGCGGATGAAAAACATTCTTACTACAAGGATTTATATAATCGCTGTTATAGGCGTCCTGAAAATGAAAAGAAAATGATAGTTCCAAACGGCAAATCAATGTCTGAGGAAGATTGTACAAAGAACTACCTTCAATATGTTACAAACAAAACCGATGAAGTTAAGGCAAAGATGGTCGAGGATGGTGAAAACATTTTTAGATTTTCCTTTTATTTCTTATACATGGATTCAAAACCGGTTTTAACCAAAACCATTGATTGTGATACCAATCATGAAAAGGTTTACTATATTCAAAACGGTCCTATTCGTGGAATTTCTTTTACCTTAGTTTGTTATGATACCAAGGAAAAAAGAGCTCGCAAACGAATTGAACAAAAACTGAAGGAGTTGAAGTCAAATGGTTTTCAAAAGTAGGAGGTTCAAATGTCGAAAAAGAAAAAGTTGAAAATTCCAAAACCGAGGGATCTTGTAGCAAAGGAAATGTTTTTAAGCGGAAAATTCAAGCAAAAAGTAATTCCAAACAAGAAAAAGAATTGGAAATCAAAGAATTGGAAAGCGGAGTTAAGAAAAGATTCCGCTTCTTCCTTGTTAATAAGGAATAAATTTAAAAAGAGGATTTTAAAATGTGTTGGAAAATCAAAACAAAAGATGGAAAATTTCATAAGGTTAAAAATGTTGTTATGGATGCAAGTCCTAATGAAGAGGAAAGTTTCTATACCGTAACATTTCAAACAAATATTGAAAATTTTTCAATTTTTTCAAATCCGGATACCGACATTCAAGGTATTCAGGCTTTTGGAATTTTTGGTAAACCAAAAACAAGGTTGCTTTTTAGAGATGATGAACAAATTCCAATCTTTTCAATAACAAAAGATAAGGTTACGGTGATTTTCAAGCTGGTTGAGTTTTAATTTTCTTTAAAATTTTAACAGCTCAGGACAAAGGAAAAATGAATCTTAACCTTCTTTTCTTTGATCCAAAAAGTCCGTACCACCTCTTAGTTTTGAGTTCGTCTATCATAAAATATCCACCAAGCTGGTTTGAGGCTTTTACATTACCAAGTTCTTTAGAGGAAAAATCAAATGAAGATTTGCTTGAATATTTACGAGAAATATCAAAATGGAATGATAATCTTTGATGTAAGGTCCGATTACATAAATCTTACCACTCAAAGAATAGCAAATTATGCCTTAAGTTTTCTTCCTGATAATTATGTTGGTAAAGCAAGATTTTATTATTTCGGATTGGATTTGAATGTTTATGATCATATTTTCCTTGGTAGCGCAAACTGCTTCCTCATTTTAGCTCTTCCAAATTCTGAAATTTCAAAAAAGCTCGATACCTTATACGAGCATAAATTGAAATTTAAGTTCGCAGATCTTAAAGATTTTGATAAAGATGCCCCGGATAACCTGGTAATTGATGATTGCAGAAAATACTACCTTGAGCTTGATATTAATGAAGAAAATCTTTTACCTGGTTATTATCCGGATACAATCAAACTTATTTTGGGCTCGGAAAAATACAAGGATTTCCTTGAAAAAATGACTGGAAAAACTCAAGGAGTTGTTAATATGAAAGGAAAGGATTATCCTTATTTCTACAAAAATGATGTAGAAGAATATTTCTTGAAGTTTTGTTAGGTTTGAAAATGGTTACCTCTTATAACGAAAAAGATATCGTCGTAACAAAAGGTTTGGAAGGTTTACGTTTACGTCCAGCCATGTATATCGGAAATCTGGAAAATGGTAGGTTTTCGATATTGAAAGAAATTTTAGACAATGCTCTTGATGAGGCAACCTCAGGGTTTTCTAAAAAAGTAGGTTGTATTCTTTATGATGATGGTAAGGATTCCTGTTTGGTTTATGATGAAGGTCGAGGAATTCCTGTTGGTCCACATCCGGATGAACCTGAAAAATCAACTATGGAAATTGTTTTCACGCAGCTTCACGCTGGTGGTAAGTTGAAAAAAGGTGCATATTCAAGCGGTTCTGTTGGCACTCACGGTATAGGGTCGAGTGCAACCAATGCCCTTTCCGATTATTTTCAAGCTTGGACTTTTCGTGATGGTAAATGGTATACTCAAACATATTCAAAAGGAATTCCTACCTCAAAAGTAACAACAATACCTTCAACAAAGCTACCAATTTCTCTTAAAAAAGGAACAATTGTCAAATTTACACCGGATTCTTCAATCTTAAAGAAAAGGCTTGACGTTATACAAGTTTCCGAATATATGGAAAATTGCAGCTTTTTGAATTCCGGTGTAATTTTTGAGCTAATCGATATAAAAGGAAATCTTAAAACTTTTAAGTCAAAAGGTTTAATTGATTTCGTTAAGAAGATCACATCGTCAATAGATGAAAATGGTGAATCAACTGAAAAGTTTGAAAACCTCGGCAATCCTTTCATTTTTTCCAATGAACAGGTTGATGTTGCTCTTCAATGGTTTGAAAGTGATGATTCAAATCTAACCAGCTGGGTCAATAGTAACAAAACAATTGAAGGCGGAACCCACTTAAATGGTTTGATCCGTTTAATAACAACAAGCTTTGGGGATTTTGCAAAAAAGAAAAATTACAAACCTGAGGATTTACGGGTTGGTTTATACGGTGGTTTAAATATAAAAATTGCTGAACCTCAATTCGATAGTCAAACCAAGGAAAAACTAATCAATCCTGAAGCTGATAAGATGGTTTTTGATATTTTAAGAAAAGATTTCCTGAAATATCTTGAAAAGAATAAAAGTTTTGTCAAGCGGGTAATTGATCGTGCTAATGAAATGCGGTCAATTTATAACAAATTTGCTAACGAAAAGAAAGCTTTATCTAAAATCAAAACCAGAGGAAAACAAGCTCTTCCCCCACCCTCAAAATTCATAATCAGCAACTGTAAGGATGATTCCTTGCGCGAATTGATGATATGTGAAGGAGATTCAGCCGGCGGGTCGGCACGTCAAGCTCGCAATCCTTATTATCAGGAAATCCTTAAACTGCGTGGTAAAATTTTGAATACAGCAAAGGCACAATTATCTAAGGTTTATGAAAGTGCGGATATTATCAACATTTTAAAAGCCCTTGGTTTTGATCCGGTTAATAAAGAGCATCGTTGCAGGGTTGGAAAAGTAATCTTTTTAACGGATGCAGATGTCGACGGCGAGCATATATCCACGTTGCTCCTGACTTTGATAAAAATGTATTATCCGGAGCTTTTGGAACAAGGTAAGGTATTTGCGGTCGATGCTCCTTTATTCATTGGAAAAACAAGAACAAGAACAATATATGGTGAGGATTATCAGAATTTAGTCAAAAAGGCAGGAAATGAAAAAATCCAAAGCGTTACAAGATTAAAGGGATGGGGGGAAGCGGATGCCGAGCTTCTTCATGACCTTGCTTTTAATCCTGCTACCAGAAAACTTATTCGAATTACGGATGTTTCCGGTGCAGATTTTGAGTATTTCAAGAAAATTGTTGGTGAAGATTCCGAGGTTCGTAAACAACTTTTGGAAAGTTTGTAATTAAAACAAAAAGGTGGGTGTATTATGGAAAAGGAAATTGCTGAAAATTCAGGAAAAAAGATGACTCCTCTTTTGGCTATTAAAATTCATTGCAAGGAATGTTCCGGAGATGAAATGCCAAAGAATTGCATTATCCAAGATTGCGTTCTTTATCGATTCCGGCTTGGTTTCGATATGGAGAAAAAAGGTAGGGTAATGAGTGAGGAAAATAAGCAAAGGCTTCGTGAGCAGATGGCAAAAGTTCGTGATTGCAAGAAAAGTTGAGCATTTTCTTTGTTAATAAGGAGTAGTTACAAACTTTTGGAGATAAGAAAATGCAATATGAAGTTCACGATTATATCCTTTTCAAAAATGGTCGTAAGAAAACCAACGGATTTATTGAGGCTATCCTACCAAACAGTATTTCCGTTAGTTTAGCGGAAGATCCTCAGATTCTGGTAAATCTGGATAAACCGGAGTTGATTTTAGCCGATTATGGTATTCAGCCGGATTTTGATGATTTAAAAGCTAAAATTTATAAAAAGGATTTCACAAAGACTTTCTTTGGTAAAGTGACAATCTTTCGTGATATTACCTCCGACGAGGAAAAAGCAATTACCGATGCGATGGATTCAATTGCAGCAACAGATGCTGTAAATGTTTTGTTGCATCCTATCAATGTTGAAGTTACCTATCCAAAGGGTAGTGAAGGTTCCGTTAAAACAGATGATAAGAAACAGGAAACAAAAATCACTTTATGTCCTAAGGCTTTTGATAAGGAAAATTGCAAAGAAGTTTTGCTTCACCAGATTGGTAAGGCAATTTGGTCTCAGAAATTATCAAATGCAATGAAGGAAAAATGGATTAAATTTTACGACAAGAATATGAGTCGTAAATCCGTTGCAGATGCGTCGTTGGATCAGTTGCGCTTGGATTTCATTAGTTCCGGAATGACAGTTTCCGATTATTGCAAGCAAATGTCCGATGGCGATGTTTTGAAAAAGGTTATGAAAGTAATCAAGCAGGACCATAATTTGGATCCTCGTCATGTTGACATTTTGGCTCAAAGTGGAAACGATTTGGTTTCAATCTGGCCGACAATGTCCTTGAATGTTGTTGAATATACTGCCTTGGTTTCCGAACGTTCCACAAAATCGGTGGAAGATTTCTTTGCAGAATCTTACATGTTCAAAATGATGGGCTTAGATATTCCTACCTCGGTTGATAATGCAGTAACAAAAACATTGAGCAACATTTAAAAGTTAAAGGTTGATAACAGATGGCAATAAAGGAAGAAGCTTATTCACCTGTGCAGGTTGATCAAAACCCAATTTTATTCGCTCCGCAGATTGATATGCATTTAACCGGTGGTAAGGTTCAAGATATTCTTGATGATACTTTGCAGTTCTGTTATCAACCTTTATTCCATCTTAATTGGTTCAAAAGAAAACTTGCCTTGGTATTTTGTGATTTTGAAGTTAATACCAAGGCAAAATTTTCTAAAAAATCAAGGCAGGAATTTGCCGTTGATATTTTCAATCTCATTCAAATTGAAGATGAAGAAAATTTTGTTTTCAAAATGCGTGAAATGGGTATGCATCGAACCTACATTCAGGAAATTGTTGATTGTTTTCTAACCGAAACAAAAGATATTGATTCAATTGAATGTAAACTTTTTCAAAATATTCGAGACAACAAGATTGACTTTGAAATTTCAGAGGAAATTTCCAATCTCGAGCAACATTTCGATGGTATTCCTTTTAATAAACTTTCTCAAATTCGTAAAAAGGTTCAATATTGGTTTGATGTTTATATTCAGTTTAAGGATATGGTGGCTGCAAAGTATTACCGCCTTTGTTACAAATTTGCAAAAAGGGAATGTGCAACACGTGGCACTTTGGAATTGGATAGCCTGTTTAAAAGTTTGCTTATTGCATTAAATCTTGCTATTGATAAATATAATTCCGAAAAAGGAGCACTTGCATCTTATATTCAAACTTGGATAACCGGTTATATTAAGAATGAAAGTTACGCTCTTGAATTGGGCCAAGCTTTCAAATTAGCCTCCTGGAATATAAGAGCTCTAAAGAAAAATAATATTACTACCTATGCAATTTCCACTGATTCCGAGGAATATAAAGAAATGCAAAGCAATGAGGTTGATGACTCAAGTTTAGCCATTGAGGAAGAAATTGGTAGAAATATTGATGTAACTTTGTTAAATACTTTATGGAAAGTCAATGATCCTAATGTAGATTTTGTTCTAAAGATTCTTGGCTTACCAAAAGTGAAATCCTGAACGGATGCAGGATAATTCATCCGGTAAATTGGTCATTATTTTGTGAAAGGTTTATGTAACTATGCCAAGTTTAAATTCGTTTCGTTCTGTTGCTGAGGAAATGCCTCGTTTGTCAGATTTTGTTGATGTCTTGAAAAAAGACAAAATGACCGGGGATGGAATTCGGGTTCGTTTAATTGGACCTTGCTATCGTTATAAAATCCACAATATCAAAGGACAAAGTAAAACAGGAAAAGATTTTTTCTATTCCATACCTTGCCCCGATCATAATTGTGAAACCGATGGCAAAAATGGTATTGAATGTCCCTATTGCAAAGCAAAAGTTCCAGCAGGTTTGCGTTTGTTAGTTAATGCGATTTTGTTGGATAATGTCAATTTAAGTATGATGAATCCGGAAAATTTCAATGAATCCGAACGTGAAGTTGTTGAATTTGAAGGTTTGAAATTCCGTTGTAAGGATATTCATTCCAATTCTTATACGCCGGCGGTGGTTCTTGATTTGCCGAATGGTATGGTTTCCAAGCTGCAGGCTTTGGCAAATACCAATTATGTCAAGGATTCCGAAGGTCATAGAACATATTATGAATTGACGGATTTGAAGTTTGGTTGCAATTTGTTGATTACCTTTAATCCAAAGGCAAGCACCCCTAATGAAAAATATTCCGTGGTTTTGGATCCTGAAAGTGATAAACGCAGTGCAATTGATCCTGAATTGAGGAAGCGTTTACTGATCTGGAATATTCCGGAAGCCGTCAAAAAGACTTTTATGCCGATTGATGATTTGGAAGAAAAGATTCGTCGTGATGCTGAAAAAATCCAGAATGCGGATAATATTCAGATTTATCTTCCGGAAGGTGTAACTCCAAAAGTCAATACCGATGATTTGGATATGGAGGAACCTCAGCCTCGTAAAATTAGTGCAAAGAAATCAATTCCTTCTTTGGATGCTGATGAAGATGAAATGGACGTTTCAACACCAGGTAAGGTTGTTGAAGCTGATGATCTTGATGATCTTCCGTTCTAAAATAACTCAACATTCTAAACAATTATAAATTTTATATAAATTTACAAAAGATTTAGATGACTTGAGTCTAAAAACTTCAGAATCAAAAGATTCCAAAGAACGGCGGTATTTCAATTCCGCCGTTTTTACTATATCAAAGAGTTCTTTCCAAGATTTATAAACCCAGCTTGATGATTCCTTCCATAGGTTGAACAAACTGGTTTTGTCTATAAGCTCTGGATAGAATTTACCTTTGATATATTTAAAGTTAGCACGTCGTGCTATCTCTAAACTTGCTGCAATGGGATCTGGTGCATTATTGCATAAGTTCCCAATGAATGAAGAATAAACAGGATTGACTTCTACGAAGTCGATTTTGTTGAGTAAGCATTGTTTCTTTAAAGCAGAAACTAAACAATCTCTTTTCCACTTATTCTTCGTTAAACGATTAAAACCTCTTCCTTTGCCAGAATTTCCGACTTTGAAATTCAAATCTTCAATGCCAAACTTTCCAACGTGGAAAAATTTGCATTTCTTGATTATGTCTTTTGCAATCTCTTTAAGCTCAAAGATTTGTTTGTTGTTTTGGTATTTAGAATCTTTATGGTTTGATGCTTTATGAAGATTCCTTGTGAAGTAAGAAAGGTCGTATTGCTCTTGTAAGAGGATTTTTCTTTTATTCCCGTTCCATTTTGATATAGAAAATCCAATCCAATTAGGATTCATATCAATAGCACCAACTACATTTTCATTTCCTTTGTAATTGGAACAATAGATTTTGGAATCATCAAACGTAATACAAATCTTATCTAATTTCAATTCAACACTGAAATTGGATAATTTTTGTTTTCCCTGTTCTTCTAAAGAAAGTAATTCGTAGAGGTAATTCTTATGAAGTTTTGGTAATTGAAGATTGATATATTTATATCTTGAGAATTTGAAAATGATTTGATTATTAGCAATATCTAATCTGAATTTTCTATTCCCATAGTATTGAAGCTCACCTTGCGAATAAATAGCTAATAATCTCTTCTCTTTAAAATCTTGATTTGAAATTTTCTTTTGTAATCTTTGAAAGAAATTAAATTTTCCTCCGAAAATAACCTCTTCTCTACTTGTTTTAAAAAGATAATTTGCTTTCTTAATAGCACATTGAATAAGCCAAGAATCCGTTGATATATTTTTTAAATCTTTTGAAAGAAGACGAATTTCCTTTTCAGATTTTCCGTTTTGAAAACGTTTGTAAGAAAATCTCAACATATTAGAAGATTTCCGAATTTCATCTTTGATGAAGTTTCGGTCGTCTTTCGAACAGGTATATGGTAAGCTAATTGTTTTCATCTTCAAGATCCTTAGCAAATTCTTCAAGTTTTTGTCTGCGATTTGAATACATTTTCATAGAAAAATGGTGAATAATTGCAATTAAATCCTGAGTAAGCTCTTGTTCGAAAGTTATTTCAGAAGTTGAATTTAAAATGATAATTTCACACCCAAACCTCGAAAACAATCTTTCAAAATAACCAAAACCAAAACGAGTCAATCTATCCTTAAATGTAATATAAATTCTTGAAATTTTGTTTTGACAAACGTCTTCAATAATTTTGTTGAATATCTTCCGATTTTGACTCATTCCTGAACCAATTTCACTGTAAAAGTTATCAATTTTTACACCATTAACCCTTGCAAATTCCCGTATGGATTCCTCTTGACGAATTAAATCGTCTTTTTGTTTTGAGCATGAAACTCTGCAATAAGCAATAACCTGTTTTGTATCCATCAAATTCATATTATAAACAGAATCAAGGTCGTAAATGAAATTTCGTTTATTCAACTGTTTGAATGAAATTTTTCCAGCCCGTCTCCAGTTATAGATAGTTTGGTTGGTTACTCCTAAAATTTTCTTCAATTCTCTTGCACTAACTTCTCTCATTTTTATTCCTTATAGAAAATTTTATGTAAATTTATATTTACTAAGAAAAATTAAGAATAAGGTTTTGGTTTTTTATCATAATTTGTAAACTTATCGAAACCTAACTACAATTTCGTTGTTAATCAATGAGTAGTTAGGTTTCTTTTTTAAGGATTAAAAATATGGCTAAAAAAGAAGAAGAATCAGCTCCTGTTGATTTTAATTCCATTTACGAAAATTTCGTTTCAAATATTGTAACGGAATGTGAAAAAGCTGATGGTATCAATAATAGTCTTGACGATGGTTATTATGTTCCAACCGGCTTACATGTTTTGGATTTCATTTTGAATGGTGGAATTCGAAGTGGTTGGTTTACAACGGTTGGTTATGAAGCATCTGGAAAGTCAGCACTGGCTGTAAAAATGTTGGGTGGTTTGGCTCATGATAAAATCCCCGGTTATTATCTTGATCCGGAAAATAGCTTAAATACAGAATCCGCTTGCTCCATTATGAATATTAAAAGTGTTGATGAAGTGTTTGGCGTTAGATCACCAACCGGTAAAGGTTGGGAAGTTCCACCTGTAATTCGTTATTCGCCGGAAAATATTTTGGAAACGGTTTTCACCTTTATGAAAAGAATCCTTTTAAATCTTCCGGATAAAATTTATCGTCAGGAAACCAAAAAATGGTATTATGTATTTACCAAGGAAAAGAAAGAAGTTGCTATGATGAAGGCTCTTGGATTGAAACCAATTCAAAAGCTTTATAGCGAAACCGGTAAATACTGGTGTGAAGCTCCAAACGGAAGATTCCAGTACGCTTTCTTTATTGATAGCCTTGCAAACCTTACAACTTCAGCAGTTGGTGAGGAAGAAGATGGTGGAAGCAATGCTATGGCTTTGGATGCCCGTGCATTTTCAAAATATGTCAAAACCGTTCGTGGTTTATTAAGAAGAAAGCATGCCGTCGTTATTGCAATCAACCAGTTACGTGATAAACCTGGTGTTATGTTTGGTTCACCTCAATATGAACCTGGTGGTAATTCCTTGAAATATGCTTGTGATTGCCGTAATGAATTATCCACCAGAGTTGTTCCACCTGGTTGGGAATCCGGTGTTACGGATGCTGGTGGAAGAACAACAACCTTTGGTCAAGAAGATTCCGTTGAAGGTAAGGGTGTTGATAAATATGTTTATAAAAACATTAAAAACACCAAAAATAAAGCTGGTACCCCATTCCGTCAAGGTTGGTGTCGTTTATGGATTAGCGATTATCAAGGTTTAAGACGTGGCTTTGACCCGGTTTTTGATTGCTTGAAATACCTGGAATCCACCAAACAATTGAAAATCAAGAACATAGCCGGTCGTAGGGAAATTACATTTGCACCTGGTATTATTTCCTTGAAAAAGGTTATGCAATATGAGGATTTCAAAAAATTGATTATTGCTGAGGTTTTTAATAAGCCCGAAATTGCTGAATCAGTTTTGAAGGAATATGAATTGGAATCCAATCCAAACTTCAACAAGTTATGTGATGAGCAGTTGAGATCCGGTGAAATTTTCACGAAAATGTTAACCATAGAAGATGGTGATTCCTCAATTGAAACAAAGTCTTTGGACGAGTTGAATGAAGATGAACTTCAGGAAGAGGTTGACGAGTTGGATGAAATGGATGTTTCCAGCAAGAACAAAAATCTCGATTCAATTGATGATGATATCGACTTTTAAGGAGATTAGATAATGTTTATCTTAAGAAAACAGTTGCGTGATACCTGCACAGCACATTATCTTGGAAAAGGTTATCCAAAAGCCTGTAAAAATGCACATGGTCATAATTATTTTTACACGGTTGAAGTAGGTGGAGAAAAACTCAATCAATATGATATGTTGATTGATTTTTCAGATATAAAATCATGTTGCGATACCTGGCTTCAGGAAAATTGGGATCATACAACAATCTTTTCAAGCTTTCAAACAGAAGCAAAAGAATTGTGGGAAAAAATGGGTTGGAAATTTTTTGAATTTCCTATAAAAGATGTTAATACTACAGCAGAACATATGTCAGAGTTTTTGGCACAGTTGTTTTATAAAAAGTTAAAAGAACTATATCCAAACATTGAATATGTTCAAGTTGAAGTTTCAGAAACAAAAGATTCAACCGCAATCTACAAGGTTGATATTTCAAATTTCGATCCAGAAATGGTTAAGAATATTTGATAACGTTCAAAAACTAAAAAGGAAAGGTATACCAAATGAACGAAAAATTAGTGAAAGAATTGAAGCTGGAAATCAACAAGGTTTTGGATATGTTGAATGAAGAATCCTTGATGCGTATTTTCTTGGATATCAAGGAAGAACATAGACGTATGGTTGATCTTCTTGAATCCGTCAATTATACGCCGGTTTTAATGGGAAACACAAAGCCTACTGAAACAAAATTAACGGAAGAAACAGCCGAGGAGGTTGTTGAAGAAATTAAACCTGCTAAAGCTCCTAAGAAGGAAGCAAAGGTTGAAGCTCCAAAAGCCGCTAAAAAGGTTGATGATGATTTCGATGATTTTGATACCGAGGAACCCAAGAAAAAGGAAGCCCCTAAAAAAGCCGAAAAGGTAGAAGAAAAGAAGGAGCCGACTAAGAAGGATGATGATGGCTTTGATGAGTTTGGCGATGATTTTGATGATAAACCTGCTCCCAAAAAAGCCGAGCCTGCTAAAAAGGTAACGAAGGAAGAGCAGGACGATATTGACGACTTTGATGATCTTGAGGAACCTGAAACAAAGCCTGCTGAAAAAGCAAAGCCCGCTCCTACTAAAAAGGAAGTAGCTGATGACGATAATGACTGGGATGAAGATTTTGACGAACCAGCCAAACCGACAAAAAGCGCTAAAACGGAAGAAGTAGATGATTTTGATGATTGGGGTTAAAATATATCCTCATAACTAATTGAAAAGAAAAGAGGAAAGTAACTTAACTTTCCTCTTTTTAATTTTACTACATTAAAGTTTTGTTTAATCTTCGAAGGAAAACAAATATGTCAAATACAATGATTTTACAGAGCCACAAGGCATTGGATAAAATCGCTTACAAAATTGTTTGTAAAGCAAGCGGTCCTATTGACTTTGTTTCAGCTCAGGAAAATGTTTCCGCTATGTTTGAAAATAAGTTTCACGTGGTTCGGAATTCTTTAAAACATCAAGGTGATAATCTTTATTCAATGGTTATCAAAGCCAATGTTAAATCCATTGCAGCTGATTTGATTGGACCAAAATCCAACAAAGTTGAAATTACTGCTGGAATTTATACGGATGCTTCCGACAATTCAATTTGGAAAATGGAAGAAGTTAATGGTGAACGTCGTTTGGTTATGGCGGAGCCAGAAGATTTGGAAGCGTGCTTCCATTATGGAAAATCAATTGCAACAGCTGCATTAAATACAAATGTTGATGTTGCCTCCGGTGATTTCATTACATTCTATAATAAGAAAACCGGATCCGTTCAGGCTGGTTTTGCCATTGTTGCTGAAGATGGTGAAATGGAAGCCATCAATGAAGAAATGGAAGAAGTTCCTTTGACGGAAGATGATGTTATTAACGCCGCAGATTTAACAGATTGCGATGCAAACCCTGTTGAAGCAGCTTTAAAGGGTGGAGAAGCTTCCAAAGTTTTGGATTATATGCGTAAGATTTATAAGAATTCAGAAATGATTTCCGAATTAAAACGTATTATGGATTTCAAAACAGCCGAAGAAAAGAAATTTTCAACAACAGCTTCTTTGGAAGATATGGATTTTTCAGATGTTAAAAATGATATCCAGAATTTCATTTTGAACCAAGCGGTTGATGAATTAAAAACCTCTTTGAAGCCAGCTCCGGTTGAAGAAACGATTGTCGTTGAAGAAGCAAATTCCGATGGTGATATTGATTTTGCTTCACAGGAAGAAATGGATGAATATCTTGAAAATCCTGAAGCTCCAATTTCTGAGGAAGCCACAAAATTATCAGCGGAAGCCGATAATGATGAAGATTTTATGGATATTTCCTTTGAACCGGAAAAGCCTTTTGAGGAAGAGCTTACAGCCGAGGATGAATTCATTGATAGTGAAATTGGTGAATTATTAAATGAAGAAGATGTTGGTGTTACAACGGAAGCAGAACTGGATAAGGGTGAATTTGTGGAAGTTGAACCAGCGGAAATTGATGGCGATGATTTGGTCGCTAAACTATCCTCTTTAATTGGAGAATAAAAATGAGTACAGTAAAAGAAATTTTAGCTGGAATCAAAGATCCGAAAATCCTTGGTGAGTTGAAGGAAATTATGGCGTCAAATGATGACGAAAAATTGAAAGCCTTCCTTAAAACCTTATCTAGGGATATCAAGGCAAAAGCAAAAGTTAAAGCATCAGTTGAAGAAGCTCCTGCTGAAACAAAGGCCGCTTTAATTCCAAGTGATTATGAATGGTTCCGTTATAAAGGAAACCGTTGCAAGAATATCCCTTATGCTGATGCAGTTATTTGCGTTCAGCCGGATGATGTATTAGGAATTTCTTCAATTGTTGATTATCTTGGAAATTCCAAAGTTATTTTCCCGGCATACAAAACAACGCCAATTAGTCTGAGCAAAGATGTTTTGGCTCTTGTGAAAAATCGTTGTAATGCTTATACTGGTGATGTTGCTAAACTTCTTTCAATGGTTGAAGATTCTACCGAAGTTGTAGCAAACAAAGGTGAGCAAAACGAATACATCAAAGGTTTGGACGGTCTTCCTACCTTATTACCTGGTTTTAAGAAAGAAAAGGATGAAATGCATCTTGTTTTAAGAGCTGCATCAATGTTTTGTCCTGTTATCATTGAATCAAAAATCAAACGTCCTTTCCGTGCGGAAGGCGCAGATAATGTCATTAACGAAATGTCAAAGCGCTTAAAAGACGTTGAAAAGAAATTCAATGAAAAATACAAACAATTGTATCGAGACTACTTCGATGCTTGTCAGAAAGAGATTGATAAGCTTGAGAATGATATTGACAGTAAAAAAGTCAATTTTAATTAAGGTTATCAAATTCTAACCATTCAGTGAATTTAAAAATGACGAAGTTACCTCCGGATTATAGTGATATAGAATGTGAAGTGGATAAGGGTTTTGACGGAGCTCCACAAAATTCTAATCTACAGTTTACCGGTGTTCCGGCGTTCGATTCCCTGATTCAAAAACTAAGTAAGGAAATCGATATTTCAAATATCGAATTTCAGAATGATAAAATGGCAGGTAATGTTCAAAGGACATTACTTGCCAATCTTCTTCCATTAGTCCCGGTTGCTGTGGACGCTTATAAGAAAAAGCCTAGTATGGGTCAAGCAACAGCTTTAACTAATCTTATAAAGCAGGCAATTGATTTGTTTGAACAAATTCGGTCTGTTCAAAATCTAACCGGGCAGGTAGATTATATCTCAGAGGAAATTATCAATCCTTTAATTAAGGTTTTCATCAATATAATTTACGACCAAATCTTTTTTGTGAAAAAGAATCTGCAACAAAGCAAAGATTTTATGGGAAAACAAAAAGAAATTGACGTTGTTTTCAAATTGCTGGACGATATGTTACGAGAAGTTGGTAAGAAATTGTCTGAGGAAGAAGAAAAAAGCGTTGAAAAGGTCAAACAATACTTCTTAGAGGTTTAAAGAAATGCCTACCACTGTTAACTTAACGGATGATAGCTTTAAATGGTTTTTGTTTCAGTTAATTGCACATCCAATTTTAATGTGCTTTAGTTTCGCTTTTTTCTTGTTCATTTTAGGTATTTATAAAGAGCGTGTAAAGATTATTGCTGCAATAAAACTTTTACCAATTTTTAGGAAAAAGTCTATTAAACTTCCGGATATTTTGAATCATCAATTGTTCAAAGACCTTGATTTTTATGTCAAGGAAAAGATTGGTCAAGCTTATGATCCTGAATTGAATACAAAAACCGATCCTGTTAAAATGGAAATTGCCCGTGATTTTTTGATTATCAAATTCCAAAATAGCTTGACTTGGTTGTATGATTTTTTCTGCAAAACAGATTTTGAAGACCCTTATTTGAATATAAGAAGTCTTTTTCTTCATCGTTATGAAAAGAATCTTGCCATTCAATACTCCCTTTATAAGGAGCAAGGAATTCCACCTCTTTTCATTGAAAAGTTTATGGAAGTTACAAAGCCATCTTCGGACTATGTATTGCATAGTATTGATGATTTATTAAGCGAAAAAATTCCACTTACCATTCATGAAAAACTCTATATGGCTCTTGGAAATTTATCCTCATATTTTTCCACAATTCTTCTTGATATGAAAGATGTAATTGCTTGCATTAACGGTGACTTACGTGGTCAAATTTACAACGGAAAAATTGTAGGCGGTAATGATTACAAAATTTATCCTGTTCCTGATAGAGCATATATTCCTTTGGTTGAACAAAAGCTTGAAGCTTTATGTTTGCAGTTGAATGGTTGCCGTGCATCCGTTTGTGTCTTCCATGATGTGAATAAAGACGATTATTTCGATGGTTTATTTTCAAAAATTTACGAATATGAAAACCTTGGATTTAAACCAGCTATTAGTGAAGTTCAATATAAATCCAATTCCTTGTTGTTGGAATTTTTACCAAAATTGAAACGTCACGAAGGTTGCCACGGAATTCTTACCACTGTCAATGAACGGCTTCAAACCATTATGATTTATACCGGCGTTAGTGCCTTCTATGGTTATCCTTTGTTTAATGATAATCAGTTAAAAGGGTTTTTGTTGGTTACATTTAATAATATGGAAGCCTATAAAGAACTTGATGAAGAAGAGACTTTTGAAATCTTAAAAAACACAGGATTCCTTTTAAACCATTATATTACATATGAAAATGGTTTGAATTATTCCGGAAATAAGTTAAAAACGCTTGCTAATTGGGAAAGTCCTATTTCCGGCGGTAAATAACCTGATCGTCACGATTCAAAGGTTTGAATCTTTTCTTTCCATCAGAATCAATAATCCAAAAAGTTGTTGAACCAGGTCTTGGGCAACTTCTTTGGATTAACGGAAATTCTTTCAAATCTGCAAATTCACCATCCGTTATGAAAATGGTTATATCAGCAGGTTTAATCTCACCATTTTTGTATAATTCCATTGTTGGACGTAAAAGAGTTCCACCTCTTGGAAATTCAAACTGCTTCAAATCAAGCTTCTTTTGGAAACTTTTCAATTCAATGCCACTATCATAGGCTTTATCCGTAAAAAAGTAAAAATGCAGTTTGCTGAATCTGACAAACCTGCACATACTTTGCATTTCAAGCATAATCTTTTTCAACATTCCGGAGGAAACACTACCACTGGTATCAATATGAACATTTATACTTGGATAAGTTCTTGCATCAAAATTACCGGGTAAAATCATTCTTGTTTTTGAAACCGCCTGCAACATATAGGTTCTTCGATTCAATCTTGAGTAGGAAGATGTTTTTCTATCAATGCCTTTTCTTTTTACCTCAAGTTGAATTTCTTTCATCCAGCTTGGCAATTCAATAATCTTTAAATCATTTTCAATCTTTTGCTTTGTGTTGTGTGAAGCACCACTAGCAATCGGTCTTGCTTTTTCGCTTTCAATAACCTCAATATTTCCTTGCTTGCTCAAATTGTCAACAATTGAAGCCATTGCGATATCAATCTTTTGTTGCTTTTCTTCTTCAAAAGGTCGCAAACCTGGAATTTTATTTTCTTGGATAATATCAATCTCTCTTTCAAGGACCTCTTTCTTCAACTTTTCCTGTTTATCCAGAAGGTATTGATAAAGGGATTCGGAAACAATTTGTTCGACATCCATTCCACCAGAATAGGTTAAACCAAACTTTTTGCAAAACTGAACAAAATCATCATTGTTTTCAAAAATGCTTGAAAATTCAATTCCTACCTCAGGCATTTTCAAAATTTCAGGAGTAACTTCCCCATAAATACCTTTTTTAATACCTTCATTGATTACCAAGTCGTTTGCAATGTTCCAGATTAACTGGTTGCGTTCACCACAACGTTCCCTATGTGCAAGAATCTCGTGCAAACATTCGTGCATTAAAACAAAACCAACTTCACTTACGTCGTGGTTAATAATCCAATCACCGTTCAAGTATAAACCGTTTGGTGAAATTGCAGCAACTTCAATATCCGGATAATCCCATATTACATTGATGTTTTCCAAAATCGGGATATATTCCGGATTACAGCTTCTAAAGAGTTTAATAGCCTCGTTATATTTATAGTTAAGCAATTGTTTTCTGGTTAAATTCTTGGTATCCATCTTCAATCCTTTTTCAATTTTATAATTTATAATAACAGAATCATTCAGAGGAATCAAGAAAATTTCTTACATTTTTTGAAAAATAGTTCTTGATTCATAACATCTTTCTTGTTATAATGAAGTATAAAATGAAAAAGGAGTATAGAATGGAGCTTGGAATTCGAAGTGTAACTACTACAGCAACATTAAAGAATTTAATTCTTTCTTGCGCAAAGAGTAAAATTCCTCTTCTAATCCACGGCAAACCTGGAATTGGAAAATCCTATACTGTTCGTGATGTTGTTATGAACACAATGAAAATCAATTTTTTGGATATGCGTTTTTCCCAACTTCCACCTGAAGATATTTCCGGATTACCGGTTCCGATTAAAGTTGGTGATCGTCAATATGCAACAATTCGTTCCTTACCTGATTTTCTTCCCAAGGAAGGTAAAGGTTGCTTGTTCATGGATGAAATCAACCAAGCAAGCCCCGCAGTTTTAAATGCTTTGTTCCAGTTAATTTTAGATCGTGAATTGTTAGGTGGTTCCTACAAGCTTCCTGATGGTTGGTTCATTATTGCAGCCTGCAATGATTTTGAATTCAACAAAAACGTAACAGAATTTGAACCTCCTCTGAATGATAGATTTCTTCATGTAAACTTTAATCCGAAAGCCGAGGAATGGTTGAAATGGGCAAAGGAACATAACATAAGTCAGCTTATTTGTGATTTCATTTCCTCAAATACAGATTGTTTATATGGAAGCGATTCAATGATAACCGAAAATGTTGTTTTCCCAAGTGCAAGAAGCTGGGAACGGGTAGATATTTTCGAAAAACAATTTGAAAACAAGGAAATTGATTTGAATACCTTGAGTTGGTTGGTAGCTGGTTTGGTTGGTCAAACCACTGCGGAGGAATATTTCAAATTTACGAATATTTATCGTGAAGATCCGGAAGGTGCTCAAAATCTTCCTAAGGAAAAAGATCCTTTAGCTGCTCAATTCTGGGATCCTACCTCTAAAAATGATGGTGATTATTTCAATCTTGAAAAATGGTATAAGGAAGCAAAATGGTATTATAAACGCGACCTTGAAATTCTCAACAAACTCATTGAAAAAGCAAAAGAGTTTGAGTTGACGGATCCGATAATAATCAATTATAAGAAAAGTCCTCTTGATCTTCAAAGATATATATTCTTGCCAACCCTTCTGAAACATTTCATGGAATTAAAAGCTGAAATGGTTGTAAGATTCTTTCAGAAACTGTGGGGTTCGGATAAAGACAGGGTTATGAATGTAATAAGTAAAATGATTCCTTCGTTTGCTGAAGACCTTTTTGTATGTTATCCTGAATTGAAAAGCGTTTTCAAATTGGAGGATTTGAATACAGCTTCGAATCTTTCAATCGGGTCAGTGATCACTGTTTCAAATGGTAATAGTTTGGCATCAGTAGGTGTAAATGCCGATTTGTATACAAAAACCGGTAGTAACTAAGGTATGGCTTAATCCTAAGATTTTTAGTTGGAAGAACTATCTAGAAAGTATAGGGCTAACTAGAAAGACCTGCAGAGTCTTTGTCATTCTTCCTTTTATAAATTAAAGAAGATTTAATATCTTCTTAAAAGACCTCTTAAAACACCAGGATATCTAAGTGGATTAAGTGGAATTTGATACACTCGATATCGAAATTCCCAAATTACCGGCTGAATTACTGCTTCGAATCATCAATTCTTTAACGCCTTTTAGGTTGTTATCCAACCAACCATTGATTTCATCCATCTTAGTCTGAATGGCTTCCTTACGGGAATTGACATTTAAGGTAACTGAAGCACCGGTAAATTCGAAACCACGCATACCTTCCGCTAAAAACATAGCATTGAGAAGCTCAACCTCAGCACATTTTTCCCAAACATAAAGAAAAGCCTGAGGAAAATTACACATTGTATAACTGGTTATGTTTGGAGGTGCCATATTGATTCTTTGTAAACCAACAGTCAAAAAATGAATATAATCCTCTTCAGTTAACCGTAGATACTCATCAATATCCCAATTCCTTGCTCTATCCAGATATCTGCGCATATTGTTTATCAAAACAGTAGCCAGATTATTTACTGTATAAATCATATGGATTTCATTTTCAATCTGACCATCTTCAAATTCCAAGGTATAAACAGCTTGGAATGGTGCAAAACCCATACAAACATCTGTAATACCGTGAACTTTTGTTCCGGTTGTTACTCTGGTTATGTAGTTGTTGTTCCTCAAAACAAATTTTGGATTTCTAACCGTTTTGGTAAAATAAGATTTTCCATTTAAGTCTTGAATATTGATTGAATAATTGGTAAGAGGTGCCGGAGTAATCAAATTATCAACAATTGGTTGACCTAAAAGAGCTAAAACTGTTGAATCATAAGGAATAGGTTCAGCCTCAGAAATAACCTGAATTTGTTGACTTGCCTGCAAGCGTTCATTTTCACCTTGAGCAAACCAATCAATTCTATATTGCTGGTTATTTACATCATCCGGAACAGGAGCACCTTCTGGAATTGAAAAGCTTGCATACCAGATGCTTGGATTTTTCAAATCTTGGTTTGCCAATCCTTCAACAATGAAGGTGTTATCAAAAGCATAAACTTTGAAGGATATCGGCATTATTACTTCGAATGGTGTTTTATCCTCATTCATAAAGGTTGCCGATGTTGTATAATTTTTTCCGATAACTGCTGCTACCATAGATCAACCTTCTCTTAGAATTATTGTAAAAATTATCCAACAAAACAATTAAAGATCTTTAAAACTTATTTTAGAAGGATACTTTTCCTTCCAAAAATTAAGAATTTTTTGAAATCTAAAAGGGTTTTGTCTCAAGACTGCTTCATTTGAAACAGGAACTCTATAGATAAGTTTAGAATTCTTTATCAAAGCAAAAAGTTGCGACCAAGTTTCCCAAACAGAACAACAACCCAATTCTTCCAACGACTGAGTTATCACTCTTTTTAGATTGTCTGATAAAAATGGAAGCACGATTACTTTTGCTTTTTCTTTGGTTTTAGAAATATATTGCTGATGAAATTCATTTGCTCTTCTTGAGATTTCAATAGAGGCTAAAATCATATCTGGCAGATTTAATTTTCTAAAAGCCAAATTTCCTAAAATACTTGAATAGTTTGGAATTACTTCTTGAAAATGAATTCCAGCTAAACAACATCTTTTTCTCAAATTTAAAACTAAGGCTCCACGACACCACAAATTTGTTACCAAACGGTTGAATTTTGATTTCCTTTGAACTTTTTTCGATTTAAAATTCAAATCTTCAATAGCAAAAGTTTGGCATTGAAAATGTTTTGCTCTTTCAATGAGAAATTTTGCACATTCATAAATCTCATGATTTCTTTTATTGTAGAGATATTTTCTTTCTTTTGATTCTGAAGAAAAATGCTTTCCTTTTAAGGAAAAATCATAATCATTGAGTGATTTTAAAGTGAGAATTCCTTTATCAACTAAAACAAAGGAATTATCTTTCTTCCAATCAATGATTGAAAATCCAATGTAGTTTGGATTCATATCAATTGCACAGATTCTATTTGGAATTGTTTTGATTTTTTCTTGAAATAATTTTTCATCAAAGGAAATATAAATGAAATTTTGATCAAGTTTATACGAAATTGGTGTGATTTTTTCTTGTTGAAATTTATACAAACCTTTTATAAATTTTATTCTTTTTCCCAAACCAATTAGGTTAAGTTTGATTTTATCTTTTCTTGTTGGTTGAAAAATAACCGTATGTAAATCTTCTTGAATTTTAAACAACAAATTACCTTTAAAACTTGCCCCACCTATTGAATTCAGAGGTAAAATCCTGTTTCGAAGAAATTCATCTTTTGAAATTTTATTTTTACATCTTTGTAAGAAATTAAATTTTCCTCCAAAAATCAATGTTGAATTTTGACATCTTTTTAAAAGAAATGAAGCTTCCTTCACACAACTTTGGCGAAACCAAGATTTCATTAAATCCAGATTATTGTATTGAAGATGTTTGATTTCAGTCTCTTGGAATCCTTCTTTTCGACGATTGTAGAAAAGTCTCAATAGAGTCGAGTATTGTTTTTGATACTCAAAAATCGTTTTATAATTTTCAGAATCAGTTGAATATTTAATCTTCAGGGTTATCATTTTCTAACTCCTGTTTTAACCGATTCAATTTTCTTCTATGAGAATGAGATTTCATTGAAAAATAGTGAATAATTTCTAACAAATCTTCCGTTAGTTCTTCTTCAAAATTCTTTTCAGTGAGATTGTTTGCAACTAAGATTTTGGTTCCATAAAAAGAGTATAATTTTTCTAAAAGCTCAAAACCAAATCTACATAAACGATCTTTATTCTCAACAACCAAAGTATCAATTTTTCCTGAAATAATTTCAGAAAGCAATTCATTGAAATCTCTTCTATCAAAATTCATTCCACTTTTGATATCTTTAAAAGATTTGGAAATTTCAATTCCTTTTGACGTGCAAAAATTTAATAAACGTTCTTCTTGACTATCAAGATACTTTTCTGAAGGATTTGAACATCTGCAGTAAATACAATTGTATTTTTCAATTTTCTTTTCCTTCAAACCAAGAAATTTGTAAACTGAAGCATCTTCATATTCATATCTTCCATTTCCAAGTTTTGTTACCGAAAGTGTTCCATTTTTCACATACTTACATAAGGTAACCGGGGAAATCTTCAACAACTTTTTAACTTCGGATGCTCTCATGTTAATTTCCTTTATATATTCAAAATAAAATTAAAGAAAGAAAATTAACTTTAATGAAATTAAACTAAGGCGGATTTAAAAGAAAATCACTTGATTTTACTGGTATGGTATATTATAATAAAGTATAAAATCAAAAAGGGAGATGTGTGATGGTAAACGATTCTAGAACAGAAGTTCAAGACAAAGCAATTGTCTATTCATATAAGGTATTTCAGGAGCTCCTTGGTCCTGATCGCAAGTTAACTTTTGAAGAGGATGCTGAGAATCCAAAGGTTACCGGTAATGAATATGATGTTGCATTGTTTGAAAATATCTATAAATGTGCATTGTATTCTATGGCTTATTTTAAGAAAGAAGACCTTGAATGTCTGAAGAAATCCGGAATGAATTCAATTTCCAGAATGATTCATTGATTGCTGAAAAAATTGTCCAAGAAATGAAGCGACAAAACTACTTACATCTAAGTGGTTACAATGTACCACAAGCTGAAATTCCAAATTCTTTTTGTGGTGAGAAACTTCCACAATCCTTGTTAAACAAAATCAAAATTAAACTTCTTAAGGAGTAAAAAAAATGGGAATGATAATTCCTCATGTTGTTGAACACTTTCCGTCGATCCAAGGCGAAGGAAAGCGTTCAAACCGTCCTTGCACCTTTATCCGTTTCTTTGGTTGCACCTTACCAGGTTGCCCCGGTTTTGGTCAAAAGGATCCAGCAGATCCTTCAACTTGGAAAAAGCCTGTTTTATCTATGGAAAAGGCACCTGAGTTTGGTTGTGATAGTCCAAAATCTTGGCATGAACCTTTTAAAAAATATTGTAAGCATTATGATAATGTTGAAGACTTATATAATGATACCATAGGAAAATCTCCAAGACATTTACGGAAAGAAATTATTATAACCGGTGGTGAACCAATGATATGGCAGGATTTTTTGATTGACTTTATCAAAAAATGTGCTCAGGAAGGTTCAAAATATTTTACCATTGAAACAAATGGTATGATTTGTCCTAAACCGGAATTTATTGATTATCTTGAAAATTCAACCATTAAAATGTTGTTTTCAATTTCACCGAAGTTGAATTGCGTTGCAGGTGTTGACGAATCAAAATCAATTCAAATTGATGTTTTGAAGGAATATCTTGAAATCCTCAAAACACATTTCAATATTGATTGCCAATTCAAGTATGTGGTTAACGAAGATCCTCGAGCTTTGAATAAGATTTTTGAAATTCGTGATAGAATTTTGGAAGGAAGAAATGGAGATTATGAATATTTTAAGGAATTGCTTACGGAAAATACATTATTGATGCCGGTTGGTGCTTGGGAACATTCTCAGGAATTGAAACAGAAAACCGCTCAAATTTGTATTGAAAATGGTTTTACTTATTGCCCAAGAATTCATGTTGATGTTTGGGGTTCTAAAACGGGGGTTTAAAATGAATTACAATTTCATTGTGAAGAAAACAAATGATGAAGAAAAAGCAATTGTTCGTTCAACAAATAACCGGATAGTTGTTGAAATTGTTGAAAATCCTTTATGGGATGTTTCAACTTCCGATATCAAACTTTCCGACCCAAACCTCATTGCTTGCGTTTTCCGGTATCAGGAAGGCGTTAAGGTGGTGGTTGAGGAACATAGTTTGATTCCTTTTACCAAAGAATACCATAAGCTGTTTGATGAAACATCAAGAAAAACAGATGAAGATGTTTATCTTGTGAATATGGATGCAATTTACTTTTAAGGATTGAAGATGCAGGATATAGATTTAACCAAGGATATTTTATCCGGAAAAGAAATTCGTGCCAAGTTAATCAATGGTGCAAACAAGGTTGCTAATGCAGTTAAATCTACATTGGGGCCAATGGGTCGTAATGTGATTTTGGAATTGAACAAATATGGGGATTCCAGAATTACAAAAGATGGTGTTTCCGTAGCAAAGGAAATTTTTTTGGAAGATAAGTATGAAAACCTTGGTGCTCAGCTTTTGAAAAAGGTTTCATTGAAATCAGCAAAAGATGCCGGTGATGGAACAACAACCTCAACGGTTTTAGCGCAATCAATTCTTACAATAGCGGATACCTTGGAAATCCGAAATGTCCATAAATTCAAGGAAGGTATGGAAGCCGCGGCTCATGATGTGGTTGAAAACATCAAACTTTATTACAAAAAAGATATTGAAACCATTGAAGACATTTATAATGTTGCATTGATTTCTTCCAATCAGGATAAAGAAATTGCCGGATTGATTCAGGAATGTTATGAAAAACTTGGAATCAATAAGGATGTAATTATCAATCTGGATAATTCAAATTGTTATAGTAAATCTTTTGTTGATGTTGCTCAAGGTTTCCAGTATGATAAAGGACTTCCAAGTCCTTATTTGGTCAACAATACAAGGAAAATGGAACTGAATCTTGAAGATTGCAACATTTTCTTGTTTGATTTTGAAATTCCTGATTTTGATTATCTAATTCCAACCATAACGGAATATTTCAAAACAACCAAAGAACCTTTGGTTATTATGGCTCAAGGTTTTGGTGGAGATTCTTTAGATGGGATTACTCAAAACAAGAATAAAAGTAATTTGCCAATTTATGCAATTGAATGTCCCGGTTATGGATCCCGTCGTTCCTTATTCATTCAGGACCTTGCTGTTTTAACCAACGGTACTGTTTTATCAAAAGAAACCGGAACAGCTCCATCAAAACCTGGTGAATATGCAAGTGCTGTTGAAACCGGTAAGTTGAAAAGTTTGGTTTCAAATCAGTTTACCACAACCTTAACCTTTGGTTACGGTAATGCTGATAAAATCAAAGAACAAATTGAAATGATTCAACATTCCATTGATAAAAATATGGAATTTGATGTTGAGGAAGCTGAAAGACGAATTGCAAATCTTACAAGTGGAATTGCAATCATTCATGTTGGTGGAACAACAGAATTGGAAAGCAAGGAAGCTTATGATAGATTTGAAGATGCAGTTGGTGCAGTAAGGTCGGCTTTGCAGGAAGGAATTGTTCCAGGTGGTGGAATTATATTACATATGGCTCAGGAAATTACAGAAAGTCCTGAAAGACCTGATGATAAACTTGATCCTTTGTTTGATTTTGCTCTTGGTTATAAAACAGTTTTAAACTCTTGTAAAGCTCCAATTCAGCAAATTTTTGAAAATGCTGCAGATCCTACTTTAAATACCGTCATTTCGAATTGTATTCAGGATGATGGAGCAATAAAGGCTTATGATTTGGTCAATCGTCAGTTTACTGATAATTTGATTGACCCGGTTAAGGTTCTAAGATGCGCTCTTGAAAATGCAGTTTCAGTTTGCGGGTTGATTTTATCTACGGATGTTGGTATTGTTTATTGCAAAAACCTTGATGTAAATTCCGAAATTCAAATGTAGGGAGAAGATATGAAATACTTGAACTTTGGAAACCTTGTTTGTTTCAAGGGGTATGATTTTTATTTAAAATATGAAATCAAACCATCTATAAAAGTTATTTATGAAAATCAAGGTTTATCCTTGGTTAAAAAGGCAAGTTTGAAATATGGCGTTTATTACCAGAAGGATTTGATTCCAGGTTCGGAAAAAGAGGTTTTCCTTATTGAAGCTCCTCATCAAACCATTTTCTTAAATGAAGCTAATTTCATAGGAAATTTGATTAAGGAAGATATTGAATTAAATCAATCTGATATCAAGGAAAAAGATCAGAAATATGAATCTCCATTTTCAAAGTTGAAGTTTAATATTTCAACATATTTATCAAGATTCAAAAATGGTAAATCTGATTATCTTATGAAAATTCAAGAGAAATTGGATCAGATGAATGAGCTTTTGGACGAATGTGCTCTTCCATCGGTTGTTAAAGAAAAAATGGATATTTTGGATAAAATGCGTAAAGACCCTAATCTGGTTAAAAACGCATTGGAAAAAATTATTCAGGGTTTGGAATTTGGGGAAGATTAAAAATGGTTGAAATGATAACGGAATCACTTGCTACAAAATATCGTCCGGTTTTAGCAAAGGACGTAATTGGTCAGGAAGCGTTCAAAAATATGCTGAAATCTATCAAGTCAAGCGGTAAGGTTCCAAAGGCTGTTTTATTTACCGGTGAAACCGGATGCGGGAAAACCACCTTGGCAAGGGTTCTTGCTCGTCATATCAACAAAATTCATGATATCAGCATTGCTAATGATGTTTATGAATACAACATTGGAACAAATGGAACAGCTGAGGATATTCGTGATCTGGTTTCAAAATTGAAATTTATGCCGAGGAATAAAGATCATAAATCCATTTATATCCTTGACGAAGTTCACAGATTGACAAAAACATCAGCAAGTGCCTTATTGAAGGAAATTGAAGAACCACCAGCTCATGTTGTTTTCATTCTTTGCACAAATGAACCTGGTGCTTTATTACCAACCATTAGAAATCGTTGTCAAAAGGTTGAATTGAAGCCTTATACCATTGAGCAGATTATTCAGCTTTTGAAAAAGGTTTGCGATGGTGAAGGTTTTTCCGTTAAAGATGAAATCCTTCAGAGGGTTGCTGAAGGTTGTAATTCCCAGTTAAGGGAAGCTCTGGTTGTTTTGCAAGGACTTTTTGACCAGTTGAAAGCAAACAAAAATCTAAGTGATGAAGAATTGAATGACTTGCTCAAGGAAGTTGTCAAATTTGACGAATACAATAATGTAGGTCGTTTTCTGGTTTGTTTATATATGGGAAATTTAAGAGTAGCCTATCAGGAGCTTTTAAAAGCAACTGATATGGAACGTTTTCTAAGCTTGGCTCAAAATATGCACCAACGTTGGGTTAAAATCCTGATCAATCCAAACAATTTGAGTAAACAAGATTTGATTAAAAGTGGAACCGGATTTACAACCGATTTTCAATCTGTTGAAGTTATTCAGGATAAAATCCAGAAAAAAGGTAAAAAGGTTGATGTTGTAATTCCTTATATCATTGCACAGATTACTCAACTCCTTGTTAAAGTAAAAGAGAAATCATTGATTGCGGCCTTTAATTTGCAGGATTGTTTTCTGGCTGAAGCTGGAAAATGTTGCATTGAGGTTCAAAATCTTTTAGCAACCGCTTAGTCGTTGACTTTCTGGAGATAAGAACAAAATGGTTGAAAAACTCTACATTTCTTACCAACAAATGGAAGAGGATTGTAAAAATCTTGCGGAACGTGTTTCAAAACTGGAACCAAAAATTACCAAAATTGTTGCAATAACTCGTGGTGGAATGTATCCAGCGTTAATGTTGGCTCAATATCTAAATATCAAAAATATTGATACAATTTGCTTAAAAAGTTACACCAATGATAACAAACATGGTCAAATTGAGGTAATTAGTGACATTTTCAATGAAAAATGGAATGATCCAAGTGTTCTTTTTATTGACGACCTTTTTGACTCCGGAAATACAATAGCTTACATTGGTAAAAAGTTTAAAAAAGCCTTAAAAGCAACCATTTATTACAAAAACAAATCAAACAGAAGGAACCTTTCCTGGTTATCGTTTTTTCAAGTTATTGTTCCAGATACTTGGTTGGTTTTTCCTTTTGAAAAAGACCCGATTTCTTTAGAAACTCAAGAAATTGTTGAGGAATCTAAAGAGATTGAAAAAGCAGAAGAAACTATACAATTCTTCCAGCCGGAAGATATTGAAAAGGAATTTCTTGGTGGAATTTTCCTCAGAAAAACAAAATACAAACCGGAGCTTGAAGAGCTTGAAATTGTAGCCAATCCTACTTTTACCGATATTCCATATGAGGAACCTGAGCCGATTGTCGATAATTATGATGACGATGATTGGGGTGGTTTTGATGAGAAATCTGAATCCAAGGTAATCAATGATAATACTGATGATTGGGGTGACGGTGAACCTCCACAATATCCTAAAAAGGAACCTGGTGTAAAACAAAAAGCGGACCAGGAACCTCAACAAAAAGTTGAAGAAAAACCTGAAAATCAAGAAAATGTTGATTGGGTAAGCGAACCTTTTATTCAAGAAGAGGAAGAAAGATGTAAAAAAGATCCGGTATATGCTTGCCAACAAAAACTTGAACAGGTTTTGAAAACAAATCCGGATAGCTCCGATTTTAAACCTGCAAAAGAAGATCCGGAAATTGTTGCGGAACGGGAATTTCTTTCATCAAAAATCAAAACCATTTCCGAGGATGATGAAATTACCATCAATTCATTAAATGAGGAATCCAATGAAATTGTTGCTGAGCTTCAGAGAAAAGCTCAAAAGGAAGAACCTAAATCTTTAACTGAGGAATTGGCTGAAATTACCTTATCCCAAGAACAGAAAAATGCTATTGCATTGATTATGAAAACAAAAAAAGATGTAATTTTAACCGGAAAAGCAGGTGCAGGTAAATCAACAATCATTAAATTTTTAAGATATTTCAATCCAGGTTGGGCAGTTTGTAGTACAACAGGAAAAGCCTCAGTTTTAATTGACGGAACTACGGTTGATAGATTGTTTTGCATTGATAGAACAAATGGAAGGATTTGGAGCGATATTTTTCTCAAATCAAATATGCGCCATTGCGGTGATGTAATCATTATTGATGAAGCATCAATGATTGGAAAGATCATGTTTCATCCAATCAGAAAAATTGCTGCAAGTTTTGGAAAACGGTTGATTTTTGTTGGAGATTGGGGTCAAGCTGCACCAGTTAAAGATGATTGGTTTTTCCCAATTGATCCTGATGAGTTTGAATTCATTAAATTGACTGAATGTTGGCGTCAAAATGGCGGTGAATTTTTGGAATGTTTGGATAAATTACGGGTTGGTAAACAAGACGAACAAGTCAATCAAATGTTTTCCTCAAGAATTCGTCCAACCATTCCAAAGGATGATAGTTGCTTGGTTATTTTTGGAACCAATCGCTTGGCTGACAAATATAATGCCGGTAAGATTGAAGAGCTTCTTGCTTATCAACGGTCTCAAGGAAAACGTGGTAAAGGTTTTATATTGAACTCAAAACTAAAAGGTGGAACCGTTCGAATTACAGATAAGAATTATGATGCAATTATGGCAAACACGCCTTTTGCCAATGAAACAAAATTTGCATCCGGTTGTAAAGTTTTAATAACCAAAAATAGTAGTAGCACCGATGGTTGTGAATATTGCAACGGTGATACCGGATACTTAATTGGTGCAAGAGCTTGCGACGGTGAGGTAGTTGAGCTAACCGTTCTTTTAGATAGAACCAATTCACCGGTAACCATTTCTAGAAAAACTGCGGAAACTGTTGATGTTCAAGGTCGTCTTATGTATACCTACGAAGGATTCCCGATAAAAGTTGGTTATGCTATGACTGCTCATAAATGTCAAGGAATGACAATTCCAAAAATCTGGGTAGATATTGAATCCATTGGTTGGATGCACACGCATGGGTTGGTTTATGTTGCTTTATCACGGGTTAGAAAATTGGAAGACCTTTATGTAAGTAGTTGGTATGATAATCTTGCAGTTGTTGATGAAGTGGTTCGTCCTTATTTGTAAGGAAATTTGAAATGAAGAAATTGGTATTTTGTTCAAATTCAATTCAAAGAATGAATTTTATGGACAACTATATGTTTACGGATTCTTTTGATGGTGAAATTTATATTGTTACAGATGATCGTATTAAAAATCAAAAAAATGATTATTTGAATCAACAAAAAGCTTGGAAAAATCCGAATTTGAAAAAAGCTAAAATATTAGCTTTGTGCGAAGATGGTTTATATGATTATTGTATGAATCAACTTGATTTATCAAAAATCAATAAGGAATATCTTGGAAAATTGATATTCTTCATTGGAGGCTATTTAAAGTTATATTTTGTTCGTTCTTCAGAAGATTCAATGATGCTTTCAGAAGATGATATTGTCCTTTTTAAAAATCCGGATATTTTGGATTGGAACAAACTTCAAGCGCTTCGATATGTAGATTTAAGAGCCTCAATGCTTGGTGATAAAAAAGGAGTTTTTAATTACTTTAGAACCATACAAGATGAAAAATATTCAAAATTTCCAGATCCGGAATCCTGTTATAAACAATATATTGAAGATGGAAATAAAACCGCTTTTTCATCTCTAGCATTATATATTTATACTTATGACGAAAAACTTCCGGATATTATTAAACGACATGTTGAATCTTCAAATTTTCAGAAGGCTGTTTTGAAAAATTCTCGGCTTGGTAATAAACTTTTCAAACAAGGTGTTTCAACAAGTGAGGAAAAATTTTGGTCATTATACTATACCAGTCGTGGTTGTAAGGATATTGATGGTTGTATTATTCAGCAAGGAAAAAACGAAATTTTTAGAGCCAAAAAATTTCTAACCGATGATATATTTGCTTACCATTATACCGTTATTCAGGATAAACATGTATTTGAATTATTTCCAGTTTTAAAAAATGAAGGTTATGAAAAATATAGAGAAAAGCTTGAAAATTTTAAAATTGATGAACTTGAAGGTAAATTTGTTTATATGGATGTAAAAGTTTTTGGTAAAGAAGACTCTTGTAAATCTGTTAATGCTTTAAGAGAAGCAAAGCAGAAACCTAAAGAAAAAACTGGACTCTTTGGTTTGAACAAATTGGAAAAATAAAATATGACAAAAACTTACGATGCTATTATAATTGGTGCCGGATTTTACGGATTGTATGCAACAAAATTTTTAACGGAACGTGGAAAAAGTGTTTTGGTTCTTGAATATGATAAAGAACCTTTTGGTAGAGCTTCTTATATTAACCAAGCCAGGGTTCATAACGGTTATCATTATCCAAGATCCAAAGAAACTGCATTAAAAAGCGCCCATTATTTCAACCGTTTTGTGAAAGATTTTGACTTTTCAATCAATATGCAATTTGATCAAATTTATGCTATTTCAAAAGAAAAATCTTTAACAACAGTAAAGGATTTTGAAAAATTTTGTCAGGAAGTTAATATTCCTTGCGAACAAATTAACAGTGATTTATATTTTAAACCCAACATGGTTGAAGCTGCGTTCAAAGGTAAGGAATATGCTTTTGATTACAAAGTCATTAGAAATTTTCTAATAGAAAAAATCAATACTACAGGAAAAGCAACCTTTATTTATAATAGTAGAATTACAGAAATTACAAACAATTCAGATGAAATTGTAATTTTTGATAATCATACAAAAGATACTTACAAATCAGATTTTGTTTTAAATGCAACTTATGCATCCTTAAATCAGATTTTAAGTTTAGCAAATCTAAAAACATTCCAAATCAAATATGAGTTATGCGAAATGATTTTTGGAACCCCTTCAAAATTCATTCAAGGTGTTGGTATAACTATTATGGATGGTCCATTTTTCTCAATTATGCCTTTTGGATTAGATAATAGCTACTATTCTTTATCGGCAGTTCATTATACTCCACATAAAACCTCTTCAGATATTTTACCAAAATTTGATTGTATGGAACGGAATCTTTTTTGTTCACCTAAAATGTTGGATAATTGTAATTTGTGTAAATTTAAACCAAAATCCAGCTTTGATGATATGTTAATGCTTTCAAACAAATATTTAAAAAATTCCATAGGTTTTGAGGATCATAAAGCTGCTTTTGCAATTAAATCTATTTTGAAACGTGCTGAAACAGACGATGCAAGACCAACATTGGTTGAAAAACTCATCAATAAACCAAGATTTATATCAGTATTATCTGGAAAAATAGACACGGTTTATGATTTAGATCAAATTCTTCAGGAGATTTAAGGTGGATTGGATTCAAATTGGAAATTCGGGATTAAAAGCAACTCAAATTACCTATGGAACTGCTTTAACCATTGGAGTTGAAAACAATTCAAGAGAATTTGCAAAGGAAATGATTGATACCGCTTGGAATCTTGGAATTCGGTCTTTCGATACCGCAGATTCTTATGGGGAAGGTAATACAGAGTTATTGTTAGGGTATGCTCTTCAAAATAAACCCCGGAATGAATTTGTTTTGAGTTCAAAAACCGGCCAACCAAATTCAATCGGTCCTTTTGGAAAAGGTTTATCAAGAAAACATATTATTACAAATATTGATAAAACCTTGGATCATTTACAAACGTCATATCTCGACTTATATTATGCACACCGACCTGATCCAGAAGTTAATACCCTTGAGATTGCACGAACTTTTAATGATTTAATACGTCAAGGTAAAATTTTACATTGGGGAACTTCTGAATGGTCGGTTTTACAATTACAAGAGTTATATGAGCTTTGTGATAAACATAATCTTGAAAAGCCAATTACGGAACAAGCAATCTATTCCTTTGCTGTTCAGAAGGTTCACAAAAATGGAATTTGGGATTTTTGCAAAACAAATAAAATAGGATTGTTTGGTTATTCACCTCTATGTCAAGGATTTTTAACCGGAAAATATGTAGATGGAATACCAAAGGATTCAAGAATTGCAAAAGCAAATAAGTTGAATTACAATAAAACAAAAAATTTTTACGAACAATACAAAGAAAGAATAGATTTCTTTATAAATGCTTGTAAAAAATTTGAGGTTTTACCTGTTCATGGTGCTTTGTTGTATTGCTTACATCAAGGGATTTTACCAATTTTAGGTGCAAGTAAACCTAAACAATTGGAAGAAAGTTTAAATGGATTATTTTCAAAAACAGAAAATAATGATTTTTTGAAATTTCTAGAAAATTTCAATTGTTAATGTTTTCTTAAAGAAACGCAACAAAAAGAGGATTAAAATGAAGAGAATTTTACTATATAGTGGCGGAATGGATTCTTGGTTAATGAACAAACTTTGGAAACCGGATATTCTTGTTTATGTTGACTTAAAAGGTCGTTATAACAAGCAGGAAATTGCTCATTTACCGAAAAATTGCAACATTTTGGATTTTGATTTATCAAAATATGAGCGTCCGGATAAAATTATTCCTTTGAGAAATTTGTTCTTGGTTATGTTGGCGGTTATCAATTATGCCGATGAAGAAGGGGCTGAGGTCCTTTTAGGAGCAACAGCTGGTGATAGAGTTTTAGATAAGTCTTTAATTTTTGCTGAAAAGACAAGCGACCTATTAACTTATCTTTATCAATCCCAATGGTGGAATCCTATTGCTAAGAAAATCAAGATTTCTTTAGAATATAAGGATAAAACCAAAACGGATTTAATCAAGATGTTTCAAGAACAAGGTGGAACTGTCGAAGAGGTTTGGAATGAATCTTTTAGTTGCTATGAACCTGGTGAAAATGGGGAATTATGTTATTCCTGTAAACCTTGTTTTAGAAAAGCTTGTGCCTGTTATGAATGTGGTTTTCGTAATTTCTCAATTGAAGCTAAAAATAAACTTCGTGAATATATTGGTAAAGAAATTATACCACAGGTTGATAAAGGGGTTTATGGTCGTGGGTCTGAAGAAGAAAATCAGATTAAGGACTTTTACCAATGGCTAATACTCAATTAGAAAGCAAAAAGATAACAATTTCTATGTTAAAAAAAGATCAGGACCTTTATTTGAAGGTCCTGAATCTTATCAAAACAGAATATCTCGAAACTTTTATGAGAATTCCGGAATTTCTTGAGAAATATAAACTTGGAGGTTCCGCTTTTCAGTATATTTTGAAAAAAGAAAATTTAAAAAAAGATAAAAAGAAATTTTCTATCTACAGAGAGCCTGGAAGAAAAGAAATTTTAGATGCAAAAGTAAAATCAACAAAGCTTGAACGTTATGGTGATGAAAATTTTAACAACTGGGAATTAAATCAAAAAAGACGTTTAGAAAAATATAATGGAAAATATTTTTCTGAAGAGGCAATTGAAAAACTTAAAAATATCTCAGAGGATGAAAAAGAAAGAAGAAAAGAAAAACAAAAAGCAACCATGTTAGAAAGGTATGGAGTTGATAACATTTTCAAAAATGGGGATTATATGAGAAAATGTTATCAAGAAAAGCTTGGCGTTGATAATCCATCTCAATTGCAAGAAGTTAAAGATAAAAAAGCACAAACCTGTTTGAAACATTTTGGCGTTGATTGTTCTTGGAAAAATCCAGAAACAATTAAGAAAGCACAAAAAACCTGTTTAGAACGTTATGGTTGTAAAAATGCAAATCAAAGCGAACTTATTCAAGAAAAATCCAGACAAACAAGGTTTAAAAATGGAAATCAAAGGTTTGATAAAACAGAAGTTAAAAGATTTTTAGATCAATGGGATAAAAAGAGAAAGCCAACGGCAGAAGATTTTAGGCAGTATGTGAATATTTCAAATGTTTCAAATGCACATAAATTTATAGCTGGATCTGGTCTGAAGGATAATTTCAACATAGGAACTTCTTATCTGGAGGCCTTTGTGGAGGATTTTCTAAAAAAGAATAATTTAACTTACGAAAAACATAACAGAGATCTAATCAAACCAAAGGAATTGGATTTTTATTTACCGGATTATAAACTGGCGCTTGAGGTTAATGATATTTGGTCGCATAACAGTTCCGTTGGACATTATGGTCATTCGCCTCGTCCAATTACTTATCATTTTGAAAAAACAATGCTCTGCAGAGATAAAGGAATTCGTCTGATTCATCTTTATGAACCTCATCTTTATGATGAACATAAATGGGAAGTTTTGCAAGATATTATTTTACATGCGTGTGGAAAAAGCAAAAAAATTTATGCAAGAAATTTAGATTTGGAAATCAAACCTGCAATTGAGTTAAAAGATTTCTTCGATCAAAATAACATCAATGGTTATCGGAATGCCAAAACAGCATTCGTTTTGGTAAATAAAGAAACAAGAGAACCAATTATGGCTTATTCCGTCGGGCATGCTTTCTTTGGAAAAGGGAAATATGATGCTGAAATTACCAGAGGAGCCTGCAAATTAGGATATTCTGTTGTTGGTGGTGCAAGTAAGTTGTGGAAGGTAATCATGGATTTTTACAAAGATAAAAATCTTGATAATCAACCTGGATCAATAAATTCTATAGTTTATTATGTTGATTTGAATTATTACAACGGAAAAAGTATAAATTTCCTTCCAAATACAGAAATGGTTAAAGAACAATATGGTTTTTGGAATTACTTAGTATCTGAAAAAAGATTGGTAAATCGAGATCCAATGCATCATCAAGAAATGAAAGATTTAGAAAAACAAGGAAAACTTCTAGTAATTGGAAATAGTGGAACTCAAGTAAATGTCTGGAAACGTTAATTAAAATGTTGTTAAGAAGTAGGAAGAAATTCCTACTTCTTTTTTAGTAGTAAAAAGGCGTGAAAAATGAATAGAAGACCTATTATAGCTATTGATTTTGATGGAACATTGGTTGATTTCAATTTTCCGGATTATGGAAAAATTAAACCTGATGCAAAAGCTTGTTTGTTGAAACTCCAAGAATTTTGTGATTTGATTCTATGGACTTGTCGGTTTGGAAAAGACCTTGAACTGATTATTTCTTATTTGAAATTTGAAGGAATTTCTTTTAAAGCGGTTAATGAAAATGTTTCCTACCTTCCCTTTGAAACAAGCAAAAAGATTTATGCTGATTATTATATTGATGATCGTGCCGATTTTGATGGAGATTGGGAAAAGGTTTATGAAAAAATTTCAAGTTTGAAAGTGGAGCCTTTCCGTGTTCTTTAAAGACGATTTTGCATTTTTATCAAATATGTTTCCTTGTAAGATAACTTACAAAGGTTTGACCTTTTCTTGTTCAGAAAGCCTTTATCAAGCTTCAAAATGTAAGGATAAATCCCTCATTCCGAATTTTTGTGATTGGAACGGTGGAAAAGCCAAGAAAAAGGGAAGAAAGGTTGAACTTCGTGAAGATTGGGAACAGATCAAAATCAAGGTAATGCGAAAAATCGTTATTTTGAAATTTACACAAAACCCTGAACTCTTGAAAAGACTCAAGCAGATTGAAGGTCCAATTTCTGAAGAAAATACTTGGGGCGATACCTTTTGGGGAATTTGTGAAGGTAAAGGTGAAAATAACCTTGGTAAGATTTTAATGGAGGTTAGAGATTCCTTAAATGTTTGACTTTGCCGAGGAACTTTTACATAATGCTGAACGTTATGACCCGGTTGTTCGTGGTGATAGCGTTTGGTTGAAATGTCCTTTTCATAGTGGTGGTCAGGAAAGAACAGCCTCCTGCAGAGTTAATCTTATCAAAGGAAAATATCCAGCTGGATTCTTTTATTGCTATGGTTGTGGCGCTCATGGCGATTGGAATAAACTGGCTGAAGAAATTGGCTTGCAAAAAATCGAAGGGCAAAGTAAAAGGGAGCAAGAAGCTTCTACAATACGTAAAATTTCTTCCAAGGAAAAAGAAGAGCTTTTTGAAGATATTCCTTGTGATTTTGATTTTGCTATGTCGGTTCCTTGGGATCCAGATCGTCAATGGCGCAACATAAGTGGAAGACTTTTGAACGCAGTTGGTGGAAGACTTTTTTATAATGCAAAGGTTAAAGATCAAAACCTTTTCCTACCTTGTTATCAAAATGGTGAATTAAAGGGTGGAATTCAAGCCTTGATGAATAAGCCAAAAGGTCAAAGCTGTTATAGAAATACCGCTGGTTCTTGGGTCAAGAAAAGTTGGTTTCTCTATGATTATCAAAAAGAAAGAATAAAAAAGAAGGATAATATCCTTGCAATTGTTGAAGGTCCAAGGGATGCTTTAAATTTCACGCAATATGGCTTTCCTGCTGTTGCTATTTTAGGATCAAAAAACTGGTCAAATATAAAATCGTCCTTAATTCAAATGCTTGATCCAAAGTTGATTGTTTTAGCCCTTGACCCCGATGAAGCAGGACAAAGCGCTTTCCAAAAGATTGAAACGGATTTGAAAGATTGCAGCAATCTTTTGAAGGTTGATTTCCACGGAGATGAAGATCCTGGTAATTTACCACCTGAAAAAATCAAAAAATTGTATCAAAAAGTGGTAAAATATTCTGAAAATTTGTAATTTTCTCTTGATTTACAAGACATTTTTTGTTAATACTAAAGTATAATTTCCGAAAAAGGAGAATGAAAATGGAAAGAAAATACTCGTTTGGTAAGATTGAAATCAATGAAGATTTTGAAGTAACCGGTTTAGACCCTCTTGAATTAAAAGATGGGTCTTTCTTATTAAATCTTTCAATTCATAAGGTAAAAAAGGAAATTAAACCCCTTATGAATTTAAAAGTCAACAAAGTTAAAGAAAAATGTAAACGGAACCGACCAGGTGGAAGTAGCCCTGATCGTCGTAAGGAAAATTTTTCACTTGATAACAACCTTATTTCTTGGAAATCAAATTTCAATGAGTTTTGTGAAGACCTTTTAAAGGAACGTGAAACCTTTGAAAAAGAGCATCCGGAGTTGGAATTTGCCGTTTATTTAATGGTGGTAAAAGGTCAGATGATGTCTAAACGTAGGGCTACGGATGGACTTTTGATTGCTTCCAAGGAAGTTTATGAAGGTTGGACAACAGAATCCGGAATTTATGACGCAATTAAAAATTTACGCAAGCGCCGCAAAGCTTTTATTGCAGATGGTGGTAAAGTTGTAGGATATGATATTCCTACAAGCAAAGCAAATATGGTTTGTATTGCATATCAGAAAAAAGTTGAAAAATCGTGAAGATTTTTCTTGATTTCCCTTCTATTTCCTAATATATTCAAGAAGTAGAAGGGAAATTCCCTTTTACCTCCTGAGGAAAGCAGGAGTTTTGCACAAAGACATTAACGACTAATGGAGAAGATAATATGAAACATATACCTTTATTCGACAATCTGCTCAACAAGATTGAATTTAATCCGTCTGAAAATGAATTGCCCGAAGTTTATCAAACGATGGTAAATTTGTTGGTATATCCGAATGTCAAGCGTCGTGAATTTTATCCGACAATGACGACATTGATTCCCAAACAAATAAAAAAAGATGTACTCAATATAACAACTGATAATCCGGAATTTATGATGTGGATTCAGTATTTGAATTACCTGCGTGTTAATGGATTATCCGGTGTTAGAGCAATTGCAGCTTTACAAGATTTTAAATGTAAGCCGGAAGATCTGGAAATTTTCACTTATTTGAAAAATGTTCCTCAGGACGTTCTTAGAAAATTGAAAACCTTACCGGCTCCTTTGAATTACAAACAATTTCAGAAAGAAGTTGAAGCCTGTTATGAACGGGTTGAAAAAATCGTAACCGGCGTCATTTATTCCAGAGCTTCTTTCTTATCCGAACGTTCAAAAGAAAATATGCGCGACATTGTAGCGGATATTAAAATGGTTTTGGTTGAAAAAATTCGTTACCACTTGCACTTCCTGCGTGGTGAAGATTTAGATAAAGCAAGCGTTAAAGCAACAACCAATTACCTGATAAATTACATTCATTACAATACCTCAGGAAAGCGTAGTCATTTTACAGTTTCCAGAGATGAAGATGGGAATTATAATTCCTTCGTTAATACGACATCAGCAACAATTGAACATGATGGTGAAAGTTCCGATTTATTTGATACCTTAAATGTTTCAAATGCTTGCGATGAATACAATGAAATTACAATTCGTAGCAGTTGCAGATCCATTGTTGAAAATTACGAGATGAAAAATATCAACAACGAAGCTGCAATGGTTGAGGTTATGAAAATCATTTCCAATGAAAATGATGAATTCCTTACCTGGTATAATGACAAAACAGGTATGGATATGACAAGTCCACTTGATATTCTTGAAGAAAATCCGAAAGGTTTCATGAAAGAGGTTTGTGCTTATTGTAAAGTTCCAATGACGACAATGAACAACCTGCTTCGCACTTATTTGAAACCTTGCTATGAAGGAATTTTGGAAGAATGATCAAGGATATTGTAACGAAATTCGTATCCGGGGAGTTTATCCCCGGATATAAAAGTAGATTTACGGGAATTTTAGGTTTTACCGGGTTTTCCTACAAGGAAATCGAAGATTTCGTAGGTAAGTTGAAAACCAGTGGATATGATGATAAAAAGATTTTCATATATAAATTCCCGAAATACAATGTTGATAATCCAAAGTTATATCGAAAAATCTTGTTTTTGTACCTTGAATTTTGTGAAGAAATTTTCAATAAATCCTTTGCAGATGATGAAATTGCTCTGCTTTATGACATTGATAACTTCATTCACAATGATGCTTTACGAATTGCAACAAAAGAAGATATGCGTTTTGTAAACTGGTATTTGAATTATCAGCTTCCAAAGGTTCCTGTTGCAATTTTTCAAAAAAGTGAGGATTTTAAACAAATCTTTCCGAGCAACAACATTGTTTTTGATACCTTGGATGAAGTTGAACCAGCTTTGACGGATTGCTTCAATGATATTTTGAAATCACTTGAAGAAATGAAAGGTAAAGAGAATGTGGGGTAAAATTGAAATTCCTTCTTTCAAAACAAAGAAAATTGATGGCTCCTTGAAAAACATTTCACCAAAAGAGGAAGAGTATCTCAATCTGGATTCTAATCCAAGCAATCGTGAAAAGGAATTGCAGAAGAAAATTGATGTTTTAGAAAAGGAAAATGAAAAGTTAAAGGTTAACTTAAACAAAATCTTGGAAGTTGAAAAATGGGATCACATTGAAGCAAGTATCAAGCTGGAAACCCTTTTGAAGCTTCAAGAAAAAGGGACAATCGATGTTTTAGTATCTCACGAAAAATTTTACGAAGTTGAAATTGTTTCGGAAAATGGTAAGGTGTTTTATGTAACAATTCCTTTATCCGATTACGTGAAAATGCTTGGTACAAAATGTGCTAAAAACAGAAGTTTGAATTTTGATACCATTAATGGAAGAATTCATCTATATCGCAACGAAATCCCGTTACCGGTATAAAAGATTTTAATTTTTTTAGAAAATTATTTAGGAGTTTCTAAAATGTCCGACGTTGATGAAAAGATTCAAAAAGTTACTTCAAGACTTCAAACTTTGGGTTATAAACCACTTCTTGATCCAAAAATTGGATATGAAAATAAAAGCCTTTCGGATTATCTTGTTATTCCGGTAAAAGAAATTGAAAAAAGAGTTGATGCTTTGATTGAAAAATTAGCTCCACCGGTTAAAAGAGATTCTCGTAAAATGGACGATGGAAGAGTTTTGGAATATCTTACGGTTTCTCATAATTCAATTCCGTTAATTGAAGAAAGAACAAATGAATATATGAGTGCAGAAAGAGCAAGCAAACTTCAAAAACAGGCTGAAGATATTCGTAAGAAAAAAGTTCAAATGGCTAAACGTAATTTCCTATCAGAATTTCAAAAATTGGAAGCAAAATTTTCCGATGAAATTGATGACGAAGTAGTTAGTGAAGTTCGTCAATTGGTTCGTAAATGATTTTCACTTCTCCCAAGAAGTATGTAAAGCCTTGGATTTATTTTTCCAAGGCTTTTTTCTTAAAAAAGGGGTTGCAATGATTTTTACAGCATTTTTCGTTTGTTTTATTACAGCAATTTTCGTGGTTTGTGTCTTAAAAGCTATGAAACCAGAAAAATAGTTCTTGATTTTCCTTCTCTTTCTTGTTATAATAAATTATAAAATGAAAAAGGAGATTGGAAAATGCTTACACAATTTGAAATTCGGTTAGCTTACGCTTCCAGAGGGTTTAAAAATCTGGATTTTCTTGTTTATAATGTAAAAACAAAAAGATTTTTTGAGCAGGATGAGGAATTTTCCACTTGGGAATTTTTCATGGACCAGTTTTGTGATATTTGGGTCCGTAAAAATGATGGTTCCTTTGAAAAATTAGATTCTAAAGATTACCAGATTTGCAGAAATAGCCGTTTTTGGGGTTATGCGGAAATCAATGGTAAAAAGGAATCTTCCGATGTTTACGAGTATGATCAAATCATTTCGGAAGACGAAGAGGGTCATCGTTATGAAGGAATTGTTACGCTGGACGGTTGCTCGTTCTTCTTGGAAACAAAAGATGATGATGCTATTCCATTATGTGATTTGGTTGCAACAAGGACAATAGTTTTAGGAACAACCTTAGGTTAAAAGGAAGAAAAATAAAATGAAAATCTGTATGCTTATTTTGGCTGCAATAGCAGGATTATTTTTTCAAGGAGTTTTAGGAGTTCTTGGAGGAGGAATTTCCGCTTGGATTGTAGGATTATTCTTTGGGGATATTTTCCTTGGAATTTTCAAACAAATCGGGATTGAAAATGTAACAATGTTCCAGATGGGAGCTTTCCTTGGTTTTATTGCAAGCTTTTTCAAGCCTATTGTTCAACATAAATCCAAGGAGGACTAAGAATGAAATTAAATGGAAATTTCAAAATGAACTCCGTTACTTGGAATTTCAAAACCGTTCCGGAGCAAGATAATGAGTTGGATGGTGACCGTGGTAAATGTTTTTATCGAACCAATTCAATTGTAGTTTCAGAAAATCTTCATGACGATCAAACCAGAGTAACGCTTTTTCATGAATTGGCTCATGCGGCTCTTCATGAAACCGGTTATAACGAAGAAATTCGTGATGGTTTGGGCGCTGAGTATGAGCGTTTTGTAACGCAGCTTGGTATGCGGATGTTGGAATTGGTTGAACAATTCAAGTATTTTGACAAAATTTTCAAAGATGAGGAGGTTGGTTATGAGGTTTTGCGGTAAAATGAGAAATTTTTTCTGGAATTGTTACTATTTCTTGGATTCAATTTCAAGGTTTGTTACCAGAAAATCTCTTTGGAGCTGGAAAATTCTTTTTAAAGATTTTGCCAAAGATGTTTTCGTTTTCTTAACTCCTTGGTTAAGATATTGTCATAAAACATTAAGATTGGCAAACCAAAACTTTGAAAAATGTTTAAGTTGGGGTTGGTTTTCAACCAGTTCACGTTCAAGAAAGGATTATTCCTACCTCTATGTAAATTTCAACATTTTCGGTTATATGACAATCAAAACAATGAAATACTACCATAATGGTGAACAAACCAGTTTGTTTTTAACCGGTATGGTAGGTATGATGAAAGCTTTGAATGTTCAGGAAGAAAAACGAGATGCTGTTCTCGAGGATTTATACAAAAACGATGAATACAAATATACCACTTTGTTCAAAGGATTTTGTTTCCGTAGGAAAACTTTTAGGAAAATTCAGAAAATCTTCTTTGATTTACCAGAGTTTAACTGGGATTGTGGTAATTATACAATCATTAGCAATTGCAAATCAATCAAAAATTTGATTGAACATCCAAGAAGAAAAATTTACGTTTCAGCAAGATATGAACCAGGTTATATTGAAGGTGATCTGGAGCGTTATCACGTAGGTTTACCAACCAAAGCTGAAAATTTCAAGGAAGGTATGAAGAAACAACCCAATGCAGAGCAACGTAAAAAGATGATTTATGATTATCTTGAAGAAATTGTCGTTGAGGTTTATCAGCAAGCTTATGCAGATGCTTTGAAAATGAAATACTTCAACCAGTATGATGAAAAATACAAGGATATTGTAGAATTGGCTGAAAAAACTGCAAAAGAATTCCTAAAAGTTTAAATTTTTCTCTTGATTTATAACAGGTTTTTGTTATAATAAAGTATAAAATTTAAAAAGGAGATTTGAGATGCTTACAGAGAATACCAGACAGCAATGTGATACCAACATTCCTGAAGATTCCTTCAAGAAGTTTGGAATTGAAACAAACGCAACGGCGTTAAAGATTTGGATGGATACCTTATATTCAAATAAAATTCCAACCATTGTAAGGGAATTGATGTCAAATGCTCGGGATAGTCATCAGGTTGCTAGAACCTTGGATATTCCTATTGAAATTCATAGACCGGATTCCGTAATTGAACGAACTTTTTATGTTCGAGATTATGGAACCGGTTTAAGTGAGGAAGAGGTTCTTAATATCTACTCTGTATTCTTCAAATCTACGAAAAATCAAGATAATGATCAGATTGGTGGTTTTGGTTTGGGTTCAAAAACACCTTTGGCTTATAGTGACCAATTTTATGTTACCAGTTTTTATAACGGTAAGAAAATTCAATATATGGTTTTCAAAGACGAGGTTGGTTATCCTACCTTGGCAAAGGTTGGTATTGAATCCACGGATGAGCCGAATGGTTTGAAAGTTGAATTTGCGGTTAATGAAAAAGATGTCTTTGCTTTTGAAGACGCAATTTGTTCCTTCGTTCGTTCATCTCATAATTTCAACATAAAAATCCTGAATATACCAAAAGATGTTTTAATCGGAAGGTATGGCGATTTTGGTTACAAGGAAATCGGGAATATTCCGGAAATGAATATCCAGATTTTAAAAAGAACTTTTCCAAAAAGCAACCGAGGGGTTTTATTAGGTGGAATTTATTACAACTTAAACGATAGAATTTTTGGTTATCGTTGGAGGGAAGAACAGATAATGATTTTCAACTCCAATGATCCGCTTCCTTATGATGAGGTTGAAAAAGAACTTGGTGTTAAATTTTCACCGGTAATGAAGGAAGAAATCAAATTTTATGATACCTTATTCAATTCCAACATTTCGGAAAATTTTGTTTTGGAATTTCCGATTGGTTCATTGGAAGTTACCGCATCAAGAGAATCCTTATCATTCAGCAAGAAAACAAGTGAAGCAATAAGAAATGCTTATATGCTTTTTATCAATCAAATTTTCACGGAATATGAAAAATTCAAACAAGATGGTAGTTGGATTATTCCGGTTGAAACTTTTGAAGATTATGTAGAAAACTTGGAAAAATTCAACATCATTACAAGGTTTGGTGCAGTTTATTCTTTCAAATATCTTGGTGATTTTTTCAAACCAACAAATACATCATCGGTTGCATTTTCAACCAATGGTTTGAGAAAAATCCTTGTTGATGATAAAGGTCAATTTTTAACCTCAATTCGTGTTTTGAAATATAGCAGAAACGATGCTAAGTTGCGATTGCTTGGTCCCAATGTTGGGGATTCCTTTTGTGGTAATTACTGGGTTGATTTGACTTGGATCAAAAAATCAACAATACAGGATTATCATCCTATTAAAATTTTCATAACGAAAACCAACAACAATCTTTCGAAGTTTGATTTTTCTGAATTTGTATCTTTTGATAAGGATTCAAAATCTTGGGATGGTCCTGCTTACTATTTCCTACAAACCGGTGAAGAAAATAACGAAAAGGTTTGGGAAATTTTGAACAAAAACTTCAAGGATTCCAAGCTGGTTCAGTTGATTGATGCCGATTTGTATGATAAAAAACCGGAGAAACGAGCTTCGGAACGTGCTTCTTTTATGGAAAAATTCACAAGACGCAATCATAGGTCCGTAAAGAATTATGGCTATTATAAATATTCATATATGTATCCGGATCTTTTGACTCCAATCCTTTATATTCCATATACAGTTCAAGCAAAATATATGAGTTTCCTTTCAAAAGCCGTTAAAAATGGTTACCTTGATAATTGCCTTGATTTGCTTGGAATTACAGATAAAGGTGATTTTCTTTCAGATAGGGTTAATGTTTGGAGTTTAGGGGAAGGTGATGTTAACGGTTTGAAAAAAGCTGGCTATAAACTTATTAACCTGAACATTTTCAAAGAGTTTGGACCGACTAATGAAGCTGCAAAAGAAATCTTCAAAAAACTTCGTGCAAATTTTTACCTCAAGCTATTTCAATATCTTGACGGGCCGATAACTTCAAAACCGGCTTTGTGTGGTTATGTGTTGGTTGAAAATACATCAAGTGATCCTTATTGTTCTGTAAGATATGAACTTGACCGTATTGAGGATCATTTTTACAGGGTAGCAAGATTGGTTGTTAGTCGCCGTCGTAAAATTGATTTCCAAAAGGAAATTCAAAAACTTCCTCTTGATACGGCACTTGATTACTTACTTCAAAATAACATTGAGTTTACAAACAGTAAAGGAAACGTCCAATGTTTCAACATCAATAAGGATTATTTGTTAAATAAAATCAAGGAAAAACTAGGTCAGATTCAGCTCAACGAACAGCTTGGAAATTTGAATGGTTTGGATCTTTTGGTTGAATAGAAGTAAAAAGGAGAAAAGTTATGGCTTCAAAATCTAAGAATTTTTATCTGGTTACGCCGACCGGAATTTCATTGACAATCAACAACAAGGCTTATTTGGTTGATAAAAATCATGAAATGTTCAACAAGATTTCGAAAATGTTGACTTGGTCCCGGATTCGTTGGGGCGATATTGTCAAGCTGTTGGATACCAAGAAAATTCTCTTGACTTATCTTGGTAAGAATTTAAAAATTGTTGATGGTGAGGTTATTTACACATTCAAAGGAAAGTCAATTAAAGCAAATCCTTTGTTGCAGCAAATTTTTGAAGCTGCTAAAAACAAGCAGGATCCCAAAGCAATGCTGTTGTTTATGGATAATTTGCTGGCAAATCCTTCAAAAGATTCCATTGATGAATTGTTCCTGTTTTTGGAAGCGAACAATTTACCAATCACAGATGATGGTTGCTTCTTGGCTTACAAAAATGTTGGCGAAGATTATCTCGATAAACATTCTCATACCTTTGATAACCATATTGGAATGACAGTTTCAATGCCGAGGAAGGATGTTAATCCGAATCGTCATGAAACCTGCTCAAGTGGTTTGCATTTTTGCAATGAATCATATTTGAGCTCTTATCCTGGTGAACATACGATGATTTTGAAAATCAATCCGGCTGATGTTGTTTCAATTCCTGAAGATTATAACAATGCAAAAGGTCGTTGCTGTTCCTATTATGTGATTGGTGAACTGAAGAAAAATGAAACCTTTAAGGATTGGTTCAAAACCCATAAGAAGGACGTCTTGAAAACTGCAGAAAAGAAGGATCCTACCAAGAAAAAATCTTCGACCAAAAAACCTGCTGCTAAAAAGGTTTTGAAAGCATCAACCAAAAAGGTTGTTGATACCAAAAAGAAGGATTTGTTGAAAGGCAAGGTTTTCAAAGCAAAAACAACAAAGCCTGTTTCGGGAACCAAAAAGGTTTTAAAAGTCAAGGATTCAAAATCCGCAAAGGTTGAATTGAAAACAATTTACACCTCAATCAAGGATGTTTTCAAAAGATTGCCGAGGTCGAAAAGAAAAGTTGGAATGACAGTTTTAATTGAAAACAGTAAAGGTAAAGCAACCTACGTTTTCAAAAATGGGATTTCCAATCGGGATTTGGTCAAAAAATAGAGGAATTAAGAAATGAAAAATTACGTAACATTTTACGTCGTAACGGTTAAACATGAAAACGAAGAAGAAAAGGAATTAACCAAACCTTTGAAGCTGATGTATGCTGAGGAAGAGCTTAGAAAATATAAAAAGATTTATGGTGGAGCTCAATATACCGTTAAGTTGAAATCAATCATCAAGGAATGCTGAGAATGGAAGATATTTTCGTCATTTACAACGAAAAGACTCAAGGTATTTATCGGGCGACTAACTGGGCAGGTGGTCGCCCTACCTTGGAATTGAAAACTTGGAAAACTCTTGCAGGTGCAGCCAAGGCTTTATCAAAAATCAACAAACCAAACCTGGTTATCAAAAAGCTTGCAGTTAAAGATATCAACGAGGAATAACAATGATCATAGGAATTTCCGGCTTAATAGGTAGTGGAAAAAATACCTGCGCCGATTTTATCAAAGAAATTTTACCGGAGTATCATTTTGAATATTTAAGTTTTGCAGCCAGATTGAAAGATATGGTTGCTGTTTTATTCAACTGGGACCGGGAAATGCTCGAAGGTAAAACAGAAAAATCAAGAGCTTGGCGCATGGAGCCGGATCCTTTTTGGAGCGAAAAAACCAACTCCGAATTTACCCCAAGAAAGGTTTTGCAAAATTTTGGTGGTTCAATGAAAAACTTGGTTTGTGAAAATGTTTGGGCTTCCATTGTTGAGCAGGAAATTATAAATAATCCCAACAAAAATTACCTGATTACGGATTTACGTTATCAGGATGAAATCCGTATGGTTGAAAAATATGGTGGTTATTTGTTGGAAATTCAACGCGGCGAAAATCCTTTTTGGTACAAAGATGCTCTGGAATACAATCAAGGTAAGGTTAAAACTATGAGCGACGCTTTGATGAAAATTCATTCTTCCGAATGGAAATGGATTGGAGCCTCCCCGAATTATATCCTTATCCATAATAACGGGACCTTGGAACAATTTAAGGAAAACATTGAGCATACTTTGCATCTTTTGTCGTTAGGCTTTTAAAATTCTTTAAATAGCACTTGATTTTCCTGATATTTCATTTTATAATAAAGTATAAAATTGAAAAAGGAGAAAAAGATATGGAAATGATTCATAACAAGTGGTTTATTGGTTTTCCGTTTTCGGAGGAATGGCTGAAAACATATACCGGTTATGTAAAACAACGCTATAATGATTATATCAATAAAGAAGAGTGGATTAACGCCATTTTTTCTGTTGAACGTCCATATCGGACTCAGGAGCTTTGTGATTTGTTATATAACATGCCTCCGGAGCAACAATGGGAAGCCATCAAAGAAGTATATATTGATAGTGAAAACCCATCAGTTAATGTCGATTTTTGGAAGTTTGTATTTTCATTGGATTCCTTAAAAGCCTTTTATAATAAAACAAAAGAGGAATTGCCTTCACGTTTTAAAATTTATCGTGGAATGTCCAAAGAAGAGCACGATTCAACAACAAAAGGGATTAGTTGGACATTATCCAAAGAGAAGGCCGAATTTTTTGCCAATCGCTTTAAAAAGGATGGGGTTGTTGAAGAACGAGATGTTGATGTAGAAGATATTGTATGCTTTTTGCCGGATAGAAACGAGCAAGAAGTTATATATTTTGAAAATTGACGGAAAAGAGGTTATAATGGAAATCGAACGTAAGTTTTTATTCTCAAAAGATATGCTTGAAATTTACCCAATCGACCATTGGTGGGTAGAGAAAACTTGGTATTTACCAAACACATTGGATTATGAAATTCGGTTACGTTGGAAAGAGACTCTTGGTTGCGAGGAAGGTAGTTGGAAACTGACAATCAAGGACAGACCCTTTTTAATCAGACCTGCTTTGACTCGTTTGGAAATTGAACTTCCAATCAAAGATAAAAACCAGATAAAGGACTTTATTTCAAGTTGCCACGGCTGTTTGGAAACAAAACGAATTGCTTTTGATTTGAATCATTTTGAACCTGATATTCCTCATAAGGATATGCTAATTTGTGAAGCTCGAATTTTACCGGATGGTAGACAGTTTGGTGAAATTGAATTTAAGGGTATAAAAGAAGCAGAATCTTTTGATTTTAAGAAATATAAGCTTTTGAAAGAAGATGTAACTAACGAAAATGCTTACAAAATAGGAACCGTTTACAGAAGAATGTTTGATGAGTAAGAAAATGAAAATTTTAGAAAGATTGGACTTGGTAGAAAGTTCTAGCTTATCTCGTTTATATGAAAAAATGTTACGAGCAGACTGTGGAACAATTAGTGCCTTTCGAGGTAATTATACCAGAAAAGAAAATCAAGTTAGAACCCAACAATTAAAAACACTTTTAGCTAATCCAAAACTTGACATTACAGTTGTTGACGGGGTTTGCTTGGAAAATTATGGTATGTCTAATGAAAGAGAATCTCGTGAAATTACATTTTTTGTTACAAAGGCTTTACCTGATTCCGATATTGATATTAAAAAAATTTTGATGGAAGCTGGTGAAAAATTTGATCAAGATTTTATTCTTTTTATTCCAAAGAAAGGTGATTTTGCTGAAGTAATTGGTACAAATACTACTGGATGGCCTGGTTTTCATAAAATCATTAAGATGGATAAAAGAAAGTTTGGTCAAGGTAATCAATTTATGACAAAAGTTTCTAATAGACCTTTCTATTTTTATAGCAGCGAAACAAAAAGTTGTATTGTTAGTCCAAAAACAATGCAGTTTGTTCAAATTGAACGAAATAAACCGGTTGAAGAAATTGAACCGTTTATTTCTTCGGAATTAAAATTCTGGAGTAAATAAGGAGGTTTAATTGGAAATTTTAGCCAAGAAAATTTTTGAAGTTGAAGAACCTGATTTGAAAATTCAATTTCCAATTTATCTTGTTTCAGGTAGGGAAGAATTGAAAGGTTTAATCAACAAATTCAAAGTGGTTCGGGGTCTCTGGAACGGTGAAAATTTTTATACTTGGGAAGCAGGTTGTTGTGATCATTTGTATGTAAGTGGTTATCTTTCTGAGAATGAACCTCATTTCAAATACAAACAATACATTGGAATTATTTTAGACGAAGATGGTCCGTATAATGATTATGTTGTAAATACCAAACGTCAAAACCTGTTAAAACAATTCAAACAAAAATTTTTTTAAAACAGGGGTCGGAAAATGGCAATTGAAAAAGATGCTTTAATTCAAATCTTGAAAAACGAATTGAATAACAAGGATTCGGAAATTCACAAAGCAATTGAAGAAATTGTTGCTGAGCAAGTTAAAGTAAATGTGAAACGTTGCGTTCGTCGTGGAACTGGAAGAAATCATTATGGATTGAAAACAAAATGACGGTTGCTCGTTTTCTATTTGTCGGTGATATTCATTACGAAGGGATTGAATCCTACTTTCCAAACAATCATTTATCTTTGATTTCTTCAACCTTGAAGCAAATCTGGCAATATGCAAGGGAAAATGGTGTTGAAAATGTTGTGATTGGAGGGGATATTTTTGAAAATCCTTTTCCAAAGGATGAATCCAAAAAAGCATTCCTCAGAACGCTAGATAAGCGTTTGAATTATTACATTATCCTCGGAAATCATGATTATGCAAATCCTCAAGAAAATTCCTTGAATCTTTGCAAGTACTTTATTGAAGATCTTGGTTTGATGGATAATGTCAAATTCTTTATTCAACCGGAAACCATTGAAATAGATGGTGTTCCTTTTGATATGCTTCCATTTCCTTTTACCAAACCACTGACAAAGGAAAATTCAATTTGCATAGGACATTTTCAGGTTAAAGGTTACCTTGGTGATAATGGAAGAAAATTCAATGATGGTCCTGTCCTTGATGATAAACATGTTTGGTTGTTAGGTCATCTTCACCGGCAACAAGATCGTTTATATCCAGGTTCTGTTGTTCAAACAAAGTTTGGTGAACCGGTTAATAAATACTTTTTCGATTGCAAGAGTAATGGTAAGGAATTAAAGATCAAAAAGGTTTCAATTGATACACCTTTTAAACTCATTGACTTGGTTGTTCAAAAGTTGGAAGATTTGGATTACCTTAAATCTGAAAATTGTTACCGGCTTTATGTTCCTAAACATCTTGATAGTTTGGAAATTCAAAAGCGAACAAAAGATTTCAATATATGGCAGGTTAAAGGTTTAGACTCCGGTAAGAATATTGAGCAGCAAAAGATTGATGATATTGACGTTTCCTATATGAAGGCAAACCTTTCCAATGAAATTGATTTTTTGAAAATGTGGCTTCAAGATCCTTCAAACTGTAAATTGAATGAAAATCAAATTGAGGAAGCTGTTAAGATTGTTGAAGATCTACAAGGTGATTTGAATGACGGTAACGGTTGAAACAAAAGATTGTAACTATCATTTTAGTGCAGATTCCGATAGTATGGGAATTCGAATCCAATTTGAAAAGAAACTACATAACGGTGTACGTCAAATTACCTCTTATGGAACACTTTTTGAAGATGGTAACATTTCTTTGTTTTCAAAATGGTGGGTGGTTGAAAATGATTACAAAAATGAGCAGGAATTTTTTGAAAAACATTTTCAAAACAAATTCAACTATGAAGGTTTTTATTATCTTTGCTTGAGGAAAAGACCTGGTTATGTTGATTCGTTTGAAGAAATCACCAATGATTGGATTCTCAAATGTCTTTCCAACAAATCATATAGGGAAAATTCTGCTGAAGAATTCATTTATGAAGAAATGGTCGAAAAACATCGTCAAGAAAAGATATTTCAAGGTTAAGATTTCTCTTGATTTTCCTTCTCTTTCTTGTTATAATGAAGTATAGAATAGAAAAAGGAAAATATAATGAAAACAGAAGCAAAAATCTTGATGCAGTTATCTTATCCAAGACAAACGGAAGAAATTCCGATTTATGAAATTTCTGGTAAAGATGAGCTCAAAGGCTTACTGAACAAATTCCAGATTGTAAGAATCCTTACAGATGGTAATGTTTGTTATGGTTGGAATGCTTTGTATTTTGAGCATGAAGAAATTTTGGAGCATTTAAAATCTTTTGGAAAGAATGTTTCAAAATTGTGTAAATTCAACCTAACAAAAACAACTCTTTTCTTTTCAATTCCTCAAAAGGTTGAAGTTGGTAAAGAATTTTTAAGAAAATTCATTCAACCAAAATCAATGACAATCAATGATTACGGAATTTCATATGGAGAATGAAAATGGAAGTTAAAGATCTTGAAGCAATTATCAAAAAAGCAAATCAGGATTATTTCACAAAAGGGTCTTACGACCTCGAAGATGATGAATATGATAACCTCTTGAAGCAACTGGAGGAATTGGATCCAAACAATCCTTTGCTGCATCAAGTTGGTGATAATACTTCCACGGAAAACAAAGCAAAGCTTCCGGTCATTATGGGAAGCCAGAAAAAGTTCCGAATTGGGGAATGTGATTTGAAGAAAATCTTCCCCGAAAACACCATTTTAACTAAAATGTCAAAACTTGATGGTTTATCAATGTTGATTGAATATGACGAAAATGGTGATTATCAACATCTTTATACCCGCGGAAATGGTTTGGAAGGTCAAGATATTACATATCGCGGTTCTTTAATGAAATTCCCTAAAAAACTTCCAGAATCTTTAATGGTTAAAGGTTCTCATACATACTTATCCGGTGAAGCTGTAGTTTCTGAGGAAAATTATAAAAAAGTCAAAGGTTCATACAAACATAAAAGGAATTTTATAGGTGGAACCTTACGACCCATTTTAACGGATGAAAAATATAAGGAAGCAAGCGATGATGTGAAATTCAATTGCTCCCTTATCGACATTGTTATTTGGGAAATGCCGAGTGCCGAAGAATTAGGTTTAACCAGTTTGTTTGAAACCTTGGAAAAATTGGAACAGGTTGGTTTCAAAACCACCTTCCACGAAAAAATCAATTCAAACGACTTGGATGATGAAAAGGTTGAAAATTTCATCAAATATCTAAAAAGCGACGATTATCCGTATTTATGTGATGGTGCAGTTTTCAAAATTGATAACACCGAAATCTTCAATAAATTGGGTAAGGAAGCAGATGGTTTGAATCCAAAAGGAAGTCGAGCCATTAAATTACCTCTGGAAAAACAAGAATTTGTTAAAGCAAGGTTAAAAAATATTCGATGGAATATGAGTAAAAGAGGAATTTTGGTCCCTGTTGCTATTCTTGAGGAGATTTCTTAACATGAATGAGGAATTTTTAAATAAACTTCCAAAAACAAATATCTGTAGGATAAATCCAGATATAATTCCTAAGATTGAGGAGCTTCGAAAGGATAAAGATAATACTATTGAAAAGATAGGTGAGATTTTAAATATCAAACCTTATGATATAGGGATTGCAATTCATGTCGGTGTTTTAGATCATCAAAAAATTCATACAAAGTATAGAAGTTATAATGAATTAACTGAAGATGAAAAACAAGAAATAAAACATTTATATAAAAATGAAAAATGGTTTGTAAAAGAAATTTCAAAAAAATTTTGGATTTCTTCTGCAACTGTTCGTAAGGTTAGATCAGAATCTGGAATTAAATCAAATTTTTTAGTTGAATTTTCAGAGGAACAAGAAAATGAAATTGTTTCCTTGTATGAAAAAGGATATGGATCCAGAGGAATTGCAATTAAATTAAATGTAAAATATCCTGATTCAATAATTAGAGTTTTAAAAAAGCATAATGTTGAGTTTAGAACTCAGGCTGATCAAAATAAAATAATAGGGGAAAGAAAGCGGGTATATCCTGAATTCAGTGATTATAAAACAACAATAAGACAATTAACTGAATTGGTTATTAAGTTATTTCCTAATGAAGTTGAAAATAGTAAATTACTGAAGGAAAATAAAAATATTCTAAAACGTAGTGATAGATATTCTATTGATCATATTTATTCTTTAACAGATGCTGTAAAATTATATGAGAAAAGTTGCAGAAATGAAATTTTATGGAATGTTTGTCATCCAGCAAATTTAAGAATAGTAACTTGTAGCGAAAATTCAAGTAAAAATTCTAAGTCATTATATACTTATAAAGAATTAAAACATAAAATTTGGTCGTGGGATTTACGTTTTAGAGAAAAATTTGGTTTTGATGATGGATTTTGGGATACAATGTTAGCTGTAAATCCTTGGAAACCAGGTCAAACAATTTACAATCGATTTGAAAAAATGTTTGATATAAAACGTATGTGGGGATATACGCCAGGAGATCTTATAAAATGGGTGTAACATTAGATGGAAAAAATTTAACACATGTAAATCTTTATAATGCAAAAGAGGTAATAAATAAGCATTGTTCGGAAGGAAGCATTGTTACAGTAATTTTTTCCGGAGATGTTATTCCACGTATTATAAATATTGAACCGAATTTTGATAAGGAGGTTCAAATTCCGACCACCTGTCCATTTTGTGGAGAACCTTTAAAGTCAACAGGAACGGATCTTTATTGCGCCAATGAAAATTGCGCAGGTAGAAACCAGAAAGAAGTTGTTGCATTTTTTAGTGATTTAAAATTGGAAGATGTTGGTGCAACAACCATTGAAGATTTATTTGAAAAAGGTTTCAACACCTATGAAAAACTTCTTGGAATTACTTACGACCAGATTATCAATTTACCTGGTTATCAAGCAAAAAAGGCTTTGAATATAAGCAAGAAATTAAACAATTGTTTGAAGGATATCAGTTTGGGGAAATTGATGGCTGTTAGTCAATGTTTCCAGAATGAAAAGAATAGCTTATCCGAAAAACGTTTTGAAATGATTTTGGATTGTTTAGGTGAAGAAAATGTTCGTAACAATCTGGATGGCGTTTTGGTTAATGGTGAAAAGGTTAAGTTGGCTTCATCAAAATTGATTGAGGTTAATGGCTTAGGGGAAGGAATTATAGATTTATTCAAATCAAAATATGCAAAATTCAAAACCCTTTATAACCGGATTAAGCCCTATGCTAAAATTGTAAGCAAAAGAGTTTATACCGGAAAGATGGAAGGTATGAGTTTTTGCTTCACACAATTCCGTGATAAAAGCCTTGAGGAATTGATTATCAACAACGGTGGTAAGGTTGGTGGTTTAACCAAGAAGACAACCTGCTTGTTTTTTGCAGGTGATTCAGGAAAGATGAAAAAAGCCAAAGAATATGGAATTGAAACGGTTCCGGCTATTAAAGCTCGTGAATATCTTGAAGAAATTTTGAAGTAAGTTGAATTTTTCTCTTGATTTTCCTGAGAATACATATTATACTAAAGTATAAAATGGAAAAAGGAGATAAGAGATGAAGAACGCTTTTTTAGATGCCATTAAGGAAACACATAGTTTCAAAACAGCACATTATAGAGAGCTTCAGATTATTAAAATAGAAGCTCAACCGGATACCTGTAATGGTGATAGGGTTTGCCAATTTTTGGTACAGTGCAAACATAAACCGAATACCAGAATGAAATATGCAGATAATGCCGTAGAATATAAGGTTGCAGTTTACAAAGACGGTCATTTGACGGCTTTTTATGAACGTGATTACTTCATTCAATAAAGGGAGATAAGACGATGACAGAATTTTTAAGATTTCCTCAAGGAACCAGAATTGTTCAGGTGGTTGAAATCAAGACACCGGAAATTCCTGAGGTTGGTTACCTTTGGTTACGTCAGGAAATTGAAAAGATGTACGACCAAAAATCCGGTTTAAGGGAATTGTCCTTGGAACAAATCGAAAGAATGTGTAATGATTATGATTACAGTCATTACAGGATTAAAAAGGAAAATGAACCTCGTCCTTGGGAAGAAGTTGCAGTGGAATCCTTACGAACCTGGATCAGGGAAATGTATAATTGCGACGATTTTATGGAAACTTTGAACGCAAAAATTGAAATTGATTTGAGCAGGGCGGTTTAAGTAGGAATTAAACAATGGACGAAGCAACCTTTAATAACTGTCTTAGAGCTTTCTTCTTTATAGTTACCTTACCGCTTTTACCGGTAGCGATTAACATCTTGAAAGATGCCATTCAAGAGAAGGATGTTTATGACAAAGCGGAAATGTATGCAATTGCCTTTTTCCTTTTAAGTATTGATGTTTTTACTTGGATTGTTTGTTTCTTTTAGGATGGTTTAAAATGGTGGACGAAAAAGAAATCAAGAAATTTCTTGAACAAAAAAGGATTGATATCCTTACGGAAGATGAAAATCTTAAAAACTCAATCATTCGTGATATTGTTACAATCATCAAAAATCTCAAAAAACAAGAAATCTTGAAAATTCAGAAAAATTTTGATGATCCGAATTGTTCGGTTTTTATGGATCCTGAAGTATATGAAATGTTGGAAACCAAAAACTTTTTCTGGACATATAAGGTTTTCAATCTTGCAACTCTTTATATAAAGGAAAATAATAAACCAAAGAAACGAATCAAAGCAAAGCAATTTAAAACCTTTTGCTTGAAACATTTGGATAACATCCTTTACCTCTTACAATATGACGAGGAAGGGGTTGAAGAGCAACTTAAATTGATTGAGCAGGAAGTTCTTGCTATTCGAAAACAAATAACAACAGGAAGCGTGGTCTATGGAAGCAAGGTCGATAAATGATTCGATAATCAAAACAGCAATTGAGGAAGCAAAGAAATCCACCTGTCACCCTCGAATTGGTGCGGTAATTTTCAAAGGAAAAAGAATCCTTTCCAAAGGCTTCAATGATATACGAAGCTCCTCCATTCCTTTGAAGCACCGTAAATGGGTTGAAAGTTTGCACGCTGAACAATCAGCCTTATTGAAAGTTGATTGGAATACGTTAAAAGGTTGCAGCATTTTGGTTTACCGGTATTCAAAATCAAAGAAAGTTGGTTGCGCAAAACCTTGTCCGATGTGTGAAAAGATAATCAAACACGTCGGGATTAGGAATGTTTATTATACAGAAGATGATGGTTCGATAACTCATATCAAGTATCGTATCTGAAAATTCTTCTTGTTTTACAAGGATTTGTTAAAATAAAAAGTTAATTGTTTTGAAAAAGGAGGAAGAATGAAAAGCTTCATTGAAGATTACAAGGAAGTCATTGGTTTTACGATTATGACAATTGTTTTAATTTTCTTTTTCAACTTTTTAGCTGAAAATGGAGATTTTACGCAGGATAATGCTGCATTGGACGAATGCGTCAAACAAAAAGCTTGCACGCAGGAATGTAAATTGTTGCTTTCCAAACTTCCAAACCGTAGTAAAGGACCGGTTAAAGTTGTTATTGATAGTAATGGTTGTCTTGATGTAGTTCAAGGTGATTAAAAATGACGGATTACAATGACCTTGAAAAACTAACCAAAGATGTTGTAAGATATACTGCACCGGAAAACGGTATAGCAATTTTTAAATCCGCTCCTAAAAATATCATTGTATCGCCGGCGTGTGCAATCCAGATGAATGATGATACCATTATTCAATTACCTCTTAGAAAAGGGGATGTGGTAAAATCACTATTTCCTGTTGATTTGTTTACGTTTATACCGGCTCAGGAATATTTGGAGTACACGAATGTCTGAAGATTTAGTAGCTCTTTTTGTTGATGGGGATTTTGAAGATCCGCATTACACAAACCAAACAGTAAAATTGCTTCCAAAATCTGAATTTGAAAAAATGTGTATTACGAAAGTTGAAAAAACAGAAACTTCCTTAAAAATTTTAGCAGGTTCGGTAATCCCAATTCCTCGAGGTTTGTGGTGTGATGAATCTTATACCCCATATCCAGCTTACTATCTCCATCATGTTGAACAAGACTACGAACGAACCTTTGAAGAACTGGAAAAGAAAAATAATTCTTGATTTGTAAGAGATTTCATTTTATAATAAAATATAAAATGGAAAAAGGAGATAAGACGATGAGTGAAGCACTTGACAATTTAATCAAATTAACAAACGGTTTACGGTTACGTTGGGAAGTAAAAGCACAAATTGAAGACTTGGCTCATGAAATTGAGCGTGAAATTCGAAGTCAAGTTATTCATGAATATGAAGAAAAAATTCGACAAATCGAAGAAAGAAATGAGCAGGAATTAAAACGTCAACTGCAACCAAACGTTGCTCTGGCTAAGCAATTGATTTCTTTGTTGACTGAAAACAAAGAAGTTCGCAGCACAGTTTTTGAACTTATTGATGATCGAGTCGCCGGGAACTTATCCACAGAAAAAAGCTACAGCTGTGAAGAATGCGATAAGTATTTTGTAACTGATATCACATATGACGGTAAGACTATTTAGTAACAGCAAAACTAACTTTTCCAATCTTTCCTTGATAGGAATAATAGATTGAAATAATATAGCCTTGTACATCATAATCAATTTCATATGTAATTGATTGTCTTGTTACATAAATGATATCCGATAACCAGGTGGTAACCTGTTCATAAACAAAATCACAAATTCTTAAACCAATGGATTCCGTTAGAGGTTCCATAAGAAAATGTTCAAGATTTGCACCATAGGTTGGTTCAAAAATTCGTTCCCCGCAACCAACCCCATCAAAACTTGTCGTTGAAAAAAGGTTGAAAAGTTGATTATCAATTGCTTTTTTTCCGGTTAAAACCAAATCCGGTTTACCTTGCTCAAAACTACCATCAAGGTCAATTAAATATGTTGAAAAAGCCATTACTAAATTCCTCCTAAAACATTGGTAGTTGAAGTTTCAAGTTTACCTTCCTGACGCGTTCTTGCTGCAGGTTGTTGTAATTGTTCATTTTGAACAGCTTCAGGTGAAGAAGCGGTTGGTGGGGTTGTAACAGCTGGTGGAGGAACCTGAGGTGCAGCTGATCCAACTGCCGCAGGACCAAAACAGTTAAACATCCAAGGAGTTGATGCAGTCATATTGGTATCAACAATTGTTGTAGACATAAATGTCAAGCCATTCAACTCCGCGGTTGCTCCACCCATTGTCAAGGAACCACCGGCAACCAAAGTTAAGGAACCACCGGCATTTAGAGTATAGCTTGTTGCTGAAACATTGCAAGTTGTTGTATTTAAGTTATATGTATTTGCAGAATAAGTGGTAGTCGTTGAATTCATTGTATAGGTTGGAACATTTTCTGTTTTTGTTTGCGTTGAAACATTTATTGCAGTTCCGGATTTGATATTGATGGTTTCATCAGCGGATAATGTGAAATTTTTACATTCCATCATTATATCACGGTTTGCTTTAATACTTACATCTCCAAAAACCTCAATACTTATACCTTCTGGATTTTCAGCAGTTCCATTCATATTTACCTGATTGTTTGCAACCTGAATTTTCAAATTACCTTTTGCATCAACTAAAAAGGTTGTTCCGGAAACATGTTGGAACATATAATTGTCGGTATTTGTATTTGCAACAAAAAGACTTCCGCTTCTATCAATATAACCATAACTATTTGGATAATCAGTTAACAGTTCCTCGGTTATATTTGGTAAACAACCAAGATATAAACCATTGTAAATGTTATCGTCAACAAACATAACCCAACATTTACTTGAAATATCAGGAATTTCAACATTTCCTTGACCACTTGCACTGGAAAAGAATCTTGTGTTCATAATCCAAGGAAGATCAGAGGTTTTCATCTTTTTGGAATGCAAACCATCAACACGAACCTTAATACGACCAAGATGCATTGGATCTTTGTTATCCTCAACAATCCCGTTGACAATTTTTCCGGTTAAAAGTGGTAATCTGAAATCTGTTGAATTATTTAGCATTAGACCAAATTCCCAAATAATGAATTGTTTGTTCCTGTTGAAACGCCGGTATATTTTTCATAATATTGACCATTCGTAATGGCAAGGGTTTTTCCAATCAAAACACATTCACTTGGCTTTGAGGTATCCGTTTGTTTGCTCTGAGGATCGGTATATGAAATATTGACTTTTTGAAGCAAATCCAAACCAACCTGACCGTAGAAAGTAAATTCTTCCTGTAAGGAAAACAAAGCACGATTTCTCAGGTTTTGATATTCAGCTTGAGCCCAGTTTTTATGATAATTTCCTATATCCGGATTGATGATTTTGTTTCGAATATAACCAATGTCATCCAGAAGTGTTTTTGATAGATTGAAAACATTACTTCCGAATTTTGTAACCGTCAAACTATCAATTAGGTGATTGTCTTCGTAACCATATTGTGAAAGTTGGTTTTTATAACCATACTCCAGGTTATATAAGCCGGAATTATTCTTTTCGTCCATAGAAAGAAATACAAAACTATCTTGCAAGACAGTTTTTGAATTACTAAACGTATATTTTGGAAAAAGGTTGTTAACATTTCGATAAAGCAATTTTCCATCTAATGTTACCAAACCAACCATACAGGAATTTCTATCAACATAACCATGATTGATAACATTTTGAGCAAAACTTGCGTAATCCTTTGTTCCATTGCACCAAGTCATTTCGTCGAAAGTATAAACTCCATCATATTTCAAATTGCATTGTTTGCAAAGAGATTTTAAAGCATTTGATGATGTTCCTGTGTAGAAAAATGGCTCCATACATTTTTGATATTTCAGTTTATCTAAAACGCCATAAATCCGGTAAGTTTTAACTGCTTGGTTTTCCGTATGTTCTGGAACCCCTTGAACAATAAAATCATAAGTTTTTCTTGCTGCAGTATCTTGATTGTTACCAACTTTTATTGAAATTTTTGAACCGGCATTTAACATCCCGCTTCCAAAAGAATTTCTGGAATCCTCAATAACCAAACGCAAAGCTGGTAAAATGGAATAGATATTTTCTGTAATATTCAGGTTTTGAACGTTCCCTAAACTCAAGGAAAGTTGAACGTCATTTAAGTAAATATCACAAAAAACACTATCATTTACGTAAAATGCCATCTTAGATTGTCACCGTCTTGTTTGAAGCACCGGTTGACATTCCTTGAACCTTGTTGATTGCCTTGGAAATGTCGCTTATGCTTGGAATTAACAGAATAACACCAGGTTGAATTTCTTCCAAAGGAAAAATGAGATGGTTAAATCTACCAAGGAGCCACCACAAACTTGTTGTTTGATAAAATTTGTAACTTATGTTTGGCAAATATGATGGAACCTTAACCTCAAATTGTTGACAATTCATTGTTTCGTTAATAACGAATTGTAACCTTGGATCATACCAGTTCAATTTTTGTAGTTGTTTGGTTAGCTTACCTTTACCTGTCGTAAAGGTTGCATTTCCAATGAAGTTTGAAAAATCCAATTCTTTGTTTTCTGTTGTGCTCATTAGAATAATCCTTTACCTTTTGCTAACCAAGATTTTGCAGAAGCTGGTATAATTTTATTTGTAGCTGAAAGCAAATCTTGAACCGGATTAGCATTACCAGCACCGGAAAACCAATCAAGAACCTCTTGCTTTGATGGAGCAATCAATGTTCTGAAAGAAACATCAGCTCTTGCAGAAATTGGATAACCATTTGCATCAAACCGTGAATTGTAAATCGGACTGACATTTGTTACAATTATACCTGGAATTGTCATAAATGTCCCAAGATACAAGGTAAGATTATATTTTGCATCTTGATAGAAATTTCCTTTGTTGCTCAGTTTGATTCTTGGACCAGGTGCTTTTAGCCATTCACCATCTTTATCCGGACAAGTTAATTCAATCAATTGACGCATTGGATCAACAACTTCCTTTTTTGAATCAGACATTGCATTGAATTGAAAAGGAATTTGAAAAGTAATTGGGGAATTTCCTAACCATAGAGGAAATTGTGAAACCGCATTTGCACTTTTACTTTGCATACCGGTCATTTTTGAAGCACCGTGATATGCTTGTGATAAATTTTGAAGAATTCCCTGACCACCGGAGCCACCTCCAAGAAAGCTATCAAGGAATCCACCCATCATATCTTTTCCTAAAGTTCCCCATTCACTTTCACTATTGATTCCAAAATCCCTCGGTAATGGAACTGAAATATCAATACAATCTGGTGAATTGGGATTACGAATTCCGTTGGCAAGGCGCATGGTATAAGCCGACTGAACAGCACTTGCTTGTCCTGAAACAAAGGAAGTTATTGCTTTTCCTGAAGTATCGTTTTGTCCAGTTGTTAGTGCCATTTTAGAAACCTCCGGTTACCTTATGAAAAATTAAAATTTAGTCGGCACGGAGTGCTTTGTTTGTAACATTCAAACCAGCTTCACCAAGATTGTTATCAATGGAGGTTTTTACTTGCGGAGCACGTGCCTTTGCCTTGGCAGCCTGAGTTAATTGAAGCTGTTTAAGTCTTGCACGTTCAGCTTCCAAACGTTCCAAAATCTTTTTCTTAACCTCCGAATTGGTATCATCCTGAAGATTAAATTCATATTCTGTTTTGGTTGTTTTTGGTGTTACCTTTTCAGCGGTTTTGATATTACCTTCTTTTTGTGAAGCAGGTTTTTTCAAGGATTTTTCAATCTGGTTAATAACCTCGCCTTGTTTTTTCATATTAGGAAGTTTGGATAGTTGATGATTTTGATTAACGCCATACATCTTGGATAGTTTTATATCCTTAACTTCCTCAAGCGTATTTGTATCAAAATTGACCCGTTCCAATTTTTCTTCAATATTAGGTAAATCAACCTTTTCAACCTTCTGCGGTTTTTGTTGCTCCTCGATTTTTTTGGTTAAATCTTTGACAACATCTCGTTGGATATCCCCTTTCCGTTCTTCTTTATCGGCTTTAACCGGTTCCAATTCACCTGTTTCAAAATTCAACCGTTCAAGATGTTCTGTATCTTTTGTAATAGGTTCAACCTCTTTTTCACGTTTTTCAGATTCGGTTTCAATTTGAGTTAAAACCTCAGCTTCGGATTGATTAGATTTTTCAGCCAATTCCTGAACCTGCTTTTGAAGGTCATTATCCAACTTTTTACCTTCACTATCAACGGTTACCTGAATATCCTTTTCTTGTTTGGTTTCCTTAGGTTCCAATTCCTTGGTATCTTTTTTATTCCACCAATTCAAGAATTTTTCTTTAATGGTTGGACCAAAAATCATAACCCCACCAAGAATCGATGCAAATAAAGCTAAACCTACTTTACTGCCAAGAAGGAATTTTGCAATACCAAAACCTTTTGATCCAATTTTTCCAATTCCGCTTGAAAGATTTTTCAAACCACCTAAAATATTACTCGTTGGTTTGGACTTCTTTTTCATTTCGGCTTTTTGCATCCGAGTTACTTGTTCGTAAAAATCAACCAAGGAATCCTCAAGCACGATTTTATTTTGAGCATCAATGTTTTTAGCCTGCTTAACGGCGTTTGGATTTGCAAAGAATTTTTTACGTTCTTCTTCACTCATACTGGATTGAATAAGGGCATCTTGACTGGTAAGGATTGGAGCTTGTTGAATTTGTGCAGGAATAGGTTGATATTCCGGTCTACTTGATTTTATTTCAGGAACCTCAATATCCTTCTTCAAAATATTCAAAGCTTCCTCGTTAATCTTAACTCCGGAGTCAATCAAATCTTCAAACCTGGTAAGGATTTCTTCTTTACTCATACCTTCGTCACGTTTTTGATTGATGTAATCCAAGGTGGTTTGAGCTTCCTCAAGATTATATTTACGAACTCCTTCAACTTCACCGGTAATTAAATTTTTAACCTCGTCGTAAAGTTTACCACCTTTAATCCAAGCTTCACCATCAAGCTTTTGATAATCTTTACTGTATTCAGCAAAGCGTGATAAATCACCAAACTGAAAACGACCTTCCCGACCCCTTCCCACCTTTTTGGTTAGAATTTTTTCCAAGGCAAAGTTTGTTGCTTTTCTTTGAAGTTGCCCTAAGGATTTCAAACCTCTCCTAGTAACATCGGCAAAATGGTAGGCTTTTTCACCAGCCATAACAGCAGCACCAAGGAGTGGAATTTTATGAATAAAATCTTTCGCAGTTTCTAAACGTTCTTTTCTTTTTTCTTCACGCGCCTCTTGCTCTTCCTTATCTTTTTCATACTGTTCCTTGACTTTGGAAAGCAAATATTCAAAACGTTCCCGATTATCTTCCTTATCGGTATAAAGACGTTGCTCAAGAGCAAGTTTCTGGGCTGATAAAATTTTATATTTTTCAGTGTTGGGATTTAAGTTACGGATTTGAAGATCAAGACTGGAAATTTCACTTTTCAGATCATCCTCTTGCTTCCTCCAGAGCTCCTTTCTTTTCTGGAGCATTTCATCATAATCAAATCCAGCCATTTTCTTTCAACCTCATTATGTCAAAATTGGTGCATTTTGACCATCATTATCATAAGAAATAAAAGAAGCTTGCTCGAAATCTTCTTCCTCAGGATGTTGCTCCAATTTTTTATATTCAAGCATTAAAGGACAGGAATCACAACCAGCCAATTTCTTTTTTGCTTTTGTTACTTTTTCTTTTAAAGATGAACCCCAACTTTTTAGTTTGTTCATAGTACCTTCAACGCCACGACGTGCAAGTTCATCAACGACAAAACCAAACTTGGTTAAATTTGTTCCTTCTAATAACAAACCACCTAAGGATTCTTCCCGTAATTGCTTTTCAAGATCATCGGCGTAACCAAAAATACCTCTTTCATAAATTCCTTTACCTGCAACGGCTGCATCCCAAACCATATCAGCACTAGCAAGTGCTTTACCTGCTAATTTTGTAGCACCTTTGATAAGAAGTTTGCCACCGGCTTTCTGAGCACGTTTTACACCTTGAGCTGCAAGTTTGCTTTGAACTTTTTGAATACCTTTTTTGGTTAATTCAACAGCCGGTTTCAAACCTTTTGCAACTGCTTGGACACTTTTTTGAACAGCCTTTTTCAGCTTTGCAAGCTGTTTGGTAAAGAAACCACCCATTGATTTAAACTTGGAAATAATAGAGGAAAATTTTGATGAAAATCTGGTAAATAAATTGCCTATCTTCCCACCTAATGTTTTAAAAACACTGGAAATTTTATTACCTATTTTTCCAAAGAATTGTGTTATTTTGGAACCAACATCTTTGAACCATTTTGAAATTTTTGCACCATATTTTCCGAAGAAATTTTTAACGGAACCCCAAAGTTTCTTAATACTTTCAAGAATATGAGCCAAACCTTCCTTGATTGGCTTCCAAACCTTATCAATACCTTTTTTGAAATATGCAATACCTGGTTTGAACAATTTACCAAAAAATGTAGCTGGCTTTTTCAAGAATGAAAATCCACCTTTAACCAATTTCCAGATTAAACCGGGGATTTTATTGAAAATTAAACCGGATAATAAACTCAAAAGCGAACTTCCCAAGGCACCTTCTTTTTTCAGGTGGAACATATCGAAATCAGGATGTTCCTTCAAATAATTGTGGTATGTTTCCAAAAGAAGTTCGCTTAATTCCTCTTGGTTCAAAATCCCTTTTGTTGAAATCAAGAAATCATCCTCAAAAGGTAACAAGGATAAATCAAACTTTTCATTGCTTTGAGGTTTGCTTGGTTTAAGTTTTGGAGCTGAAGCTAAACCTGATTTGAAATTCGGATCAAAAACCTTAGGCGGTAAATCAACATCTTGAATTGTTTTTCCTGGTTGGATATCCGGATATTTTTCCTCAAATTCAGCTTGCTTAACATCAACCTTCTTCTTTTTCAAACCCGGTAGATTTTTAAGGGATTGACCAAGTTTCGGGGATTTTTGAAGAGCAAGTATTCTGGTATTTTTTCTTGACTTTTCAAGTACTTTCTTGTCAAGCTCTTTCTCAAAATCTTTAAGTTTTCCTTCACGATAAGCGATGGTTTGCCGCTTCAATATCTCCATATCCTTATCGGTTAGATATTGTTGCTCCGCTTGTTTATCAAAGGATTTAAGGCTTTTTAAAGAATTGTGTGATTTTAAAGAAGTTTTCTTTTGACTTTTATCAACCAAGGAATCAATCAAATCTTCAAGATTGTCAATCCCTTCAAAAGTTCTAAGCTCCTCAGGAATTGATAAATCCTTTTTTGATTTCTTGGATTTTGGTTTATTATCGGATGGTTTAGGTTGAGGTTTACGTTCAGGAGCAAGTTTTTTGATTTTAGGCTTTTGTAAGGATTTGAGATCTTCCTCCTCAGGAAGATTATCCTCCCCAAGAAGTGATTTCATTAACGACTCAGTATCCTGGTCATTAAAATCATCAAGAAGATCGTTCAAATCCTTTTTAGCCATTACATTACCTTACAAATAGCCTTGATCAAAATTTCTTGCCAAAGCTCCTCTTTATTATAATTGTTCATCAACTTATCTGAAACTCCTAAAAACATTTGAGCATCACTTGTTTCTGAACAAAACACTCCGGAACCATACTCCGCAAGGAATGCAATCTTATTGATTATTTCCTTTGGGGAGTATAGGGGAAAGAAGTTCATCGGGTCCCATTTCGAGAAAGATTTCCTCCGCTTCAGGGCGGATTTCCTCTCCTTTCTTTAACTTAGTCTTCAAATTATCAAGTTCGTTTTGAAGGGCAACCAATGTTGAAGAAACCAAAAGATAATCGTCATCATTTTTATCAAGATTGTTTTTCAAAATCTTGGCTTTTTTGACTTTTTCCTCCAATTTCTTTTTATATTCCTCAGGATTGAAATTCAAATCAAAAACTTTGAACTTTTCCTCAACCCCGTGATCAATCAATTTATCCCATTCAGCAACGTCATTCAAAGCTTCCAAACCATTTTCGTTCAAAAACTTTTCCATGTTAGCAATTTTTTCATCCCAAGTATTTCCTTTGAAATATTGAGCATTGCTATACATATAATCATCGCCTTCGGATAAATTTTCATCTTGGAAAATACTTGCAAACCTCATCGTCGGTGCCGTAAAACCTTTATCCAACCAAGGTTTCAATTGCTCCGGAGTTGCATCCATTTCCAAAGTGGTAATTGTATCTTTTGTTACCTCGCTTATACATTTATTCCCATATCTGGAAGTCCATTCAATTCGAATTGGTGTCCTTGTATAGGAATTTGTTCTTAACCAGTAGCAAAGATATTTGAAATCACCAGGCGTTAAATCATTGATATCAACATCAATACATCCTTGAATAACATCCTTGAAAGCATCATATGATCCACTTTGAACCGCATTGAACATTTTTGAAAGGTCGCGGATTTCAAACTTGCGAACCATAATTGCTTTGAAATCATAAAAGGCAAATTTTGATGGTAGGTAAATGGATTGATATCTATCATCAATTTGTTTCTTGGCATACGGTGCTTTTTTAGCAGGCTTTACTTCTTCCTCAGGTTCTTCATGAACCTCTTCCATTGCCTTATTAAATTCCTGAGCACCAACATAATCATTAGGATCAGGTTCTACCTCCTCAATGGTTGAAACCATTTGTTTCTTTGGTAGATTCTCTACATCTTCATATAATGGCATTTTTAATTCCTCTTCTCTATAAAAATAATATTACTTGAATTTTTCTTTCAAGTGGTTGATTCCGACTTCGGAATTCTTAAGCGCCCTATTGGCACCATATAAGCCAACGGCTGTCGACATAATTGTTTTTAAGATTCCACTAGTTTCAACCCATTCTGAAGTTTGAATTGAAAAATCAACTGAAACCTTAATCAATTGAAGTTTACTATCAAACTTTAAACCAGATATTCCAGTAGGAAAACATCCATAAAGCTTTCCTTTTCCTACCTGAATTCCAACTGTATCAAAAACATACAAATTCAAATCACGAGCAAAACCAAAACCACTGCTATGATAAGGTAAACCATAAACACCTGTTGATGGATTATAAACGCAGTTCATCCAAGCTTGGAAATACTTGGTTACGGTAAAATCTTTGGATTCCAAAAAAGTGCAATTGAAGGAAGATGTTGATGAACCAGCTGGCATATCAATTTTTCTTCCCTGAACCTCAATCTGTTCGGTATCAATTTTTGGCAAAGGTAATTCAACTTCCATAGCTCGAAGCATAATAGGTTTTGATCCAATAAAAGCTGATTGAAGTTCGTTGGCAACACTCTTTATATTACCAATCAATTTATCCACATCAATACCAAGAAAAGTGGTAGAATCTTTTTTCTGAGCTGTATCGGTGGTTTTTTGCATTTGCTCTAAAACATTAGGATCAGGTAAGGAAAGAAGCCATTTGCTGGAAATGGCATCATCATCCAACATTTGAATATGGTACAAAGTCCTTGGAACGGATGAAAATATCTCATTTACATCAACATCTGTTAAACCACTCAATTTCCACCTACCACTTTGAAATCCTTATACGACTTAAATGAAAATTAAAATTTTTTAAAAAATCCGCAGTGACAAATACCATTTTCTTTGATTTCTTTCAAACATTTCCGTGAGCCACAATAGGCGGTTTTATCAGTGCTTTGACAAGGACAGTAAATTCCAATTCCGAGTAAATTTTTAGCATTCAAAACCCTTTGAGAATTTTCGGTTAATTTCAAATTGTGATGGTTTGCAATTTTTTGATAAGTCGATAAGTCGTTTTTGAACATAGTTTTCCTCTTGAAAATCAAATTCTATTTAACAGAAAAAGAAAATGCTTGAATTTTTATATTCAAGCATTTTCAAGTCAATAAATGACAATGGAAATACCAGTTGATCTGAGAGGATGTTCTAAGTCCTTTTTATAACTGGTGTTGAATAAATCCTCTGTTCAAAATTTACCAACATTTATACTTAACAAAAAAGAATCCGGTACTTTAACTACCGGATTCTCAGAAGTCAATCATTTTACAACTTTGGAGATAATTCTCTCTCTATGAACAATTAAAATTAAAGAAAGGGAGATTAAATCTCCCTCCTTTTATTTCACCAAAACCCGAACATGTAATCTTTGAATATTATAACCACCGGCAACAATTGATTCAATGATTGCTTTTCCGGAGGTTCCTTCAACGAAACCATTCAAAACACCAAAACCACGATTTCCGTAAGTAACACGCAAGCCGGACCAGCTTGTAATTTCACCGCATTTCTTTGTGGTTCTGCAAATCAAATCTTCGATAACCATTGTTGCAGCTTTCAAATTGACTTCGTTGATATTTTCCCAATCCGCATCCTTAGCCCAATACAAATCGTCCCAATCCCATCTTTTCAACCAATCATTGTTTTCTGCTTGGTCTTTCAGGATTGCATCGCGCTTTTTCATATCAAAATCGTTCCATTTCTGGACCAACTGGGAACGAAAATCCCTCAAACATTCCGGAATCATTGCTTCAAGTTTTTCTTCTCTTTTCTGCTCCTTAGCCAAAGCACGATAGTAATCATTCCGCTTATGAAGCATCTTTTGCAAATCCTTTTCGGCCCAACCAATTTCTTCACGAATCATATCCTTGAGCGTTTTGCAATCTTCTTTTACAAGGCTTGCGGTTTTGCGTTCAATTGATTTCTTTTTCTTCTCAATTTGCGTTTCAATGCTTGCGATTCTGTTCTTTAAGGTTTTGATGTCCATTTTCATATCTCCTTTTTCCATTTTATACTTTATTATAAAATGAATTTTCAGGAAAATCAAGAGAAAAATTCAACTTACATTGAAATTTTTGACATTAAGATTAAACCTGCAGCATTGGTTTTATACTCAACAAAATCATATCTTGAACATAAAGCTCCTAACTTATTTGGATCAAATTTTCGTTGAAGAATTACATGTTTACCGTTTTTTGTTTCCAAAACAACCATTGCATCCTCTTCAAAACCTAAACCTTTTAAGAGGTTTTTCAAATCAAAAAGGAACTCGTCGTATTTTTCAAAATCTTTGGTATCAACGTCGAGCATGTATTTCATTGCGGAACGATCTGTTGTTTCCGGTTCACTTGTAATCGAAGAATGAATTCTGTTGATAGCTCTACCGGTTAAAGGTTTACCACCATCAACACAACAATCAAGTTCTTCAATTGACCTGTCCCTTAAACGTCGTAAAGATTTTTTAGTATCTTTTCGATCCAAAACCAAATACAATCTTGAGCCGGGGAATGTTTGACAAAAGAAATTCATTTCAGGAAAATATTTATCAAACGCTTCCTTTGATTCAATAATCCAGTATTTGATAATTTTTTCCTTTTTTGTTGTCGTAAGATAATCCGCAATCGGGGAAACATCCTTTTTACGTATAACCAAAAAGAATTTGTAAAAGGTTCCAGGTTTGAAGGAAACTAAATCCATCAACTTGAGGGAATTATCAATTTCAAAAGGGTAAAGTTTCATTTTCGTTCTCCTTTTTATTTTATACTTTATTATAAAATGAAAATGTTTACAAATCAAGGGAAATTTTAAACAAAAGAAAAGCCCTGGTTTTTAAACCAAGGCTTTCTGGTAGTTTCAATTTACTAAACTCCAGTTTGTTGGCAATTCTATGAGAAACTGGAAAAGAGTTCAATAACGAAGAAGGATTGACCACCGTGAGATAAGAACGAAAACGATGGGTGAAAATAAACTCCGCGTTGCCCTCGGTATTCCTTTAACAAAAATCCTCATCGGATTCGTTAAAAGAATCTTCAAAATTTTTTATATGCTCCTGAACCTGATCTGGAGCGTAATTACCAAACCAATCAAAATCCGCACCATCATAAAAACCGGAGTCGGTATAAAAGGTAACAATTTCATAAGGTTTGGTAAAACCTTGTTCATCTAACCATTCCAAAAATTTCCAGATTGAAATTGAATCATCTTTTGAACCACTATGACTATCCAGATAAATTTTTGCTTGTTCGGTTATATTGAAATCTTTAAGAACTTCACGTTCACCAAACTCGGTATAATCATCATAATCACCTTGACCAAAGTTAATATGAATACCTGCTTTCAGGTTTGGATTTTGAAACATTTTTGGATCCTTTTTGTTTGTAAAACTTTATTTCATTTTACAAAAACCGTTACGAGGAATGAATTGTTTTATTGTATCTCGCGAAAATACAACTTGGATCCTATCAAAAATGACCCTCGTGTTCCTTAAACTAGCTGAGATAAACAGGACCAGATTTGCTTATGCATCAACAAAATCTTCCATGAATTTTTCCATACGCTTCAAGTTTACTGGTTACTGGAAGGAAGGCTGTTCACCAAGGTGTGCTAAGTTGCTCGAGAATCGTGCATTACGAGCTTGAAACTTGTTTACCTCAGCTAGTTTAAGAAAAGGAGACTTAACGAACCTCCTATTGAGTCAGTCACTACATCGCTTACTTATTCCAAATTTAACCGCCTTGGACTTCTATTGTAAGAATTTCCGTATTTACTCTGGTGAAACTAACCGCCTTTCCAGATTGCGCGAAAGACTAATCTAGCAACGAACATACCGCATCGTCTACGGGCAATAGCACAACTCCCTTGCATTGAGGTGAACGTTTTTTCGACTAGAGGCAAGCCACGTTCATAAACCTCTTTGAAAAATTAGAAACTTTGGTGATCAATTCCAAAATTTCTAACCCTTCATTTTTCCTTTAACAAAAAGGAAACTTTGGTGGCGGGCCCAAGAATCGCACTTGGAACTGTAGGGTATGAGCCTACCGTGATACTATTTCACTAACCCGCAATGAAACTTCTAGATATTCTCTAACTTCTTACTTCGAATTTCAAGTAATTGTTGAGTAACTTCTTTTTCATACTTCTTCGTATGAATCATTCTATGATGATTAGGACATAATACAACTAAATTATTTACATCATTGTTAAAATGATTTTTATCAAAATGATGAACTTCAACAATCTTATCAAAACCGCAAATCTCACAACGTTTACCCCAGTATTTAATACCAAGAGTTCTATAAGATTTGTAATGATCTTTCCACCAAGAAGATCTATCATGAGCACAAGATTTACAACAAAACTTTGCATATTGATATGCTTTTGAATTTTTTCTTCCAACAAAAATAAATTCTTTTCCACAATTTTGACAAATTTTTTTATGCTCTTTTATATCTCCATATTTAGAATTAGTAAATTCCTTAAAAGAACAAATTTCTTTTCGCTTTTTTATACCAAAATCTGTATGTTTACTCCAAATATGATTTGAAATACCATGTTTATTAAATTCTTTTCCACAATATGGACATTTATAAAGTCCATTTTCTTGTTTCCAAGATTCTTGGACTTTGGTTGGTTTATTCTTGTTTTGAAAATTTCTACTATCTGGATTTTTTGAACAAGATTTTTCATGAAGAACAAGAGTTCCTTCCTTTTTACAAATCTTTCCACAAAATTTACATTGAAGTTCTTTCATACTAGAAAATATTCCATCACAACAAACTAAAAAATCAATAAAAATTAAAATGCAAAGCCGTCGCTCTCCCAGCTGAGCTATCAGCCCTTAAATTGGCAGGAAAAGATTGATTTGAACAATCATTACCGGTTTTGGAGACCGGGGTTCTACCATTGAACTATTTTCCTAAAATTTCCACATCTTTAACCAACCAAAAAGATGTGGTGAGAAAAATTGGACATCACAAAAGAGGAGCAATGTTCAAACATTTTCCAGAGTAAGAAAATGTGTTGGATTGAAACTTTGGCGGAAGAATGAGGTGTCGATCCCCATACCTTGCGGTACTCACAGTTTTCAAGACTGGATTCAGAGCCGTCTGAATTATTCTTCCAAGAATGGCGGTGTCGGAAAGATTCGAACTTTCGGAGCAGGTTTCCCTGCTCGACGGTGTAGCAAACCGCTGGTTTCAACCACTCACCCACAACACCAGGAGTCCAGTTTTCACGACATTTGACAGGTCGGAGGCTTTGTTTGAGTCAGGTAAAAGCAGGCCCAGGTCAACCTGCTGGTGCTAAAAAGCAACCAGGCTCTTAATCCTCATTTAAGAGGAATTGGTGCCTCTAGAGATGAATCGAACACTCATTGGCGGAGTACAAAACCGCTTTCCTACCATTGAAAGATAGAGGCATTGTTTTAGTTTTATCCGCTATCTAACTAAAAAGGTTTTTGCATTAAGGCGGAACCTACCCATCGAAAAGGATGGGCCCTTTGATGCTTGTGGATTTATTTAATGTGGCTGCATCTACCCAAACCACCACAACTTTACAAATTCGGACATTTTCTATCCCGAGGTAAAATATGTATTTACCATACAGTTATTGTTTACGTTCAATAACAAACGAATGACAGAGTGTCTAGAATCTGTCAATTTGGATGCGAGCGGTTGGATTCGAACCAACGATCTTGAGCTTATGGGGCTCACGAGATGACCGCTTCTCCACGCCGCAATAAATTGTTTTGCATTTCAGGACTTCAACCTGAACCTCCTGCTCGACCGGCTGGTATTCTATTTTTCTTTTTCGCTAATCTTTCTTTAGTGCACGTCATAAAGATTCACTAAAAGAGTTAAACTAAATGCAAATTTTTATCCTTGTTTTTCAAAGGAAATGGTTTGAACGTTTTTATCCTTGCTAAGCAGCATCACACAAAGACCAGTATTTATAACGGCATACACTGCAATTTCGATTAACACCGTCACGTACAACTGTAGAAGTCCATAAATAGGTTTCTTAAAAGCGCAATTTCACGAGCTTTTTATGGTGGATTGTCTTGGGCTTGCACCAAGCGTGGCTTGCGCCAGCGGATTTACAGTCCGCCCCAATGCTGTCTCTGGTCACCAATCCAAATTACCATATTCGCAAAAAGGTGTTGGCTGGAGTTGACTGAAAGCGTCCTTTCACCATTTTATAACTCATTTAACCTTGCCTGTTGGCATTATCCGCAAGGCACCAAATAATGATGTGTTTTAATACAATCCTAACGAGAAACTTGTGAAAAGTCTGTATAACGTACACCCTCGTATAAAATGCTCGTTCCATCTTTTTTATACAACTAACCACATCAACGTTCACAAGTTTATTTGTAGTGGTCGGAGATGGGCGATTTGAACGCCCGACCACTTGATCCCAAATCAAGTGCGCTACCAGACTGCGCTAATCTCCGTTAAAAGAAATTTCTTAGTTTTGCTTACGCTACTTATCGGTTAAACCACGAAAAGGTGAATTTCATCTTAACCGAAACCTGTTTGACTGGAGATTATCAAACAGGCCTTTTAGACATTAACAGTACGAAACATATTTTAACCTTTCGGTTAATGTTTTTGAAGACTTTTTGTTTCTGGAATTTTTATATTTGGAAAGAAAAATTCCATACTTATGACCAAAACCACGGAAAGGTAGTCTCCTCATTTATTTATTTGGTCGTCATATTCACTATTCCTAATATCTCTTTGTGGTTGAAATTCAACCACATTTTCTTTTAACAAAAAGGTTGTTTGAAAATCTTCAACCTTCCTTTTTCCATTTTATACTTTATTATAGCATACGTTTTTGTGGAAAATCAAGAGAAAAATAAAGAAAACCTCAGAAATTTTTACTTTTTCTGAGGTTTTTCTTCAAAAATTCAGGTTTTAGTCTTCTTTTGATGCTTTCCAATCAGTCAAAAGCTTATTCAAAACATTTATATCATACTTTTCACGAACGCAGAAAATGCGGCTTGCAGGAGTTTTTGGTTCCTCAAGTTGGAGGAAGCAAATTGTTTTCTTACCAAAAGGAATTTCAGCAACCCAAACTCCCCACATACCATCCCCAAAATACACATAAAAAGGACGACCAAAAGTATCTTCAAGGAATGGCTCAATATCAATGTTGAAATCGGAAAGCTTTGAGGTGGAAACTTCATTCTTAAGAAGATTTATATTTCCGAACTTGGATTTCACATAATTGTAGAAATTCTTTTTGATTTCCTGATTATCAACAAACTCATTGGTGAAGTAATAGTCAATATCTTGCCAACCTTTATCAGATTTTGAAACAGGATAAAATTTTAAGGAATTCATTGGATCTTCAACTTCATTCTTGGTCAAATCAATGGTTTCTGCAACTGTTTCCAAGGAAGATTGTTCCTTTTTCTTCTCATTTTTCTTTTGAAGAATATCCTTGGCTTTTTCAAGTTCATTTTTATTTGTAAGATTATCACCGGCACGATTCATATAAAAGGTTAATTTACGAATAGCTTTACCAATGTCGTTTTTTGAAACCTTCAAAAGACCATCAGCAACATTTCGTGCAGGTTCTGTAAACAAGCCTTCCGGAATTTGTTCGCTTTTTGGAAGTGGATGTTTCTCACGTTCCTTTTGAGCTTCCTTTAACCAATCCTCCGCTTCAATTTTTAGGGAAGAATGTGTTTTGTAATATTGTTCGGCAACCGGACCAAACCTATCCTCAAGAATTCCTTGAATAAGCTCATCTTTTGTCTTTGTTACACCACCGGGGATTTTACCACCATAATAAAGTTCTGCCAACTGATAAGGTGTCTTTTTGGATAATTCAACCTTATCCTTCTCAAGTTTAGAAAAATCTGGCATTTTGAAACTCCGTTAATCTTGAAAACATTTTTCAAGAAAATTAAAGGAGGAAGAGGAATAGATCTGAATGAAGTCAAAATCATCCGTCTTATCCTCATGGTTGATTTTTCCGCATTTACTAACGCTAACCCACTTTTGTCTTTCATCTTTTTCAAGACAAACGTTGAACCAATTCTTTCTTGGATGTTCATAATGTATCCAAGGAGGTGAATTGGGAATTTTCCTCATTTCAATGATTTTCCAGATTTCGTTGTTCCGAAGAAGAACCCTGTTACCAACATCTTTCAATTTCAAGCATCTCATTTTTGAGCTCCTTTTTTAATTTCTATACTTTATTATAACAAAATTTCCCAAGAAAATCCAAAGAAAAATTGAGGCTTTCCAGATTTTAGAAAGCCTCAACGAAACAACAAACGAAAGATATTTAATGACTTTTTAAAATTAAGGTCATTTCGGGACTGAAACAAAATCATGACCGCTTGTTGTAGCAGGAAGGAAGGCGGGAGTTTCTACATTCGAAAGTTCAAACCCTTCAACACCAATGGTATTAGCAAAACCAACCTTACCATCAAAACATTCAAATTTTGGATTGGTTAAGCTAAAATGTTCACAAGGACCTCTACTGAGCAACTTACCACAAACGCTACATTTGAAATCCTCAGCATAACTTCCCATACTGTAGCAATTTCTTGAACCATCCAAAATTGATTTAACCAGATTAGGATCTTTTGTCCTATCATAGCCAGCTAACAAATCAACTGAAACAAGATCACCTTTAAATCCTCTTGCAGGACGTAATGTTGAATCAAAAATAACACCTTTTGCATTTTCTTTAATGCTATTGTTATGTTCCAAGAATGTTGGCTTACGTCTCCACGTTTCATAACCACAGCAACCTAAATCCGGATTGAATTTAATCAATTCGCTTTTTGGAAAAGCAACGCCATTTCTGTTTGGTAAATCACTAAAGAAAATCTTTACACAAACAATAACATAATCCTTTAAATCATCAGAAATGTTATAAATTTTGGATGCTTCTTTCAACCAACCTGTGTTAACCGGCAAGCCACGGATTTGTGTAATTTCTTCACTTGCAAGAACTGTTCTTGAATTTCCTTTTGATAGATTGAAATAATCAACTACCTTATTAGATTGAATTGCATCTGCAGTTACAAAATATTTACGCATTTTGTATATCCCTAAAAGAGAAACCCTACAGTAAAAATAAAGAAAGTTGATTAAAGTAATTCAAAATCTGTTGAATTTTTATCAACTTCATCAAAATCAACTTCTGTTGAGCCAACATCTTCAATACAAAGGAATCGAATATTCTGTTCCAGAGGTTCAACGCCTTTTGGAAGATAATACAAAGCAGATGCATAAAGAACCGGATGACCACTCAAGATTGATTTAATTGCTTCTTTGTATGTCATTTATTTAAACATCCTCATTAAAAAATTTCAATTGATTTTCATACTTCCAGTAGTTGGAAAAATCACCAATTTCTTTATTGTATTTTTCAACACCTATCAAGATTTTAAGGACTTTTTCAAGATCTTCCTTGACAAACAAAGAATCATTTAATTGCCACCTATAAAACAATCCTTCAAGAAAACCTTGCATAAAATCAAAATTATTTTCAATAACAATTTTGGTGTCTTTTTCAAGTTCAAAATTGGTTAAAGAATTTTTCAGAAAATCAATTTCAAATTTGAAACTTTTAGCGTGCCTTATAGTAAAATCAATAATTTCAAGAGTTGAAAGCTTCCTTTGGATTACAACAATAAAAGGTTCAAAGGATTTTGATTTGAAATACAAAACATTTAAGATATAATCTTTCTCAGAATCCTTTGGATTGAACCTAACACCGGTTAATGATGTTGTCTCTTTTGAAATCTGGACAATAGGATTTAAGAATTTCTCAGGTTCCTTTTGCTGCTCAATCAAATCAACTGGTTCTTCAACGCCAAGATAGTCAGGTAAGTATTGTTTTAAAGAAGATTCTTCAATTTTTTCCTGAGGTTTTTCTTCAACAAGTTTTTGAACCGGTTTACGGTATTTTTTACGGCGTTCCCTACATTTTTTACATTCAACGGATTTTCTTCCTGTTTCTGTAATAAAATTTTCATCAGGAAATTCTTTACCACAACGATGACAAATTGAAGACATTTGTTATTCCTTGTTTGCTTTTTCAATTTCAAAATTCGTAATCATAGAATCATCAGCTTGACGCTTTTTTGCATATTTTTTCGCTGCATATTTTGATTCAAACAAACGATTTACCTTACAAGGGTAGCCATTGCTATAATATAAGGTTACAATGAATTTTTCCATCTCTGATTCTTCTTTTGTCATATTTTCCCTTTCCTGTTAAATGACAATTTTGATTTTACGGTAGATATCAGCATCTGTTGCATTATTGAAATATTCAACCTCTTCCTGATCCCAGTAAAATTCCCAATCACGTTCAATATCTAAAAGAGCTTCCCTTAATTCCATAATTGCGGTTTTTACATCCAACAAAGCATCTCGATATAATTCAAAGCTGCAAGTTTTCTTTTGTTTGGTATAGGTAATTTCATAATCTATACCATTTTCGTTTAACAACTTCTTGAGCAAAAGTGGTTGGCAGGTAAATTCACAGGCTTTATCAACCGTCAATTGAAGGGTTAACCAAGCACGTTGATAAGCTTTAATGTAATTTAAGGTTTCGTTTGAAATGTTCATTTTGGTTTTCCTTTTGAAGATAAATCTTTGTCCAATTTTTCAACCTCCTCAACCAAGGAATCAACAGCAGCACGAAGATCTAGAACCATTTTAATAATGTCAATTTTATCATACTGCAACAGACGTTGAAATTCATCATATTCTGATAAGGTCATTAACCGATTATCAACAATGAATTTCTTATAACCTGGAACATGAATTGCATCAAATTCTTCTCGTTCTTCAACCATAACAACCCCTTTTATTTTTATAATTTATTATAACAAGATTTCTCTGGAAAATCAAGAGAAATAATCAAAAGAATCCACAAATTCTAACATTCTTGAACGAAAACAAGCTTGCTCAATATCACCGTAAAAAGGTGAAACTATTCTGGTTTTGCAACGTTTATGATTGTATTCTTCATAAGCTTTGAGCTGTTGTAAATTTTCAACAATCTTATCAAAATACTCATTTCCGGTGAATTTCTTATAAGTATGGCGGTTATAACCAAGCATTTCAATCTCAATTTCAGCTTTATCACCTAAATCATACAAATAGGTTAAAGGAAGATAAAAATAACCGTCTGTTTTCAAAATGATTTTTGCATCCGGTCGCATTTCTAAAATTACATCGAGAAATTCATTGAAAAATGGATGACTTTCCTGCTGAATTTCCTTCTTTCCTGCTATTACAATTTCTTTGCAGGTAATCGTGGTATTTTTATCAAGCCAATGAATTAAATCTTCACGGTAAATAGGTTGACCTTTTTTAAACAAAGCCAGAGTAATGTCATTTTTGTTGAGCATGTTCCTGTTCCCATTCTTCCAAAAGTAAGTTGAATAATTTCTTTGGAAATGCACAGCGGTCACCTTGCCAGTATTGTTGGAAGCAATCACCGTTGCAGTATTTATAAAGGTTACATAAGAAGCATTTTGGATTCTTTTTATGTTCCATAGCTTCAATGATTCCAAGTGCATTGGTTGGGGTTTGATCAAAAACTGTTGCAATTATATGCTTATAATAATTCGGACAGGTTGCTATTGTTCCATCCGGATTGATTGTTCTGGTTTTCATTGAGCAATTTCTTGCAAAGCAACCGGTTAAATCTCCATTGATAAGGGCTTTATATTGTGTGAAAATTGTGATATTTTCATGGAAATTTTCTTTGTTTTCCAAGTAACACCTATATAACCAATCATCAACTTCATCCCAAGTTGGAATATCAACTGCACTACCACGACCGGTTAGGGATAATCTTTCAAAATGTAAGCTTTTATGCGGAATTGACGATAAAAACCGTAACATCAGAGCCGGTCGTAATTCCTGTTTAGCAACCAAGTCTTTTGTAAGTACTGTATTGATTTGCAAATCAATCCCATTGTCAACAAGGAATTCACAATTCTTCATCCAAAGTTCCTGCTGACCTTCCTCCTTGAACCTTACTTTTGTATCCCAACTTGTTGAAACATAATGGATTCTTTTCAAAATATCCAAAATTTCATTGGAAATTTTATAACACAAATTGGTTGTTATATTTAATCGGCAATTAGAATTAGGAAGAAAATGTTCCACCAAACGTTCTAATGTTTTTAAACATAGAATTGGTTCACCACCGTGAAAAATAACCTCTGTTGGTTCCTTAGGATCCAATTCCAAAATCTTATCAACCACCTTAGATGACATATCTTGACCATAAATTGTGCAACCTGCATAGCAATGGGAACATTTCAAATTGCAACGGTCGGTAAGTTTGATATAAAGGATTTTCTTAGTGTCGATCATTTTCGTCAACTTTCTTAAAATATTCTTCAAATAAACTAATAGATGCTAACGCTATAGCTAAGATTAACAGAAAGAAGATGAGAAAGGTGGCTAAGATACAACCAAAAACAAATTGAAAAAACTGTTTCATCCTAACCTCCAAAACCTAAAGTTAAGTTGAAAACTCTTTTTCAAAAATACCTTTGGTAATCTTTTGCATACCTGAATCAAAATCAATCAAGTGTGGAATTTTATCATTATATTTTAGATAAAATTTAAAAGCTGCAAACTGGTCGGTTATCGGGTCATTGGGAAGAAGATCTTTACGAAGCAAAATCAAAGGAATTCGTATTCCTGTTACCATACATATCAAATAAGCGTAAATATATGCTACAAAATAGGATTTGCTTGGATAGCTAATTGGTTCATTAGGATTTTCAAAATACTTTTGGAATTTTGTAAGAGTTTCCTCTGGAGTATTTTCATAAATCAAGGATTGATTATCAACAAAATCATTGTAATTATAATTCAATTTACGAATATCTTCAAAATCGTCAATGGTTTTGAAATTCCTGTATTTATCCTGCAGGGTTGTTATAAATTCCAAAAATTTCCTCTGACCCAAACAATCATAACCGTCATCAATGTAATAACCGGGGTGCTCGTTGAAGCATTTATTGAAAAATTTGCAGGTTAAACATTTCAGATTTGAAGCCTTGCAATCCTTTATCGATTTAAAGGATTCAAAATTATCCTGATAGCAAACATCAACCAAATCACCTTTTGGATTGATAAAAAGGTGCTTTTCTTTCTTTGGAAAAGCCTGATATAGAATATAATCCCGATTTAGGAATTTTGAAGCAAGGTCATAATTCATCCAACGAATGCAGGTGTCAAGATAAGCTTTGAAATCCAAACCTTGGTCATTTTCCTTGGTTTTCATACAAGGTTTTAATTCAAAAACATCGCAATTCTTATCAACCAACCTCAAGAATTCAGGATTTTCTTTATACAACTTTGGTGAGGTTAAAAGGATTGAAATCTTTTTGTTTGGATTTTTCTTACGAAATTCCTCAAGATTCCTCATAACCTGATAAGAATAAGGACGATATTTATAATCCCAACTTACAGCAAGATCGACATCTTTCCTCTTGAAATATTTAGGAAACCTACTCCCATTCGTAATAATCGAAATGGTTGGAACATATTTTTTGATGATTTCCAGATATTTTTCAACCAAACTATCAGGAAGATTTGTAATTTCCCCACCATAAAGGTCAATAAAGGTTATGTTGTATTTATGGGATAAAAACTGCAAAGTTATGTTTAGCTTTTCAGGATCAAGAGTTTCTTCAGAAAACAAACCTTGCAAATAACAAAATCCACAATGGAAATTGCATTTGTAAGAAGGATTGATTGAAATTTGAAGATTCTCTTTCATTTTCCGTAAATCAGCTCAGGTTGTTCCAATCTCAAATCATTAGGGTAAAGATAACGTTTTAATTTGCAACATTCCTTAAAATCATTTCTTCGGAAAGTTATTCCAAACAAAGAATATTTCACATCTCCAATTTTACAAGCTTCAGGTTGAGGTTTTTTATAGAAGTTGTAAATCAATTGGGGATTTTCCCTTGTATAGAAATAGAAATCATAAAAATCCGATTTTTCAAAATCTTCACCATAAAATCCAATTCCAAACTCCTTACCAAGATAAACATCATATTTCTTGAAAAGAGGTTTGAGATATTCTGGCATAAAATTATCATATTCACGGTAATACTTGTAAACAACTTCCTTACTTTTTAGATTTACCTTGACACCATAATAATCACGAAGTTTGAAATCAGTTTGAATAGATGGTAAGGTATTGTAAATTACAACAGCAGTTTCATTCTGATAAGATAAGGAATCACAAGGGTGATAGGAAATCAACTCAACAATTTCCTCATTTTTAACCAAATCCATAAAACCATTTTTAATCAAAAGGTTTTTCAATAGCCAACCGGATTTGGAATGAAGACGGAAACTATCCTCTATTGTTCCATCATCGTCAATTTGTCTTTCAATAATATCAGGTTGAAATTGCATTTTTAACCAAACCCATCAAACCACAATTCTTGCAAAGATTTAAAAACAAAACTTTTTCTTTTAAACCAACATCAAAACGGAGAAAAGTTTTGATATAATCTTCTTTACATTTTATTCCAATTTCTCCGGTTAACAATGAAATTTTTTTGAAAACCAAAGGCATTTCTTTCATATCATACAAATCAGAAATATTGATTGGAAGGATTCTGAGAATATTATCTTCGTAAAATGCAAATAATGAACAACTCTTTTCTTCAGGTGCCAATTTTTTGAAAGTAGTATGAGAAGCATCAAAAGCATCCCAAAAGATGTAGATGTTTGGTTCAATAAAATAACCACGTAGCTCTTGAAGTTTTGATTTCTTACAGAAAGAATCAATTTCATTGATTGTTTGAATCGTTTTAAAATCAACTTGAGGTTTTACCATCAATCAACTCCAAGAGGTTTTTCAAGTAACAAGAAGATGATTTCTTTTCCATAAAAAGAAAGCTTGCTGGACAAACCAAGTAACAGGTTCTGTAATACTTACAAAATAGGCAACCTAATGAGGTATTCCTTTTTATAATTGCTTGTTTTTTGTTTATTTTCGTATATTTATAGCCTGTTAAACAAAACAAGCAGGTATTGTTTGATTTATAGCCCTCAGGATAATAAGCTGCTAGAACCGGTTTGCTGCAAGAGGTAAGAGTTCGCATTTGATTGTATTTTTCATTGTTTAAATCAAAGGCTAAGGTTTTTTTCATTTTAGCAATATAATCAACCTTTGGATAATTTTCAAACAAGAATTTTCCAAAATTGAACATTTCAACATCACTTGGAACAAAAGATTTGTAGTTGATGCAATTTGGAACATAATCCGTTATGCGAATTTTGAAATTTTCATAAAGATACTTAAAATAAGCAACATATGGATTTTCCGGCTCATTCAAAAAAATCTCTATATTTTGTTTGATGTTTGTTAGGGAAGCAATTATAATATATTGCTTATAAACCTCAACATTTTTCTTGAAGAGTTCAAGATTTTCTAAGTTTTTGAACCTACCATATAAATCATAATTTATTGTAATTTTTACACAAGCCTTACCAAGATTTTCAAACAAATCCAACCATCGTTTTGTATTTTGGTGGATAAGGTTCGTGGTAAATTTGAAAATGATTTCTTTTTGAGATTTTTCTTTAATGGTTAAAAGGAAATTTGAAAGTTCTTCATAAGAAGAATCCGGTAAATTATCATCAAAAATTTCACCGCCATAAATGTTTAAATGAACCAAATTATAAGGTGCTTTTTCAATATCGTCAAGAATTTTTGGTAAAATTGCTTGAAAATCAACGGAAAGGTTGGAATCTAACTTATCCAGATTGTAGCAAAAAGGACATTTCAAATTACAATGGTAAAAAGGAATTATGCAAATTTCACTTTTTGTTTCCACTGAAAATCTCCCAGTATTTCTTACATATATCACACTTATAACAAAGGCTATCGCAATGAACCCGTTCTGAAATCCAATCTAAAAATTCTTGATAATATGGAGTAATATCAACACCTTCAATAAATTTTGTTCTCTTCTGAAGAATTAAATATTGCAAAGTAGGAACAATATCCTTGGTTGAAACTTCTCTGGTTGTTACCTTCCACAAATCAACCATTGGGTAGAATTTTTCAATCATTTCCAAATAATAAAAAATACGAGCAAGTTTGAGCCAAGGATATTTTTCAATTAACTTGAAACAAGATCTATTACAAAGTTCACAACTTATTTCTTTAGTATCTTCAAAATTCTTATAATTTATCTCACGGTTTGGTAAACAACCTTTATTTAAGATATATTTTACCTTGATATTATTATCCTTCAAAAATTTGATTTTATCAAAAGCATTGAATTCAAAAACTGAAGATAGGTTAACACAATCACATAATCCTATACAATCTTTTAAATCATAATTTTTCGAATAATGAACGGAAAGGTGAATTTCCAACTGAGGAAATAATTTCCGAATTTTCTCACAGGTTTGCGGGGTTGCAAGGGTAATTTGAGTAAGGTTGATTTTTCCACCATCCAAAATTCTTGAAACCAAGCCTTGAAGAAAATCAAAATCTTCCTCATCACGCTTATAATTGAAAAGAATATTCCCTTTGAGATTGTAAGTGTTGACCGCCTCAAGATCTTTTATAAAAGAATCAGGATCAAACTTATCCCAAAATTCTTGACCGTGAAGAATTGAGAAAAAATATGAATTGATATAAGGATGATAAGTTTGAAGAAGGTCAAAAAATTCCTGACCTTCTACATTATAACCAACCGTTAAACAATCTTTTTTGATCATTTCAACTCAAATTCCCCTTCTACAACCTTACGTCTCAGGTTTTTAGATAACTTTTGAAGCTTCTCACTAATTGGAATCAATTTACCATAAGTTTTTTCACCGGTTTCAAGATAATGAAAAATATGAGAAAAAATACATTCTTCATAATGTTCCCGATATTTGAAATCGAAAAATAGAAAGCAGCCCATTGTACATCTTGAATAGTAAGGACAGGATAAACAATTATGACGTTTGACAAAACTATTTTCAATAGCACTATTATCAATGTGATTATCCTCACTCCAAAACAAATCAGGACAATCAACTGAGGTATCACGGCAATTTCTTACCTTACCTCTGGAACTTATTCCAATTGTTGCTTCACAGGATAAATCACTATGCTTACCGGATAACCAACTATTAACTGGCATAATCTTTGGATATTTATCTATACAATAATAGAAAAAGTCAAGTAAATCCTTATCTGAAGGCATTGATAAATGACAGGATTGAAGATCCGGATTGTAATAATCGCAAGCTATTGCATTAAAATTTTCATAAATAATATCAAAAGCCTTTCTTGTTGAAACCTTTTCATTTTTTACGGTTCCAAGCATTATATCAATATTTTGTTTGGTTATTACCATATTGATTGATTTAATATAAGGCTTTAAATACAAAAGATTTCCCATGAACAAATCAAGTTTTTGTTGAGTGTGAAATCTACCATCAAAATCAAAACTTGCTGCAAGATTTATATCAACACCTTTATTTCGGATTTTTAAGATAAATTTTTCAATGGTTCTATCGGTATGGTTCAAAAGATTGGTTACCAAGGTTACCGTCAAAGTTTTGTTTAAGGATTTGCACTTATCAGAAACCTTTGTAATAAAATGATCATAACTATCAAGAATTTTATCAGTTATGGAATCTTCAAAAAGCTCACCACCGAAAATTTTCAAGGCCAAGTCTTTGTTTAATTCCTGATCAATTAAGTTGCAAATTAAATCAGCTTTTTTATTGATAATATGAAGATTCAAATTTGTTCTATCATCATTTCCTTGAAAACAAAAGGAGCAATTGTTTGAGCAAAATTCAAACAATGCAACATTAATTTCCTTTTTGAAATAACGCTTCTTATCCAACAATCGTTGAAGAGGATCCTTTTTATCACTTATAAGCATTTTACTTTTCCAAACAAATTTCTTTCAATTGATTTAACAGGTTTTTAAAAGAGGTACAATCTAAGAGTTGATTATTTTCAACCTGTAAATCATGAGCCACTTTATGACATCCGCAACAAATCTTAAAAAATTTACAAGCAAGACATTCAGGTTTGAAAAATTTGAATTTTGATCCATCATTAATTCCATCATCATTTAAAGACGGACAATTGCTTACTTTACCATCCGGACCCATACAGGCTATTGAGGTTAAACAAGATTCAGAAATTGGACAAATTGTGTTTTTTCCTAAAAAATAATTCCTAATATTTATACAATTTGATTCAAACTTATTCAACTTTCTCAAGAAAATTTCCAGATAAATCCTGAATAATTTTTCTCTGTTATATAAATATCCTTGGCGTCCTGACATAACTGCACCGTTTAATTTGCATTTTGTTTCAAGAGATTGAGCAAGCTCAACATTCTTTAGAGCGAAGTGTTCATTTTCATTGGTTACCACAGAGATGTATGTGAGTTTTTCATTGAAAGTATCTTCAAATTTATGGAAAATATTCAGAAAGTCTTCTTCCGAAAACAAAGAACCATCACCTTTTAACCGTCCATCACCATATTGAAAGCTTGTGCAAATTCCAATGTTGCAATCCCTAAAACAATCATTCCATTTATTCGGATTTTTATACCAATCCCATAAGTTTGTGGTAAAGGAAATATGAGCCTTTGGATTATATTTCAAAAGCATTTCATAAAGTTTATAATAAAAAGAAGGCGACATCATAAGAGGATCACCACCTGTTACAATAACCTCATTAACGAAATGCGTTTTAACGAAATCTTCAACCAAATCAACAGAAATTTGTTTCTTTGCTATTCTTGAAGAGCTACAAAAACTACATTTAAAATTGCAAATATTTGTTGGTTTAAGGTTTAATTCCATTGAAGAACTCTCTTTTTAAAATTTTCAGGTAAACCAGAAATATTACAATAAAATTACAAACAGAATTTTCATAACAAAAAGGAAATCCATTTTTAAATTGACCATAAGGACAAAAAGGTTTAATTTCACCATCTGGAAATAAGGCTTTTTTATAAAAACAATGCTTTTCCAACTTATCTTGATTTTGTGTTCGATATAAAGTTGAAAAAGGTTCAAATCTAGTAAATTGTTCTTGAGAATGTTCGATTAGATATTGATAGAAATTTTCCAACCAAATATCAACAAAAGAATTATCCAAGTCAAATCCAACTAAACGTTCAAAAATAACAGCTTGAGGTTTTAAACCTTTCAAATTTTGAATAAAATCTTGAGGTGAAACCTTAATAAGATCAAAATCTAAGGTTGTCATTATTTCATAAGAAATTTCGGATAATTCCAATTTTTTGCAGTTTAATTTAAAAAGTTTAAAATGTTTGTCTGTTTTAAATCTAGAGTAATTAAAACTGGTATTGATATAACAATAACAAGATTTTAGAAAGTCAAGATGTTTATCATTAAGAGGTACTAATAAATTTGAACTTAATGTAAATTTGAATGAATTTTTATCAAGAATTTCTTTTATAGTAAAAAGATAATTCAAATCTACTAAAAGTGGTTCTCCTCCAAAAATATAAACTATACTATTTGAAGAATCAAAAGATTTTAAAAAATTTGGAAGATTTTTCAAAAACCTTTCTTTATTTGGAAAACAAGGAAAATTTCTCAAACTACAATGATGACAGGAACCATTACAAGAAAAATCAGGAATAATAGAAACTTCATTCCATTGTTTTTTCAAATCTAAAACTCCAACAAATTCAACCTTTCATCATTCTTTAACAGATAAATAATTTTGAGAAGATTTGAACTTGAAAAAACATTATTATCCCAGTAATTCAAGAAAGATAATTTACGACCGGAATTTAACGATTCTTCAACGGAATCAACAAAATCATAGATAAAGGTTTCGTTAAAGATTTTATTGAATAAATCCAACATAAGATGTTCGGAATAATTCAAATCAGGATAACAAGCGGTTAATGCGTTTGAAATCTCTTCAATACCGGAATTATCCAAATGTTCCAAATCCTTGATTGTTCCAAAATCTTTCAAATATTCCTTTTTCAAGGTTTTTGGAAGATTATCCAAATCATCAATGTTTAAATCCAGTGTTGTAATTGGTGAAAGATATTTCTTTTGTAAGCCTTGATAAAGTATTGTGATTGTATAACTGTAAACAATCTTTTTCAACTTGTCGGTATAAATTTCCTTATTTTTAGCACCCAACAAAATATCAGCGATATAATATTGAACGCTCAAACCGGATAAAATCTTTTCACGTAAAGAATTGTTTTGCTCAACTGCAAGAATATCTGGAGTAGAACCAAAATCAAAAATATCCTTGAAGGAAATTGATTCATGTTTTCTCCTGAAAAGAGACTTACCAATCAAATCAGCTTTTGCCATTTTATAAAGGATATTGAACAAATCAGTTGAAATTTTTGGAAAGGTAAACAAAACAAAGGTTGAAAAAATCTCATTAAAGGTTTCAGGCTCCGTCAACAAAACAATCGGATTGTTATAATCAGAAAGTTTATCAAAAAGATCCAAAATATCAGAATATGGTTTATTCTCACCAATCAGGTTATCAAATCCAACTTCCGGTTGAAAAAGAAGGGCAGGATCAATTTTATATTCAGCAGCAACTTTCTCACTTCTAAAATCAATTACCTTACAATCTGAAAGATGATATGCAAGGATTCCGCAATCCCTGATATTGTGAAGTAAAACAACGCTGTTGAATAAATGAAACATATCAAACCTCTTCTTTCACGGTTGTTGAATCGAATATATCGCTAAATACTCTTAAAATTATGTTATTTTCCGTTTGTAGGAATTTAAAAAGATTATAACCCTTAAACATATAATCTTCAAAATATTCTTTGAAGTAGTATATATATTTTGGTTTATCCAACAAAAATTGAGCATAAAACTCCGGATACTTTAAGAGGTTGACAAAATTGATTCCAATGTAACGAGGATTTTGGATTATTTTAGTGCAACCTTTCTTCATCAATTCTTTTTCTTCGTCGTTATAAAAAGACATGAGATTGAAGAAGAAAATTGAACTTAAAACCTCATCATATTTTTGAAGCAAATCTTGATTCTCTTTAATAAATGATGAAATTTCATCCTTGGATAAAATATCAAGAATTGAATCCTCTATAATCAAACCTTTATATTGATTGAAAATTTGAAGGGTAATTTTTTCAAGATTTTCTATGGAAACCATTGAATCAAACATCATATATGTTTTAATTAAATCAAATTTTTGTTCCAAAGAAAGGTTTGAAAAATCAACATTACATTTCATTTCCAAATTAGAAAGATAAGTTAAAGCTGTTTGATTATCAAGGGTATTTTTTGAAAAATCAATTTCATAAACCTTATCCTGATTATCAATAAACTCTAAAAGTTGATTATCATCCAAAGGTAAAAACATTTATCTTCTGCTCCTCGAGCTATGACATCTACTGTGACAATTACTATGACAACTCGTATATTTTACGGAAATACTTTGTGAATTTGCCAAAGAATTGAAATTTTCTAAAAGTGCTTGAAACATTGCATAAAAATTTGCAACTGAAATTTCTTGACCTTTCACAACATTGTTTGCTGTAAAAAATCCCTGAACATTGACATTGATTTTCGAAAAAGGAGGTTGATTTGTTGATCTACCAAAACCTTCGGTTGCTCTATTGTTTGCAGGATATCCATTTGTCCAACCAAATTTTGTTCCAGTATCTGACATTATACCCTTATAAGTAGCAGATCCTGTTGTTGTAAAGGTAATTGCTCTACCATTTGTCCAATTACCAACTTCAGTTGAATAATAAATGGTTTTTACATAAGAAACAATATCAATGAAACTCTTATACATTTGAGCAACCAAACTTGCTGTTGCAGTAGAGCCAAGGGTATTTGTGTCCAAATTAGTTGTGTTTGGGTTATTGAAAGCATAGGAAATCAAATACAATTTACCAGGTAAATAGGTTGTATTTACCGGCCAGTTTGAATAGATTGGCCACCTGATTGATTCATTAAAACTATCTACAATTGAAGTTTTTGAAACCTCGTCACCAACTTTAATTACCATTTTTCAAACTCCTCTGGATTGTTTTAAACAACATTGGATATCCGGCACATCCAGATTTATCCTTTTTTAACAATATGCAATTTCCTTTGCAAAGCGAAAAGTATTTGCATTTATAACACTTTTTATCAAACTCAAAAAATCTTGCTTGCAATTCTTTTAAATTTTCAGCCGTCAAAAATGATGAATCATTTGGACAAATTTTTAAGCTACCATCCACTTCCATACAAAGGCTTTCATCAAAACATCGTCTACGGAAGGTTCCTTGGGAATCATTTGTTTCAAACATTTTCCTGATTGAAGAAAATGGTTCAAACTTATAAGGATTTTCAACAGAATCAAAAAACTTACAAAGCCATTCATCAACTTTTTTGTTATCCGGACGTTCCGGACCTTCACCAATGAATGGTTCAAATTTGACGGTATCAAATTTATTCAACGGTAAATGATGAATAACAACTGGATCCAAAATAACCAGACTTTTGGTTAAGGTTATTAAAAGTGTTGAATTTTCAGGTTTTAGAAATTCAAGATTTTTGACCCAATTATCAAACTGGAGTTTTGTGAACCGACCAGGATTCCAACTGGTTGAAATTGCATCAAGCTTGGAAAGAATTGATTTTTGTTGATTTGAAAGTGAGGTAAAACAAAGATTTGTTGTTCCGGATACCTTCAAACCGTGACCTTTTAAGGTAAATAAAAGGTTAAGAACTTTCTTGGCATAACGTTCAAGAAGAAATTCGCCACCATATAATATAACGTGGTCAATTTCAGGATGATCATCAAGAAATCTTCTTACTTTGTTTGGTTCAAGGAATGAAGTTTTGAAGTCTTCCTTGTAGCAATGAGGACATCTTAAATTACATTCATTTGTTATTGTAAGATATAGACTTTTCACAACAAACTTCCTTTATGCCCAAAGAGCCTTCCTTGCGGTTCCTTCTATTGTATTTGTAAATGTCACCGTTCCACGGAATGTAACATTGCGGCTTTCATCAGTAAGTAATCTGGTATTGATGTTTTCCAACAAGGAAGAATTGACTTGGTTGATTCTTGCCGTCAATGAGGAGTTAACACTGTTGATTTTGGTATCCAAGGTTGTATTGACATTATCAATTTTGGTATCCAATCCGGCATCTTGATTATCAACATAATCCTTCAAAGCATCACGAACCGACATAACATAATCATGGGTTGCTTTTTCACTTGGATAAAAAACAGCACTTGGATTATTATCTGTGATGGTTTGAATTTTATTCAATGTGGTTTCTGCAAGATTTCCAAGCAACAAAATGTTATTTGTTATAGCTTTACCAACGTAAAAATCATTAGGTGTAGTTGTTACCCCACCAACATTACTTCCACCATCTGCATAATAATTTGCTCCAGGTGTTAAAGACCAATCTGTTGATAAAAAGGCACCATTACTAACGATATTATATAATGAGCCAACAACCCCAAGGTAACCTTTTGTTTTGTTGGTACCATCAGCCAACCTAAAAAGAGCTGCAATAGGGTCGTAATAAACCAAAGAGCCAACATGAACCCCATCTTCAAACATACCGGGATCAAAACTTGCTGATTCTGAACCGGTTTGACCTTTAACGAAAAGCCAACCGGAGTTTGACCTCAAAGCCAAAACGGAAGATTTTAAAACTGTATGGTAAACAACCTCATAAACGGAATAAGCTGCCAAGGTCGGGTCCGGTAAATCATTTTCAGTTTGAACAAAAGGAATGCTTGCTTCATCAGGAACAATTACCGTAACATCAATCAATCCGGAAACACCTGATAAAACAATTGGAATCATAAAGACTTCACGATTACCAACTTGTGTCCCACTATTCTTCAACTTAGTTCTTTGTGTAGTTAAGGAACTAATTGTAAACATTGTTCCATCTTTAAGGAATAAACCAATGTTTCCAATCGGGAAATCACCAATGCTTTCATCAAGGGTAATTTTGAAAGCAAAAGTTTTTTCATCCAAAATCTGATATTGAATATATGTTGAATCCCCTTGCCAAACAAATCCGGAAACATCTGTTGCGGATGCACTTGGTGCTATAAGATCCGAACCAATTCGAACTTGAGTAACCTCAATTTTTGGGCCATTGATTCCAGCATCTAAAAGGGCTGAAATTCCAGCATCCGTAATATTTGATTTCATTCTTCAAATCTCCTTTTCGACTAAGCCCAACGAACTTCAACAACGGTTCCGGCTTCGACAACTTCAGTATTCGTAATTGTAACCGTAACCCTATCATTATCCAAAGTAATGTTTTTAACCGGAACAAGCAATTTTCCATCAATATAAATAAACAGGTTGTTGACTGAACGACATTCCGAAGGCAAAACGAATGTAAATTCGCTTGCATCCTCCTGAAGAACAAAGGACATATTATTCCATTCAGGGGAAATACCCATTCCACCTTGATCAAAATACTTAATAGCCTCAATCAATAACCGACCAGTAAAGACCTCAGGAAATACAATGGTTACATTTCCATCAAGATCTGTTTTGAAGGTAACCTTGCTGGTAACATCTGTGAAAGTATTTCCATTTAATCTCTGGACGTAGGTTAAAAATGGTTTAACTCCAAGATTGTGAACATCTGCCGGAATTGAAATCTGACCATCAACAATATCTTCAGAATCAAAATCCTTATCGTAAAAAACCGATTTTGGTTCAGCATCAACCCCATAAACATATGACCAACCTTCAACGGTTCGTAAGGCAAGACAAGGTAAATTTCTTGCAGTATTATTCAAAACAACATAACAGGAATAATTGCTTGAATTTGTTGGAGGCAAAACATTTTCTGAAGGAACAACCGGTAGACTTGCTTCATCTGCAACAAGATAGGTAGTATTTAAGTTGGTTGAAGCACCACTGAATTGCATTGGAATTTGATAAACTTTACGATTACCAGCAATTCCTGTTGATGAACCGGTTTTGTATTTTTGTTCCTGAGCAATGAAAGCGGTTAGGGAAAACATTGTACCATCTTCCAAAAAAAGTCCAATGTTTCCTACAGCAAAATCTCCAACACTTTCATCAAGGGTAATTTCATAACAAAAACTATCATCACTTAAAACCTGATATTGAATATATGTTGAATCACCTTCCCAAACAAGGTCTGCAACGTCCGTCATTGTTGAATCAGGCATAATGATTTTTGAGCCAATCTTTACCTTGGTAACCTGAATTTGAGGTCCAATGGTTCCCGCCAAAATGATTTTCTTAAAGCCTTCCGTCGTAATTACTGTTTTCATTGTTTAAGCCTCGTTTAAATAAACAGGAAAATATGAAAATGAAAGAATATGACCATCTATGCAATCATTTCCATAATTTGATCCAATGCAAAAGGTTTTTGGAATTGGACATTCCTCTAAAATAAAGTTTTGATAAGTCCAATTCAAATTGATTTGATCCTTTTTAATTCCAAGAACAAATTGATTATCATAAGGAACCGTAAGTGTATTGATTTGTCTACCATCTTTCCAAACAACCAGATTGATATTGCTACCTTGTCTTGTTGCCTTTAAATATGTAAATTGATTAACCTGAGCAATTAGTAAGCAACAATTTTGTTCAATATCATTTTGAAAATTCATAACAATTGTGCATTCATTGAACGGGTTTGGGAAATTCATCAATTGAAGAACTTCCGCATCCCTTGTTGCGGTTGTCATTTTACTGGTTGGGATAAAGGAAGTTGCCTTACTAGATGCTTCCAACTGGAACCAAGGTTGAAAATTGGGGATTTTAACCGGAAGAAACATAACCCGTTCAATATGATCAAGTACAAAGGTATAAGGTTCATCATCAACTTCAACATAATCTGATCCGGTTGCCGGATTATAAACATGATATTTTCCAACCCCTGAAAATGTATAAACACCTGGCATTAAGGTAAGAGTTCTTCTTTGAGGGTTTGTGGAATCCAAAAACATATTTGAACTTCTTCGTTCAATAAACAAACCAACCGGATTCGTTGTTCCTTTTTCAAAGTCAAACCTTGGAACATTATTATCTACAATTGAAAAATGGTCGCTGTTATAATAGGTAGTTACAGCATCGGAATCTCTAACAAACGAAAAATTGCTCATCAAGGATTTTGAATTCGCATCTGTTACAAACCTTGGTAAATTTTCAGTGGTCATAACATTACCATTTTTGTAACCAAAATCATTATAAGTTCCAGCGCTACGTCCAATCATACGACCACGGCGGCAGGTTAAAATTACCGGTGCAACATATTGATAAATACAAGGTAAAACATGATGAGCATTTGTATAATCATTAGGAGCAAGCTTTAAATACAAATCCATTGTATTTGAGGTTATCAAACCAACCACTGAGGTTAAAACTAAGTGAGCCGGAGCAGTAGCATAGAAAAGTTCATAAACATCTTGAACGTCAATGTTGAACATTTCAGCATCATATTCCAATTCAACATGACTGGTAGGATACCATTCTTTTGTCCCGGTTCCATCAATTTTTGAATTATTTTTCACAATAGAACGAGTTGAACGTTCAAATTCCCCATATTCCTTACCATTACCATTTGCCCAAAGGTTATACATTTTGAAATGAGCACCTTTGATCCAACCAATGAAGGAAATGAAATTTTTTGTTCCTTTATATTTCCGGTTGAACATATTCAAAAACTGGACCAAGGTTTGATATTCACGGTCGGTAAACAAATCGGATTTATAATTGAATCCTAAAAATACCGATTGTTGAATATTGATATCCCTTGATTGAACCTCAGGATCACGAATTTGCCGTAAGGCATAAATGCCAGCATAAATGTTTTCTGCAAAAACTTGAGAAGCGCAAGCAAACAAATCATTCCAAGTTGTAGATTGGCGAAGACGGTTGACAAGAACCTTCGTCAAATCCTGATAATATGGTTGTTTGCTATAATCTTCCACCATTTAATCAACCTTCTTCGGTTTGAATGGGATTACGCCAGTATTGAGAATCCCGTTCACTATATTTACAACTTACATTCAAAGATTTCAAGTTGATATACTGGTTTTTATTGATAACATAATCAACAGTTGGTGCAATTCTTTCTATATAATCAATGGTCGTTGGTAAAACCGAAAATGCAATATCTTCCAAGTCGGATTTATAAAAGGAACGACCTAAGCAACCGGTTTGTAGCTTCAAATAATTGCGAATTGCAGCTTCAACCTGCTCCTTACAAGAGGTTAAGGAAGCGCCTTTCTTTAGATAAAAGGTAACATTTATATCAATATCAACAGGTTCAGCATCATAACGAACATACTGGAAACCAGGAACTGAATGATTTTGCATATATGAAACAAGGTCTTTCCAATTTTGTGTTGTAAAACCTTCTTTGGTAAGAATCAATAAACCAAAAACATTCATCCAATCCTTATCCAATGGAGCAATTTCTGCTTGACAATAAACGTGACCATCAATAATACCGGGATATCTGCAAAGAAGTGCATGCATATCTTCACGGGAAATTCCACGATTATTAGCAGCTGCGCTTTGTGAACCAAGCTTTTGATAATAGGAAATATCTCGAGCGTCATCTCCACCATTCGGATTTGTTATGGTTTCACCAATCACGTCCGTAAATTCGGAGCAGGAAACTTGTTGGTTAACGGATGCATTATTTCCAGCTGAGCCGGTGGTTACCGCATAAATAAACAAAATGGAGTCACCAGACGAAGGAACAGCACCATAAACACCATCACCGAACAAAACTTTCACATTACCTTGAGCGGTGCTATTTTCATAAAAAATTGTTGAATAGGATTCATATGTAAAAATGGCTTCGGTTGTTTTAGTATATTCGGTATTACCAACATAACACAAAATATCCTCATCGGAAATTTCAAAAGGATTATCGCTTTCAATTAAGTATTCCTGCAAATCGGAACCATCACTGATAAAGGAAATGTTCTTGATTGTTCCTTGATGAAGCGTAACCGTTTGCTGCATATTTTGGTTATCAAAAACAATCGGTTCTCGGTTGAAATAATCAACCCCTTCAACAGAAAATTGCGTAAATTTTGGAATTTCCAGATAAGGTTGATTATAATTTGTATTTTGAATTGAAACCTGACAATGGGCAGGAGTTGCTCTACTGATATGGTTTCCAAGGAAAATGTTGTTGGTATAAATACTATCTTCCAAAACTGCATTTTCCAAGGTGGTTTCATTAACAGCAGCCCAAATTGAATATTGATCCAAAGCACCAACTGCGGAAATTGCTTCAATTAAAAGGGTTCCTGTTTTACTGTTGCCGGTTGAAGCCCAACTTTCCTTGTTGGAAAGGTAGGCTGTCAATTGATTGTTGATTTGTTCATAATCCGGCTGGATAGTAGATAGTTTGAATGTCGACATTTCAATTTTCCTACAGTTTTGTTGTATGAAAATTAAAATTACGCCTAGTCGAGGTCCTTAATCGTGTAATAGCTAATGAACGCTATCACTTCACCAAAGGTATAATTCAAAAGCTTCAACTGGATTGTATAATTTTCGTCCATATCCGACATATCTTTTCCAATGAAAAGTTTAACCGGTTCGGTTGTAATAAATGGAACAGTTGAACCATCAATGAATAAATTTCCTAATGAATCGGAAACCTGAAGGGTACATTCCTCATTACAATTATTACCTTCCGTGCACCAAAAGACAACGGAATCAACATAAGATTTTCCAATTTTAAAATCGGTAAATTGTTCTTGTGTTAAAAGGACTTTACTTTCAGATTTCGTAAAGGCGGTATCTTTTGATTGAGACTGTTGAATAGCAACATCAACATACTTCTTAGTGGTTAAATCATTATCAGCGGTAATTCTTCCAGCATAAGTTTCTGGATCAATGAATTGACTTACCGTCAATTTACCAGAGGTTGGATTAAAGGTTAAAGATCCATCTGAGGTAATTAAAGCATTTGACGTGAAAAATAATGGTGCGTTTGAATAAATACCTTTAGACGATAACAGGTTAATTGCATCACGATTTGACACAATTTCAACTTTGGATTCACCCGTTATAATTATTTCGCCATTTTGATTCAAATCAATTGTCGTAAGAAAATTTCCAGGGTTTCCATTGGCACCGATTGAAAAATTCGTCCTTGTTTGGAATGACCCTGAACCATTTGATTCAAGAGCGAAAAGTGTTGATGAAGCAGGGCTTAAAGTCAATGCATCAACTGAACGAATAACCTTCAAAGGATTTTGCGTTGCACCATCTTCCTTATTAACGTAAACCGCCAATGAACCATCAGGATTATACAATGAGGTTACGTATTGCCAACCTGCATCTGTTGAACCTGAAATTGTTGTCAAAACCTGACCAGCTTCACCTTTTGGTAAAGTGACCGGAGTATCGCTTCCATCACCAACTAAAACAGCGCCATTTTCAAAATCTGGAAAATGGAAAGGTTCACCTTCTTCAATAGCAACAATACGACCTTTAATATCTACAACAATATGCGGATAGTCATAGGTTCCAGGTGTTACATTTTGGTCCGGTAAAACGGTATCCAAAGATGAAAATTCAACCCCACTTTCATCTTGATTAACAACCAACAAACTATTCGCATTACCGGAATAGGTGTTTGGAACATCAGCAAGCTGGGTAAAATATTCAATATTGAGGTCTTTCAAGGAATAATTCAAAAAGGTCAAACCGGTTCCATCTTGTTTAACCGCAACAATTGAACCGGAATGACCATCATATTTTACCGGAGTATCATTTAAGGATAAAAATGTTGAATATGTTTTGGAAAATTCCAAACCATTACCATCTTTATTGACGGTAACTGTTTTGCCGGCTGCTTCCTCATAGGTATTTGGAGTATCAGCAAGTTGGGTAAAAAGTAAATCCGAAATTTCCGCGTCATAAACTACCGTCTTTGCAACGGTATATTGACCGCCTTGCAAAAGGATAATTTTTGTGCCTTCATTTTTGACTTCGGTAACATCGGTTGACATTTTTATCCCCTTTCAGGTTATTCCTTGATTGATTTTTCTAATCGAGACAAAACCTTGGAAAATTTTAAGCGTGCATCAATTAAGCCACGAATCTGATCAGCTGATTCAAACATTTCATCAAACATTGGTTTCATTGAAGGTGGAATATTTTCACCTAATTCTTGGTTTGTAAGGATTACAAAACCTGTAATTAAATCCCGCAAAACCTTAAACATTGCATCAACAACATTATCCAGAAGGTCATCGTGCATAAACTTTTGACCTTCTTTATTAGCAACCATTTCGGTTAAATCGTTGACAATATTTAATTCGGTTGTTTCATTACGCATTGCCAAACATTCAGCAACCTTATCCAAATATTCCGGCTTGAAGAAAGTATCATAAATGCGATCAAATAATTCATGATCACCTTCAAAAGTCTTACCAAAACATTGCCAATGATACCGCTTGGCGGTTGTCCCAACTGCAATAAATTTTGTAACACATTCAAAAACTTTTAAAGTGGTATTGCTATCAAAGTCTTCCATCTTAAAACTCCTTCAAATTCTTAAGAAAAATTAAAAGCCTGAAAGGCGGATTTTTCCATCAAAAGGAACATCAGCTTCAATGATTATACCGGATTCCGGATCAAAAGAATAATCGCATAAAACATCGCTATATGTGTTATCTTCCAGTTTCAAGCGAACATAATCAACTCTTAAATCATCACCAAGATCATAAGCATCTTTGGAAATGAAAAGTTTATTATGTTCATCAAAGTCACTTGCTTCAAAGGTTAAAACATAAAATTTTGTATCCGGACGTGCTGTAACAGGAACCAGATTTTCATTTTCAATTCCACCTTGGAAAATATACTTACGCTGTTCTTCGGTAATATAAACTTCCAAACCAACATAACGCTGAACCTTATATAAGGAAGCAAAAGCATCTTCCTTGGTTGGAAAAACTGTTCTTTGATCAAGAGGTCCTTGCTGTCTTAAATTGAAACCATCTACAAGAATAATAGCCATCTTTTTCTTCCTTTTTAATATTCAAAAATGAAATTGTAATTGGTAACCGTTGTAATCGTCTTGAATGTATAAACATTATAGGAACAAATTACACCACCAACCTCAATTTCCATTTGCTTGACATTGAAGCTGTTTGTAATAATGAAACCGTTTTCATCCTTGATATCTTTCAAATTCTGGAAATTATCAGGAACTGCAACGCAAGGGTAAGATTCATCCGCTTCAACTTCCAAATCCAATGTCCCTACATTATGAGCTTCCTTGGTTAAAGAAAGGATTTCCTCGCTGGAAGGCTCTGGATTTTGAACGGAACCATACATAACAGGTGCCGTATAGTTGAAGGATTTTTCCTTTGTTACAACTTCCTTACCGTCATTAACCGCAAGAACAAAAACTGAAGTGCTGGAAATTGGATTTTGATAATTATATCCAATTGAGCTGGAATGTGGATTATCAATATGGTCAATCACATTATCATTCAAAAGGAATTCCAAGGATTGAATTTTGTTTGAACGTGGTGTAATTTTAGCAAGCAAGCTAACACCATCAATTTCCTGACCATAATACAAAAGTGTTGGTTCAGGATTTGTTTCAAATTCAACGACTGGTGGAACATAAGCATAAAGGAGCTTCGTCCACATTGAATCCATTGTTTCGTGGTCGAAAGTGGTTCCTGGCTCAATATCACCAACCTTTTCAGTCATTGGTTGATCATTTGTATACAAATCTTGAGCTTCGCGCCAAACCAGATTTTGACCATCATTGGATAAGAATAATCCTTCTGTCGAAGCACTTGGTTGAGGAATTGGGGTTTTACCACCGCCACCGGATTGACCTTGCAAATCTGAAAAGTCAACAAATAAAATGGTATTACCTGATACATAAGTTGAATTGGTTTTTGTTCCATACATATTTGAAACAACGATATCAACAAGTCCAGGTTCTTCCATTTTTAAATCTGTAACGCCGGAAGTTCCATTTATTGAAATTGTTGCATTTTCCGCATTTGTTCTTAATCTGAAATAAAACATTCAGCAACTCCTTTAACTATTCAAGTTTTGCAAGACTTGTTGGATATAATCCTTAACCTGCCTAACGGTTGGGCAACGAACCGTGGATGTTCCTTGGTCCCAAACCGCATCTGAAGCAATTATACTGCTTGCAACCAAAACGGAATTTGAAAACCATCTAAGGTTAACAGATATGCCTGCTGGTATGGTATCAATAAAAGTTACAACCGTTCCATCTTCATTGAGGGTATATTGATTTGTATCCATTATTGTATTACCAACTGCAACAAACAGGTTTTCTGCTGAAATACAAGGACCTTCGGTTAAGGTAATGCTTGAAAATCCGGAAACATTATCTTGAGCACTGATGAATTTGCTATAAAGCATAACCTTGCTTGAGCTTGATGAGCTATCAGCATTGATATAATCACTCTGCTTCAGAAGGTCAACCGGATAATCAGGATAAAAATTTGCTGCTCCGGATTCAACAATCAATTTACCAATTTTAATCCATTGAGCTGGAACCCAAACATTGGAAGAATACTTAAAGGTTGAATTCAAACTTGGATTGCGATAGAAAAGCATCAAACCATCAGCCGGTGGCTCAATATCATCAACAGCAACAAAATCCACATTTACAGCTTGTAAGGAAGGGTTGGAATCGTCATATATAATATAATAGGTTCCATCTTCACTTAAAACATTGGAAACATCAAGCTGCAAATCACTTACATAACGAATTGTTGATTTCATAGTGGATAAACGATTTGCACTATCAAAATCGCGACCATCACTTAATTTCAAACAATAAGGATCCTGACCAATTGAAATAATATTATTCTGGAAAGATGCTACAGTTTTAAAACCAAGGATACAATTGCTTACATAACGACTTTCTTCAAGACCAAAGTCACCATTTAAAATACCGGTTTCAAATTGTGCGCTAATTGTTGAATCTTTGATGATATATGTTTCCAAAGAATTTACACCGGTGAAAGTCAAAAGATTTGTTTCTGCATTATAAGAAACGGTTGCACCTTCCGGTAATTGAAGTGTAAGGTTTGAAACCAAAGCTTCCCAACTTTTCATTGGATTCAAATAAGGGTCATCGGAACCTAAAATAACATATTCAATGGTTAAATCACCATCATCAGTAGTTAAATGAAATTTTGAAATTTGATAACTTTTGATTGAACTAACGTCAATAGATAAATCAGTGCTAAACAACTCCCAAGCATAACCTAAACCTAAGGTTTTGTAACCTGATAAAGGTTCAAAAGAAACATTTTTTGAACCAAATCCAAAGGAAGGAATTTGCAAGGAATCAAAAACTGCAACCGGTGCGCTTAAAGAAGTTTCAGCGTGAATTTCCGGTGCCTGCATTGAAGTTAAGGCTCTTATTTCATTGGAGGTTAGAGCTTCTTCAAAAGTAGCATTTTTTCCTGATAAGGATTGAACATTTATCGAAGAAAATTGTCCAAGATTTCCGGTTATTGATCCAGAAACTGTTATTGATGTTCCGGTTATTGATCCAGAAACTGTTATTGATGTTCCGGTTAAATTTGTAATTTCGCCATTTGCGGCAGTCAAAGCTTCCTGAACGGTTATATTTGCAGCCTGCAAGTCAGCAAGACGTAAGTCGTCCGAGCCATTAACCACTTTAATCAACGTTGGAGTAGTTGATTGGAACTTAGCACCACGTCCCAACTGGACGGAATAGCCAACAGAGCTGATATTTGTTTTCATGGTTCTAACATTCCTTTAAAAGAATTCTTCTCAAAAAATTAAAAAAGGCGGTTTGAGAAAACCGCCTTCATTATTTTACAAACAAAGCTTTTATTTTTCCTCGGAGGCTTTAAGGGCTTCAAGCTGTTCATTAACCTGATTGACTTCTTCAGCCAGCTCATTCATTCTTGCAATTTCTTCAGCATATTCTTCTTTTGTTGCACGGCCGGTTGCAATTTTGATACCAATGTAATCCAACTGGGATAATTCATATTTCAATTGACTCAGCTTCATATTCAACTTATCTTCCTCAGTAGGTTCATAAGGTGCTGGTTCCTCTTCTTTTTCAATCTCTTCATAAGACCAGGTTTTAGCTTCCTTATCAAACTTAACTCTAAAGCCTTCTTTTTCTTCAAGAGGTTCAACGTCTGTAGCATCAGCAGGCATTAACCAAACATCGTGACCTGCCAACTTGGATTCCAGAGGATCACGTTGGCGATCAACTGTTCCGGTATAATAACCTTTATCATCATAATGAAAAGCTTTCATTTTTACACCTTTCTTGATTTGCGAAAATTTTCTTCAAAATTAAAATCTTTGCGCTTTGTATACTCCCTCGGAAGAGGTATGTTGTGATTACGAAGGAAACCACGGATTGTTTTAACATTCAAATTCAAAGTTCTGCAAATTTTACTCAAACTATAACCTTGATTAACCAACTCGAGAATTTCTTTTGAATAGCGTTCAGCTTTGTAAAACTTTCCAGGGCAACATCCAACCTTACGACCAAGATGAACCCCTTCCTTTTTCTTCCTTTGTAAGGCTTCCTTGGTTCTTGCTGAAATCATTGAACGCTCAATCTCGGCTGACATACCGAAACAAAAAGCTAGCATTTTACTCTGCAAGGTATCCTCAAGCTTCCAATCTTCCTTAACGGAATATACCTGAATACCACGGCGACTAAGTGATTCAAGAATTCCAAAAAGCATAAAAAGTTTACGACCAAGCCTTGAAATTTCACTTATGAGGATAATATCACCGGTTTTTACCCTTGAAATTAACTCCCCAAGTTTCCGCCTTTCAGGATCGGTGGCACCAGAAACATGCTCCGCTATATACTCATCAATTTGAAGACCAAGCTTTTCCGCTTTATAATCAACACCTTCTTTTTGGTTGTTTTCATCCTGCTTGTCGGTTGAAACACGTAAATAGGCATAAACAGTCATTTAAGACCTCCTCTATAACTTTGGTTAATTTTGAAGTGTCCTAAAATTGATTTTATATCTAATGAAATTTTATGATAAAAAGGAATAATGAAATAAGGAATAATGAAATACGGAGAATAACTTTAAACGTAAATAAGCTTTTAAGAGGCAATTTTAGGATAATTGGCTTTAACAAGATTGAAACCTGTTAAGAAAACATAAAAATTTGTGGAGATTTTTGATGAAAACAATTCAAGAAGTTTTTGACCAGGTAAAATCTGAGTGGAAATTTGCAGCATATCAAAAGCATCACACTTTTTCAAAACAGGATAACAAGTGGATTGAAAGTTATCGTTGGTGGTTGTTCAAAGGAAAACCTCAGCTTATCGAAGAAGTTGCCGGATTTACAGAATGGTTTTCAATCCAAGGTGGTATTGATATTTCGGTATTATTTAATATCGAGCCTTTTAACGGCGATTGGAAAAATAGTTTGGTTGAAAGAGAATAAATGCTTAAAAATATTCAAGTGGAAATTCTCTTGACGAGATTGCAAAACATTTGTGAAACACCTATTATCAAACAACTTCAAAGATATTTAGGTAAAGTATATTTGTATGGAAGTAGTATCACCGATACCTATTATGATTTGAAATTTCATGATCTTGATTTGATTGTCAATGTTGAAGATACTACTCAGTTAGAGAATTTGTTGAACACTTTGAACATTATTTATACCAGAAATAAATACGGTGGTTATCGATTTAAACATAATGGAATTGATTATGATGTGTGGAATCTTAAAGATACAGCAAGTATGACTTTATTTAATGTTGAGCCGACATCGGATAATTTATTAACCTGTTGTATGTTTAGCACACAGTCTGTTTATTATGACACGAATTTGAGATTACTATATTTTAATAACATTTGGGCTCAAACCATCAGTACAAAAGTGATTGATCTTGTGTCGCAGAACACACTGTTCCCTGAAAAGTTAAAAAAGTTTGCTACAAAATACTCACATAGATATAAAATGAGTTGGTCAAGACGTTTATATCAAGCAATAAAATCAAACAAGAATTAGTCTTTGTTCAAGAGAAGAAATAATATTGGAATTGATGAGGAAATTATGAAACTTACTGATATACAAAAACAACTTTTGTCTAAGATTTACGATACAATGACAAAAGAAGAATTGAATGAAATTGGAGATTTTACTTCTATCAGTAAACAAGACAACAATTTTGTCTTTCTTCATATTGCAATAAGAAACTTTGAACCTGCAGGTTTCATCATTTTGGAACAAGATTTTTCAGAACCACGTTCTAAATCTGTTGGAACCACTATAGGCGTGATTAAAAGTTTTAGAGGTACTGATGTGTCAATAGAACTTATCAATTCCGCAAATAGATTTTTTGCTAACAGTGATTTTGAACAATGGTGCTATACGGTAAATAAAAGTAATGTTGCTTCTCAAAAGTTTGCTAAAAAGCACGGTTTTACTTTTGCGTGGGGCCATTTTTCTGATAAGGATTATGCAGTTTATTTAAAAACTAATCCTACTTTATTTTGGAAGTAAAAAGAGCCCTTAACTACAAAGGTGATAATAATGAAAGTTAAAGAGTTAATCAAAGAATTACAGAAGTGCGACCCTGAAGCTGTGTTGTCGTTACCTGTAATCAGTGTGGAACAATCTTTTAACGGATATGATGGGTATGCTAATTCATTAAAACCGCATAAAAAATATGAAGATAAATCTATCTTCGAAATTCCTGAAGAAGATTTTAATGACTATTTACGAACAGCTTCATACGTAACTGATTATAGTTCAGATAAACAAGTCTATATAGAAACATTATCACCAAAGGAATTTGTCATAGATTATGATCCGAAACTTAAACGTACTAAACTTCATAGCAGTTACATTAAGAAACGTGCTCTGATTTCTGCTATAGAAAATTATGCCGATGGCTTTGGTTCAAATATTCCTAATTCTAAACTTGTAGAACATCTTAAACCTTATACTGAACAAGACCCTTTCCTCAAAGAACATTTCAACAAAATAATTGAAAGAATCAAGCAGAAAAGAAAATATATGGCTAATTTGATTGACGATGAATAAATAATGGCAGATAGAACATATGCGGTTGTTAAACGTGATTCATACAAGAATAAATTTATCACAAAAGAAAAAGCCACCTTATTTAAAAGGTGGCTTCATATTTAGGTAGGAAAATCTTTACACATATTTTTCGAGGTATTTTTGAATTTTCTTCAGAGATTCAAGATGCCAACCAGCACGTTTTTCAGCTGCACCTTTTAAATCCTTCACACCAAGTTTTCTGAAAAATTCTTCCGGACTTTCATACATAAAAAAAGGTGAATTCAGATAATGCTCTGTAACTTTTTTCATCAAATCAACCTGAACTTTTTTATCAAGCAATTTGTTGAAAAACGGTGCAACACATAAAAGACATTTTGAAAAATTATCTTTAAAAGCTTTTGATCGAACACATTCCCCAAAGATTGAATGTTTCAACCAATCATCTGCATACAGACTGTTATCTTTTTCAACAGATTGTTTCAGATAATCAATAGCCATATCAACAACTTTTTTGGTTCTGGTATCCAAAGAGTTATAAAGCTCCAAACGTTCTTTTTCAGAAACCTCAGGAAGACCACCGGATGCTGGTGTTTTAACTTTTGGTAAGTCTTCAGATAACAGCTTCTCAATGACTTTCTTTGGATCGCAAGGTTTATTCATATCTTCATAAGTATACCACTTTCCGTCATAAGATTCCATAAAGAATTCCACGGATTTACCGGAATCGGTTGTGTAACGAACAACGGGAACATCGGCATGGTCAACTTCGTTTGAGCTTACTTCAATTACGCCATTGTTGACCAACTTCATAAGCTTCTTGACAAAGGCGTTAGCTTCAGCAGGGTAGTCGCTATCTTTTACCTGCTTGACTTGAACTGCTGAAACAATTTTCAACCTTGATAAAACATTAACTTTCATTGATTGTAAACTCCAAAAACATATAAGAAAATTAAGCTAATAACTTTAAAAGCTTTGTTTGAAAATTAAGAGTTGCTGCTTTTCATTTTATATAGGATTTTTGTTTGCTCACAAAAATCGTATTGTTTCTTTTCACACAATTCTTGAACAACAGATTGTTTGGCTTTGTTTGAAGAAAAGGCTGGACCTTCAATCATTCCAACAACACACCTGCAAGAAAGATACCAATGAGTGTAACAATAGCCAGGAAATTGCTAGACTTTTCTAAGGCAATCTTTTTAGCCTCCAATTTTGTTACTTCATTTAAAAAAGTTTTCATTCTTCATCCCCTAAAATTCAAACACCGGTAAATGTTCACCTTTCCTTTGTTAAAAGTCCCAACCAATCTTCGGATTTGCGTAGTAATCCCGTTCATAAAAGGCGCATACACTGCCGTCGTTGTAAATTCCAACTTCGTATTCAACGGCATTGTCAACAAAATCTTCTTTGCTTTCCGGTTTGTAAGAGCATTTAACCAAAAAATTTGCAACACGAATACCTGAAGTTCCATCCGGAATGATTTCGAATTTTTCGACTTTCAAACCTTTGTATTTTCTTTCCAGATAATTACCGCTTTTCTTGATAGCTTTCAAAAACAGGTTTTTCATTTTGGTATCTCCTTTTTCCTTTTTTCATTTTATACTTTAGTATAATATGGATTATCTGGAAAATCAAGAGAAATTTTTATATTTTTGAAAATTTTTAGTCATCTTTTTTCCACAAAATTTCATCAAGAATTCCCTGATATCCCCACAATCTTCCAGATACATAAGGAAGTTTTAAATAAATTGCTGCAAACATTCTGTGGTTTCCATCTTTGATAATCAGGTCATCACCATTGAATTCAAAATCAATTTCACGAATTTCATCCGGATGGTGAATGAAATAAGCAATTCTTGATTTATCGTATTCTTCTTTTCGTAGAGATTCTTCAAGAAAACCATCATCTTTCACAAGATTCCAATCGGTTAAAAATAAATCTTTTGTTGAAAAGTTTGATATTGTTTCAGGTTCTACATATCTCAAATTTTGTGTAATTTTTTGAACATCAAAAAGCTGAAGATTATCCTCAAGGTAATCATTTTTGATTTTAATTGCTTTTTGAGGAACATTTTGTTTGTAATCCTGAATTAAACGAAAAACATTTCTTACCTGTTCAGCTGGATCTTGGTCTACCACTGAACATATATTTTCAATACAATCAATCAAAAACTCTTGTTCTAAAGACATCAGCAAACCTCTTGATTATCAACTTTTTGAGCCAGCTCGGACAAACTTTGGTAAAGTTTGGAATCTTTGTCAATGCTTGTTTGAGCAAGGTAATTTTTACAGGAAGGTTTCTTGTTTTTCTTCCAATCTCTGATTAACTTTTCCTTGTATGAATCATTGAAGCCGGTCCATAAAGTTCCATCTTCATCGTCTTGAATTTCGTAGCTCATTTTCCAATCCTTTGTTTAAGGTTCATAAAAGAAATTTCTTTCATCAATTAACTCGTAATATTCTTCTTTTGCTTCATCATAGTTTGTAAACAACACACCACAGTTATAAGTATTCATATAATTTTTTGCATCTTCTACCGTTAAAAAAGCAGAAATACAATTTTCAGTAACAACCCATGCTCTATCATATTGTGTCATTGTTATTCTCCTTTTTTATTTTATACTTTATTATAACAAGTTTTCCCTAGAAAATCAAGAGAAAAATTCAACAAAACAAAAGAAAATCCGGTCTATTTCTAAACCGGATTGTTTCTTTTCAAAAGTTTTAAATTGTTAGCACCAACGAATTTCAAACAATGTACCTGCTTCAACCTGTTCAGTATTTGTAATGTTAACGGTTACCCCATCCTCTGCAAGACTGATATTTTCTGTTGGAACAAGCAACTTTCCATAAATATAAACAAACAGGTTACTTAATGATTTGCATGGTGAGGTTAATGTGAAAGAAAAGCTTGTTGCTGCGGATTGTAATGTATATGTTGCACTATGCCATTCTGGAGAGCTTGAAAGCAAAAGCGTGAATTTTGTCGGATCAAAGGTTGACGTAGTTGTATGCGCTGTAGTAGTAATCCACAATTGATTATCATAAAGAACTAAATCATTTACCAGCAAGGAAATATCGGAAGAATAAATATAGGTGGTTAAACCTTTCTGTTGAATTGTATTTCCGGTTATTTGAATACCATTTCCGGCTGTTAATATATTTTGTTTAGCGTCAACCGCTTGTTTGATTGCTTTTTGTGATGGAACAAAATATTCATTATCATCTGATAAGCTATTTGCTAATCCTAAAAATTTCTGTGGCATTTTCTCACTTCCTTGTAATTGGAAATTCCTTGAAGAAAATTAAGTTGTGTTTGTTTAGTTCCGAAAGTTTTTAATTTTTAACAAAGTTCTTGAAACCGGAAGATTAAAAAATGGCCGAATATTCAGTAAAACAGAAAATCATTGAAAACCTGGTTAGTGATTTAGCAAGCAAGGCGGTTGATTCAGCGGTTGTTCATAATACCGGAAATGAAACAATTGATGGTGTTAAAACATTTTCATCTTCACCAATCCTTCCGGCCCTTGAAACAACAGATAATTCTGACAAGGCTGCAAGCACGAGTTTCGTTAATTCAGTAATCACTGAAAAGGTATTCACAAATAACCTTGCTCAAGGCACTTGGAACCTTGGAAATTCTTATACAGGGATTGGATTGGATTGCCCTAATAATAATGCTTGGACGGTTACTGCACCAAAATCAGGGGTTGGATTTCTTCTTATAAATATGGAATTAAATGAGGCTACCGAAGGCCAATATGAGTTGCAATTTACAGGCTCAAGTGGTTCAAGAAATCGTTTCATTGCAACCCATCCTGATGTTAATATGTTCTTGGTTGTTATTGATACCTTCGTTAAGGATCAAGAATATTCTGTTCGTTTCTCAGCAACGGAAGGATCAAGCTGTCAGTTTCCAAACGACCAAACTGTTTGTTGGTGTAAGCTTTTCGTTTTTGGTTAAAAATTTTTGAAGAAAAGAAAAACCCCAGTTATTTTTAACTGGGGTTTCAATTTTGTTTGGTTAAATTTCTTACATAACATTAACCGTTGGGAAAAACCGTTCATCATAAGGATGTAAGGTTGGTCCATAAACATACAAACATTGACCAGCTTCACCGGTTCCCATTTTGAAGTTTTCAGGAGTCAACTTAACACCACGTAATGTAACATTGGTCAGGTTGATTGTCATATCTTTAAACATTGAACGTTCCTCAAAACCTTCCTGAGTTTTTGGTTCACTATAATCCTGACAAAGAATGAAACCTTCATATTCATCACCGGTTTCACATTTATCAATAATGCAATTTACCATATTGATTGTGATGTTCTTGGCAAGACCTTCATTGGATAAAGCAAGAACCTGTTCATCAGAATCATAAAAATGGCAATTGATGATGTTTACAACAGCATCATCAGCAAACTTGGCAGCCCAAATATTGACGTGGTCAGCGAATTCTTTGAATTCACAATTTTCAATCGTCAAAACTTTGATTGGCTGATCAGATTTCTGACCGGTCATAATTGTATTGTATGTTCTTCCGGTGAATGTCATATTCCGGAATGTAATATACTGGGCATTTTTGATCATAACCACATTTGTGTTACTTGCGGTATCACAAGCCACGGTGGAATCTTTCAAAGCTGCTTCATTGGTAACATTCAACAAAATTGACTGCTGTGCATTTGCTGTAATTTCAGCATTTTTGATTTCAACTGATTTGGCGGTAACCGTCAAAGCCTTATCAAAATTTGATTGAACAATAACGTCCTTGGTAGGATCATTGATTGTTGTAGGTTCACCAGCGGTTGGTGTAACAACCTCAGGATTTGTTTTAGACAATTCCGAAACACGATCTTCCAAAAATCTTAATTCATTAGCCAAAGATTGAACGCTGCGTTCGGAAGCTTCCAAAGAACTTTCAAATTCAGCATCGGCATTTTGACGTGCTTCCGTTTCTTCATTCAAAGCTTCAACACTTGCTTTTGCTTCCAACTTCTGGTCGACCTCAGCATTAATATCACCTTCAATTTCATCCTTCAAGCCGGCTGTTGCTTCTGCAACTTTTTCATCAATCTTTTCATCAATATCAACATCACAATCACATTTCTTAACCAAAGAAATATCCAATGTTGATGTTACGAAAACCAGTGGAGTTCCTTTGAAGGTTTCAAAACCATCAGCAGAAATTTCAACCGCAACCGGACTTCCCTTAAGAACGGTAATACTGGATTGCTTGTTACCATTCAGTTTAATTGTCGCATTTGTCGTGTTGCGAACATTCACGTTTAAAGTTACATATTCAACCATTGTTGCACTTCCTTATTTATAACCACAATTTTTAAGAATAGCCTGAAGCTCTTTGCCTGTTTTGTCAACAAACTTTTCAACTTCCTTCCGGAGCTTTTCAAAATCCCCACCTTTGAAGGAATGTACATAACCCATATTGTAATCTGAATTTACCCTTACTTCATTCTCAGGAACATTATGAGAAATATGAACACCGGTTTGACCATCATCATTGACAAAATATAAATGATGGTGGTCGGTTCCTTTTCCTAACTCTTGGGAAAGACGAGCTTCAACCTTTGAGCTGGATTCAACCTTAACCGGGGTTGCTTTTTCAAGAACCGAAGCAAGATCCTTTTCCGTTAAGCCAGCTTGCTCAATCAAAAGTGGTAAGAAATAAACCAGCATATTCATATATTTGTTATAACCACCCCATTTATAAAGGAGCTTACATTGAGCGGCATTTTCAGCATAACGATTAGCCAAACCAAGCATTTTGAACTCAGGATCACCAATTTCATATTCCTGACCATTTTCACGTCCCAATTCTTTGTTGATAAGATTCAAGACGGCTGCAAAATGCTCCGGTTGCTGCATAGCAGAATAGGCGTTAATCCAACTATCATAACCGGCTGTTACGACATTGACATATTTGCTATCTTTAAAACCTGCTTGAACAGGAAGAGCATCACAAAATGCTTTTTTAATAACCAAAGCCTGATCTTCAACCGGGGCAACAGGATTTTCCGTAATCAAATTTCCCATTTTGCTCGCAATTGAGTCTTGAATCAACTTCTCGACCATATCACGAACACCGGTAGAATCCAAGAGCTTCATATATTCATCATAAGTTAAAATCAACTTCATTTTTAGAGGTCCTTATTGATAATAATGAACTTACCCCGATCCGACATCGGAAGTTTCAAACTTCGTAAAACCTTGAGAATGTTATAATCAGGAAGATTTGGTTTCATTCTCAAAATAATACAATCGTTTTTAATCAAGGAAGAATCCAGATAGGAACTAAGGATTTGTGAAAGAATATTTCCAACATCTTTCAAGAAAAGATCATCAGCAATGGTAACGCTTAAGCTACCATTTTCATTCAACTTTGACTTTTCAACAAGTTTGGAAATTACAGATAAATCATAACATTCCATAGTCAAATCTTCCTGTGATCATAACTCTTCTTCTAAAATTAAAAAGGTGGTTTGAAAAATAAACCACCTTTTCCTAACAAAATTTCAAGAAGATTAACCTTCAAGATATGAGCAGCTCCGGTCAATATAAAACTTACCTTGGGTTATTCTTGTTTTGACACCATTCGGGTCTTCCAAAACAATATCATATTTCCAGGTGCCGGTTGCATACCCTGTTTTCAAATATGAAGCATCAAGTTGGCAAAGAATTGAACCATCATAACCAAGGGTAATTCTGCCATCATAATCAGATCCTGTTCCTAACCGTGCCAAAACCACGTGACCATCTTTACGATCCCGAATTTCCATAAGGGCGGTATAGTTAGATAAATCAATTGATAAACCATTCTTTTTCTGCCAAAGAATTTTGAAATAAAGACTTTCATTAGACTTGGCATAAATGTTGATAACGGAACGGGCTCCGGTTGGAAACTCTTCCTGATCTTGAATTTGTGTTTGATTATCAATCAATAAATCTGACATTTATTTCACCTTTTTAGCAAAGTGATCTTTCAACTTCATCAAACGTTTTACAAGAAGGTCGTTACCTTCTTCCTGAGCTTTCTTGATTTTTTCATCAATTGAAGCTGGGTCAAACGCTTTGATTTTCAAACGTGATAGGACGTTAACTTTCATTAGATACGACCACCATCTGATTTAGAATAACCAGCTTTCTTTAAAACCGCTTCAGCTTTCTTACCAGCTTCTTCATAAATCTTGTTGATTTGATCAGCAATGTTTTTGAATTCTTTGCGATCATTTTCAAAAAGTTTCAAAAGTTTCTTTTTGGTTTCATCATCAAGATTTTCTTCATATTTCTTCATATATTCCGAATCAGCTTTTTTTGCATAATAAACTGCACCACTTGAATATGCATTAAAGGAAACCTGATTTACAGGAACTTTTTCTTTGTAATCATAATCTCCTGCGCGGCATTCACAACGCATTCCGCTTCCAATTGTAGGAAATTCAATTTCGCAATTGAAAAAAGCACCGTGGGAATATTCATCAACAATTTTTGCTTGGGTTGATAAACGTTTTAAGACATTAACTTTCATTTCATTAAACTCCAAAAAAATAATCCTACCTGAAAATTAAAAACTTTTTCTTTTCATTAAAATCCGTCCTAAACGCTCATCAATACGAGCTTGGTTAACCATCATTTCTTCCAAAGAAGGAGTCCAATCATTTCTTTGGATTTCCGGATACTTCTGAAGAGCCAACTTACCTTTTTCCAAATTTTTGGTAAAGGTTTCATTATTGAGTTTATAACCACGGTTAGTTAATTCCTGATTTATTTCCTTATATCGGTTCAAAAGGTAAGGAATTTTGTTGAAGAAAAACTTAACATGACCTTTACCAAGACAATAATGACTTGGAATATCGGAAGGAATTGATTTGGATTTCAAAACATATCCAAACACTCTGATTGATTCATGATACTCAGCCATAAGCTGTTTGTTTGAAATTCCCTTAACGGAAACAATATTGATTCTTGTCATTTTCTTACTCCTTTTTCTATTTTATACTTTTAGTATAATAAGTTTTCTCTTACTAATCAAGAGAAATCTTCACTTCTAACCAACTGAGCTGCTTCAGGATAATCAACCAAATAGTTTTTGCATAAATGATATTGTTGTTGAAAAACCCATTCCGAACGATTAACCGGCAGGATTTTCTCAACAACATCAGGAGTCATTTTAACGGTTTTACTCTTTTGACGTCATACTTTCTAACTAAAATCTTAAAATTCATTAAGACTTCATATTAAAAGGTTTTGTAAGATTTTTGTTCCATAAGGAACATTCATCTTAACTGGGTTTGACGCAACCACACTACCAACTGGTCGCCAAACGACATCATTGGTTACCTTTCTCATAATCCCTATTGCTCCATTAACATCAGCATTGATTATTTTTCCTGTTGAAGATTTAAACAAACCACGATGAACTCTTTTTCCAAGATATTTCTCATGATGTTTCATTTCTTCATTAGCAAAATGATCATATTTTGAGGTATAAGATTCTTCAGTTTCTTGATAAATTATTCCTACTTCCTCACATTTATAACGAAGCTGGTTTTGTAACATTGAAAATGGAATTCCAACAAAATGTTGATTATTTCTTGATCCAATGTTTACTTCTTGCTTCCAATTTTTGTTGTGACCAACAATTAAGTGACCAATGTTATTTTTAACACAATGGTTTACGATTAGTTTTGAAACTTTATGCATATAATCTTTCACTTTGTTATTTCTTCTTTTCGTAAAATTCCTGATACGATTGGAAGATTTATCACCAACGAAAGATTTTAATTCAGCAAGCTTCTTGTTATAAAATTGATTTAAGGATTTTAAAGGTTTACCGTTCACAATGAAGGATTTTCCATCCACATTGTTATACATAGTAGCTAAGTTATTGACTCCTAAATCAATTGACATTTTATTCTCATATTTTAGATCTTCATTTTTCATAACCTCCTTTTCGTAAACAATTTCACATTTAAAGCAAGTTGCTTCTGGAACAATTCTAATTTGCTGAATTTTTTCCAAAGATATAGTAGATTTAATCTTTAAAGAAATACCTTTTGGGAATTTTATATAACCATTTTCTGTCAGTTTTGTTCCTAACGTTTGGGAAGGAAAAACCAAAATACTGCAACCATTTTTGTCTTTATATTTTGGTAAATGTGGTCTTCCTTTAAACTTACTTGGATTCTTTTTATATTCCTTACATAAGGCGAAAAACGACTTCCAATTCTTTTCTAAAAGATTGATTATTTGCTGAGAACATTGCGCTGGTAAAGCCCTATAATCTGGCTGATTGTTTTTAGCAAACTCTGTTGAAATTTGATAATTGGTTTTCTTTTTACCGGCTACAAAAGATTGACGCATTTCATAATTTGCTGCATTGTAAAGATTTTTAGCAAGATGACACCAATGTTGTGCCTCTTTTAAATTTTTACCTTTCAGCATAATTATTTCAGTACGTTGTACTTTCATTGCTCTTCACCAATTTCCAAAATCTTTTTATCTTTATTTCGTTTTGAATAAAGTTTCATTGAATAACAATGAAGCATTGAGATAATTTCTTCAAAAATTTCTTCCGAATCTAATTTTGAATTTCCAACCTCGGACATAACTACGATTTCACAGCCAAATTTTTCAAACAAAGTTTTGAACAAACCAAAACCAACTCTAGATAACCGATCTTTATAAGCAATAATAACCCGTTCAATTTTATGTTCCAGAATTTCATCTAACATTTCAAAAAATTCTTTTCTTTTTTCAAAAGAAATTCCAGAAGCAATATCTTTGTAAATTGCATTAACCATATATCCATTCATAAAAGCAAATTGCTTTAAAGTATCGATTTGTGTTTCAAGATTTTTCTTTTGTGAAAGAGTAGATACTCTGGAGTAAATAACAGTTTTACGTTTCACATTCTTATTCAGTAAACTATATACAAATTCATCATCATAATTATAATGACCTGTTGGAAGTTTTGTAACTTTGATCTTTCCGGAATTAACCCAATTTGTTAAAGTAGGTCTACTTATTCTCAACAATCTTAAAACTTCTTTAGCTTTCATTTTTAAATTCCTGTTAATGAATTTATTATATTAAATTAAAATAAAATTAAGAATCTTTATGAAAGAAGTTAAGAATGAATTTTTGCATTTTCTTGATTCCTTCTTTTATTATACTTTATTATAACAAGAAAGTTTAGGAAAATCAAGAGAAAAATTCTTCTAAAATAAGGGATATAAATTAAGAACTATTTTTAGAAAAGTAAACTGAACAGAAAAAGAGCTAAACCTGCGCCAAAGGTAAAACCAAATCCTGCTACAAAAGATTTCATAAAAAATTCAGATAACATTGATTTCCACTTTCAACAAGGTTAGCTCTTTGATTTTATTCTTCAACAGGATAAGGATATCTTTCTTTGATTTCCTCAAACTCACTGAAAACCTCTTCGTTGATAATATATTCCAAAGAACCATCATTTTTGTTTCTGAAAACCTTACCTTCATCGGCAATATATTCGACAATTTTTTTAATTTCCTTAACGTTTCCGAAAACGGATAAATCTTTAGATTCTGGGGCAATAACCAAAACACCGGCATCTTTGCCGTTTTCGGTTAAACGCTTTCCATCTTCTGGATAAATGTAGAATGATGTAGATTTTTGCATTGTTTTTCTCCTGTTTTATGGAAGGTCGAAATAAACAGTTGCGTTAGTACAACCCATGTTCGAAGCAGTACATTCTGAGTTACCTGATAAAGAAGATTTAAAATGAACTTCTGTGATTCCTGTGCAACGATAGAAAACAAAATTTAATCCAGAATCACCAATTGAGGTTAAACTAGGAAATGATACACTTCCTGTTAATCCTGTGCAACCTCTGAAAGCCTCAAATAATCCAGAATCACCAATTGAAGTTAAACTAGGAAAAGATACACTTGTTAGTCCGGTGCAATTTCTGAAAGCATATTGTAATCCAGAATAACCTATTGTAGTAAGATTAGGAAAGGATACGCTTCCTGTTAATCCTGTGTAACCATTGAAAGCATAATAAAATACATAATTACCTATTGAAGTAATTGGCGAGAGGTCGGGTAATGTTTTTATTCCTGTAATTTTATCTAACGGGATATAAAATCTTGACATCTTTACCTCTTATAG